ATACCACTTTACCCATCATTTTACCTTTATCAGTTTCATACATGTAAAAGTAATACATTTGTTGTTCAATATATCCGCTACTTATAAATATCGATCCAGAAAACGATCCACTAATATTTGAATTATCTTTAAGTGCAATTATTTTTGATTCACTTAATATAATATATTCTTTTGGGGTTTTAGATAATTCATCTGCATGTTTTATTAGATATATAGATGGAACGATAAATATAGCAGAAATTATTAAACCAATAAGTAATGTTTTAACACTCTCAAGAAATCCATCGTCTATCCAAGTAAATATAAAGAATATTAATGTTGTTGCTATTGCTATCATTCCAAACAATAATAACCCACCTATTATTGCCATTTAGTTTACCTCCTATTATTTCTTCTGCTCATATAAAACGGACATTTCGTTTACTAATCAATCTTATCCACAGTAATTGGAATCCACATCTTAGGATTATAATTCAATGTGTATTTATATTTATCAACATTTTTACTTCTTAATTGTTCAACAACATAGGTTACATTGTCTGATAAACCAATAAAGTGTTTTTGATAACCACCATTCTCATCTTCTACTGTTACTTCAAGTTGATTATCTTCTCTATCAGCATTAATTGATATTCTTCCTGTCATCTGAAATAATACATCACCTGTGATACAATCAATTACCGTAAGTTGACGTACAACATTAAAATTATCAGCTTCTAATGATAAATTGTAAGATACTTTTTCTGCTTGGGTTTGACCACAACCAGTAAGTGTAACTGATAACAAAACTGTACATAATGCAGTTGCAAATATTTTTTTATTTTTCATTTTATATTACTCCTTCTTTTAATTTCTTATTTTACTTCCGCAACATAATTAATTTGCTCAATTTCTAAATTACCATCGTAATAATCAGTAGCATTATCTAATACCATTTCTTTTGCCTTTTGAATGGCAGTTACTTCATCAAATGCTTCAACCACTAAACTAGCACAATAACCAACTGCCATTTCGACTACAAACTTTTTCATTTAATTTAACTCCTTTCCTTTTTTTTATTTATGGCACTAATTCAATATGGTCAATCTTCGAATTGAAAAATCCTACAGTATTTACCTTTACTCTGTCTCCATCTTTAGGATTAAGTTTGACTATCTCTTCAATTCCTTTTTCTGTAAAGTCATAGTCTCTGAGCAACCAACTATAATTAGCATATTGATTAGCTATACCTTCTGTAAATACGACCTTAACTCCATCATATTTATTTACTCTAGTTACATTTGTACCCTTACCACCACAACCAGTTAAACCAATTGATAAAATAATTGGCAATATTATATAGGTAAATTTTCTCATATTAAAACCACCCACATCTTTCCACACCAATTCTTAATTTTGACGGATATTATCATAAAATAATCTCTCTAAATACAATTTTAAATTTATCTTCATCTAAAATAATCAATGGTTCATTTAAATAATTAATTTCCTTAATTTTGAAGTTATCGCCCTTAAAATATATCATATGATCAACTTCAATGCTTTTCCCTATGTCTAGAATATCAAAGTACAATCCTTCTTCATTCTTGGTTCTAATTAGAGTATTCATTTTTAATCAATTCCTTTCTAATCTCTAGAAAAATCATTTATTTGTCTAGAATAGTTATCGTTGGCAAAGGATTTATTATTTTATCTAATAATTCTTTCCTTATTGTTTTAGTAATTTTCTCTAAAATATCAGGGATATATTCTGCATCAGATTCAAAAGTTAATTTATACTCAAATTTACTCATACTCATATATCATTCACCTCCCTATATATTTTCTTCTTCTCTTTTTTGCTTTATATACGCTACCAATTATGTATCCTAATATATCCTGTTCTTTTGCTTTAGTTTTTCTCGCTACTTCTTTATCTGCTTCATTCTTAAGATATACAATGATCTTTTCAGCTATTAGCCACCTCAATATAATAAATACTATTCTTAGTATAAATTATATATTCTGAACCAATAATATCTATATTAGTCACTCTGGATGTAGTAATTGGCCCTTTACCAGTTAACATAACTATACTTCTACCAATTAATATATCTTCGCCAAACTTAACTGATAAATTGATAAAATTACTATGTTTATCATTTCCTAATGAATCAGTAACTTTAGTGATAACACCTTTGATTGTCAAAACTTTCCCATTGATAATATTGCCTTCATCATCTACATAAATTTTATATAAAGGATTACCATTAATACCGTACCAGCTACCATTAATATTTTCACGTTCTTTAGGGGTTAATGGTCTGCAATCTGATTTCTTAAATTTAACATCAATAAATCCATAACCTTCTTCAAAGTTTCCGATGTAATATGTATCATCTTCAGAATGGATTCTAATCTTATCATCAATATTGCGACCAATATTACCTAATTTATGTATCGCAGGACTATTTGTTTTAAGCATCATAATTTTGTTCATATTATTCAATTGTTTACTTCCTCCCTTTATTATATATTTATTTTAGTATTTAGTCAAATTTAAATTCTTTTGCATTGTTGTCAATTCCTAATTGCTCATTTAATTTCTCATATTTCTTCATATCCTTAGTAAACCAAGAGGTATCTGTTCCTATGTAGTTTTTAATCCATAAAACACAATTTTCTCCTACTAGAAATGTTAGACACCCGTATAAACATAATTCTTGTGAACCAAGTTTTACTTTCTTTGATAAGTGATAATTACGAGTTAATTTCTTCTGAACCATCTCATATGTAAGATATTTATTTCCTTTTACTTTGTTGGTGTAAGTGTCATATACGTGATCGTGTAGATTTAATATTTCCATTACAAGCACTCCTCCTTTTAATTAACATGGATACCCTTCATGTAAATTATCATTTTTGTCCGTATAAAAGAATCCATTAAATACATTACTCTCACAAACAATTTCTTCCGAAGATTTATAATCAATATTATTCTTATTCGCATACCCTAACGATTCTTCTAACTCTTCAAATCCTTCACGATTAGGACAGTAATAAATATCACCTGTTCTTTCGATCCAACTTCTTGGATGAATCCAATAATGCTCTGAGTATCTAGTTTTCCCATATGTATCACTTTGTATTAATTCTGATCCACAGTATGGACATTCCATTTAATTATCACTCTCCCTACCCTACTAATCTCTCATTAATTCTCTGAATATCTTCGATAATTCTCACATTTAGATACTTCTTATGAATGTTAAACTCCGATGAACAAGATGTGTATTCTAAATCTTCTTCTGCTATTAAATAACCACTTTCATCTAACATTAATCCACCAATTAAACATAATCCTTTATCGCCAACCGTAGATCCTCTAAGGTATAATGTATCACCTAATTTTTCTTCTCCAACAATGATAATGTCACAATTTAATTCTTTTTGCATATAATCTTTCTTTGACCATTGCTGATATGTTTTACTATCTTTCTTTAGTTTGAAAAGATTAAATTCAATATTCATTTAATTATTCTCTCCTTTACAAATTCGGCATTGTCTGGTAATAACACCTTAAAATCATCTGGAATTTCACCATTATGCCAAAGGTTAGTAGAAACAATTTCTCTCCCATCGAAGAATTTAATAATGCATTTATCTCCACCAAAGCCCCTGAATGAACTTTTGCTATTTTCTTCTCCAATATGATAGTGTTTTCCGTCAATTCTTACAGTTTGTTTGTCATCTTTAATTTTCACCTTATCATTCCAAAAATCAATGTAAAAACATTTATCACCGCAAATTACTTTATGACTATAACAACTTTCTTCAATTTCTTTATCACATATTACACAATTCAATATTATTTACCTCCTTAAATTTTACTTACAGGATAAAATGGAATTTTCGAGGGAAGTTATTTTTGTCTTTTGAGTTTAAGCATTTCTACTAAAACAGTTTTTAATTCTCTTTCTTCTCCCATTATAGATGCTTTAATAAGACGTTTATGTAAATCTAAATTATTTAATAAAAATTCTTCATCTTCTTTAGACACACCATCTTTAGATATTTCTGCAATCATTGTTTCCCTTAATAGTTCAAAATCTAATTTATCATCTTCATCTAGTGGAATATCTCCTACAATTTCTATTATACATTCATCGTATATTTTAACTAATTCGTCTTGATATTTCATTTATTTACCTCCCTTTAAACCATACAACCTATCATTCAACTCATCGCTCCACTTAATCATAAGTTCATAATCTACTTCTTCAAAAATACTTCTTTCGTACAATGCTCTGCATAAATCTTGAACTCTTTTAAATTCATAAATGTCTTTTGGCATAACTCCTAATGGTGGTTTAGGTTTTTGAATGTGATTATATGTATCAAATCCAGTAAATTCTATACTTGTTTTTGACTCTACTTGTTGTACCATGCCATAATTATTCTTACTAACATATTTATATCCAATAGAGTCATAACTATTGTCCCAACAATTTACTTTTACTAAACTTTCTCCAGAACTCCATTCTAATCCTTGGTCATAACAATATTTTAAAAATTCATTTGCAAGATTCTCAGTTTCACAACTTACATAAAATTCGCCATCCATAAATTTATCCCAGTGTTTTCAATAGTAAATATTTCCATATTAATTCCTTCTTTCATTTAATTTATCGTTCGTCCCATAAATCTAATTTTTCGTGCTATTCAACCAATCACAATACTTTTTGCATTCTTCTTTAATTATAAATCCAATTTTTGTATTATACTCTTTTTCTTCATGTAATAGCTTAATATCTTCGTTAAATTCATTTACTATCTGACAAAGTTTAAATTCATTATAACTATAATCATCTCTATAACTAGATTCTTTTGATGGGATATAAGTTTTTGATATATAAAATTTTCTTTCTGATTGATATCGACTATCTCTTTTATTAAATTTAATTAGAGATAACTCTGATGCCTCTGGGACAAATTTATGTATCAAATTGCTACAATCACAGTTTGTTTCTGTTGTTTTACCATTTGGAAAATTGGCAACTAATTTACGTTTACCATTGCATAGAGAACACTTATCTTGACGGAACCCTTTGCTATCAGCGAACCATACTTCTGATTTTTCTATGTAATCTTTTAAAGTATCACCTATGTTGCTTTCATAAAATTCTTTTTCGACTTCTCTTTTAAGATTATCTGTTTTATACTTTAAATCTCTTTCTTTATTGTTTATTTCTGATTCTCTTTTACTATATTCATTATTTTTCTGTTTGAGTTCAAGATTTTCTTTATTGAGTCTTTCAATTTCTTCACGAATATTTGGCAATAAATGCTCTCTACATTTATCTCTAAATTCCTCAACTAATTGATCTACCTCACTTGGTTCATAATAATTTTCATATTCATCGTAATCCATTTATTAAATCTCTCCTTCTTATTTTAAATTCCGTTCAAATCGACTTTCTATTCTAAAACAAATTCATTATAATTTTTATGCCACAAAGTACATAATTCTTCACAATTATTTTTATTACAATCTTTACAAGTCATTGAACTTACTTCATCGCACTTTAACATATCGTTCATAGACGCTTGTGCAATTTCTACGGTTAATTTATACTCTTTTGCCAATTCTTTAACAATTGGATCGTTTATTGAATAACCTTTCATAACGTACATCCTCCTTCCTAAAGTCTATGAAAGAAATCTTTGTTTGGATTATTATTATTTTTACACTAACGAACTATGCAAAATTAATCATGAGGCATGGGTCTCTCACCCACACGGATAACTGTTGTAGCCTGAAAAAGTTCCAAAAAATCATCTACAACCGCATTTACACTGTTAAAATTCCAGTTATGCTTTTTTAATTATCTTTTCATTACTCACCAATCTTTTCACAATTAATGGATTTGAACCATCGATCTTCCCTGACTATGGGGATGCATTTTCCGACTATGCTATACTGTGAATTTATTTATTGTAACGACATCTTGCTCTGCCACCCATTACAATCATTATACACTGCTTGATTGTTAATGTCAACAATTATTATTTTATAATTGTGAAGTATTAAGAGATAATAAATATTTTTGGATATCTTGTTCTAAATCTTTCCTTTTGTTCCCTTGTGCAAGTATATGTATTAATTTATATTGTTTGTCCATACTCCATAATTCATGATGATACGTTTTTCCATCTTCATTTTTCTTTCTTAGGATTCTATATAGAGGATTTTCTTCTATGTATAATTTATAATCTTCTTTTAACCATTTATTAAACTTATCTAACCGTTCCTGAGAAAATACTGGGTTATCATGAGTATACCATTCTTCTATAGTAGAAGAATGTTTAGAACTATTACAACTATTACAAGATGGTATACAATTGTCTAACCCATTAGATCCTTTATCATCTGCATGTTCTCTATGTAAATCATGAGGTCTCACTATCCCACGATATTTTTTAAAATGTTTTTCAATTGAAAGTCCACAGAAAGCACAACAATTGTTGAAATAGTTCTTGCACAACCTCCATTCTTTTTCACTAATATAATGCATCTTTTCTTTTCGTTTCTCGGTATATATCTTTGATTTTTCTTTTCCCACTTCGCTTTTCAACCATTCTGCATGTTTACCTTTTAATCTTCTTATTTTAGAATGTTTTTTAGTACATTCTTTATCTTTTTTGTTTGTGTGATATGTGTTTTTTCTTTTTACTCTTCGTACTTCCTTGTCTGTATTAAAATATCTTTTCTGTACATCTTTAATATTACATAATTTACATCTGGAACTTAAATTATCACTACTTTGATTCCATTCATAGAAATTATCTAAATTCATGGGAAACCACTGTTCGCATTTAGTACATTGTTTATATTCAATTTCATCAATCATTTTATGACGCTTATTATAATTAAATTGATTTCTTTCTTCTCTTGTCAATTATAAATACTCCTTTTAATTTCCTATCATATTTGGATTCTAAGCTATTTTAATTGCATCATAATATCTATATATTATTCTTTCAAATATTGCTCTATTATGATCTATACAATCCCCTCCGAAGCATTCAATGAATTCTGAGCGTAAAAGAGTAATGATCTCATCTCTAGTGTAGTATTTTGAGTTGATGTAATATTCTTGTGTATCTTTTGCAATTCTGCTCAATTCATGAGTGTATACCTCTTTGTAGGGGATGTCACATTCATCTTTTTCATTGCCAAAAATAGATATGATATGACTTTCTATTACATCCAATAATACTAGTTTGCTCTTCATATTTAATATCATTCCTTTCAATATTGTGATTTATGGTATGTTAATTACCGAAATCAAACTTATTGCATATTACACAATATATATCGCTGAATGGTGGTGAAGTATAATCTATAGCACTTTTTCCATCTTCCCATTGATGGGTACATTGACTTTGAATATCTTTAAGTTGCTGTTTAAAATCAGATTCTAACTTTTCTCGTTGTTGTCTTCGCCATGATTCTAAATCTATGCGTTTTCTTTGTAATGGATGAAAATTTAAACTAGATAAAATAGACACTTACTCTACCTCTTTCGTTTTAATAATATCATCAAATTTGCGTATCAGTTTTTCATGCATTTTAGGATGCCTCATAGTTAATGTCTCTAAGTACCCTAAACCATTCCTTATAAATATCATTTCATCTTTAGTTAATTCTAGTTTTAATAGTTTTGACATTTGTAACTGCTCCCTCCAAATAGCATTTTTATTGTGGATTCAAATAATATTCCTTACCTAAAATACTCAAAGATTTCCTTCTTTGATATTCATCCCAACATTCTACACAACAGACAGGAACGCCTCTGTAATTAAAATCGTATTTAAAATTGATTCCACAGATACAACAAAACATTGGTTGTTTGGTGAATAATGCCATACTTTATCTCCTTCCTATCCTATAAAACAGTGGTTTGCTAGGATCTTATAATTGATTCAGCCAATCCACACTAATCTTATCACTTGCTTACAACATCCTATTGTAATATTCATTTATAATTCTCTCAAAAATTAAACAATCATGATTAATGCAATCTTCATTAAAAGCCAATATAAACTCTGCACGTAATAAAGTAGCAATTTCTTCGTTGGTAAATAGTTTACTATCAATATAATATTGAATTATTTCTGTAATTTCTTTTATTTCATGCACTCCATAATCTTCTTCGATATATTCATCATCCCAGATGTATTTTAAATTATTATTAATAGTCGATAACAACAATGACTTTCATCCCTTTCTTAATTGGACATAAAATATGAGTTCTAGTGTATTATGTAAACATCCAAACCTTTGCATCGCAACTATTACAAGTTATCCAAATTTGATCATGTTCACCAAGAATATCAAAACTTCCTAAATTATCTTCTGAGACATACCAACCATCACTTTCGCTATATGAACGCTCTTCTTTGTCTATTGGCCTAATTAGATTTACTTCATTTCCGCATGTGCTACAAATTATTTTAAACATTATTTAATCCTCCTCTTTGCTAGGATATTATCCATACTTTATTTGTTGTCTCAACTACAATAATATCTAGATCAAGCCAATGTTCCACATCAATGATATTTTCATGACTGAAAAATGACCCACCTTCATATACGATTAGTAATGGATTATCTAATGTTAATTCGGTTTTTGCCATATCTAATTTCTTATGTAGGTATTGAGGACAGACATCATTTCCAGTGGGTTTGTTTTTAATTGAAGTTATTTCCATATATTTATCCTTTCAAATGGTTTGAAATTCTTTTTTTATTGCCAAAATTTATACCACTTTTTCGTTTCAGTTTTAGTATTTAAGCTTTTATTACAATTCCTTAATTCTTCTATTTGAATCCTCAACTCTACTCTTTCAAGTTCTCGTTGTAGTTCTTCAATTTGATCGTCTATATCTTTTTTGATTTTATTTTTTTCTTCTATATTATCATCTAATTTTAAAACTTTATCGGTATAATAGATAATATTTCCATCATCAGTACCCTCTACTGATTCAACTATATTACCATTAAATTTCTCCCCAATATTTAATCTGTAATCTAGATCCTTTAATTCAAAATATGTTTCATATGTGATTTCTTCATTTGAAATAATATCTCCCCATCTTAACATTTCAATCTTATGTTTAATTTGACGAACTTCATAAGAATCAAAATTAATACGACTAAAATACCAATAATTAACTACGCAAAATTTATAATTTAATTTTATATTTTTACCTTTAACAATTATTTTCATAATAACATCCTTTCAAATCAGTTTTTCGAGGGACTATTTAATTAAACCCCTCTTTCATTTGTTCTTATTTCATTTCAAGAGTTAGAGACATGCCGTTCTTTTTTACCCATTGAAATTTTCCATCTTTATTCACCATAACATTTTGATCTCCAAATGAGATTGTAAACTTTCTTTCTTCCATAAATGAATTTATTTCATCTTCGCTAATTCCTTGAGAAAGCATTTTTTCTTTTATTGCATTATATATTTTATACATACCATCAATCCCTTCATTTATTATTCAGTATCTTCTAAATCTAATGTCTACCTTGCAAATTTATGAAAACAATCTGATAAATATTGAATCTTTCCATAAATTTAGTTGTTGCTAGGATTGCTTTTTACATTTGATTTAACCTTAATTGTAAATATACTCAATATTGCGGTTAATACTACATATGTCCAGAATCCATTAATATAAAATCCTAACAAATAATTATCAAGCAACCACAGTTTCACTGGAGTTAATACAATTGCCACAAAAAATAGAATTATAGTAGTTAAACACCCTATCCCTAAAGGGATTGTTAAAACAGAGGCAATCATAAGTAAACTAAACAAATATCCTATAGCGACCATAAGCAAAGTTGCAATAATCATAGTTTTTGTATCAGAGATAGATATATATTCTTTAAAATACTCGTTACCAACCCAGAACACTAAAAATGTTAATATTGCGTTTAATATATTTCTCATAACGCTCTCTCTCCTTTTATTTTTATAATCAATTCAATGGTTAATTTTAAGCCCAATTTATTTTTCTTTATATCGATTACAATCTTTAATAATCTGAATATTAATTTGTTTAATATGTTTGCAATAATTTTTTGGTTGTAATATGAATTGTTCAATATGTGATAATACAAAATAATGTCCTTTTTTATACCATTTTCCTAATCCAATGATCTTCAATGGATAATAAGGTAAATAAGTTATAAAATAGAATATCTGAGCAGGAATAACTACTAAAATTATAAACCACCAAGGGAAAGGATTAAAGAACATATTTTACACCTCCCTCCTTATTATCCTATGAAAGATTCGTTTCTTGGGGTTATCTCAACATCTTAAATCCACCCTTAACCAACCAATCTCTAACTTCTTTGACTTCTTCAATTGGTGTATTTTCTGGAACTAAAATACTATTAATGTGTGCATAGGTCGAAGAATCTCCACCTCCCATATATTCATCTGAGATAATTATATAAAGCCAAATCTTATCATTGAAGATTATAAAATATTCTTTTGTACTATCAGGTAAAGGCATATCAAAATCATAAGCACTTTCCTCTAAGTCTACTTCTTTATTAAGATAGTAAATGAAATCTTCAACTTCTTCTGGTTCACTTCTATATGGATCTAAATCACTAAATTCCTTTCTAATTACTTTAAAATAATCTGGCTCTTTTCTACCTGTATTAGATATAGAAATCATTTTTCCTTCTTTGTCTAGTTCTTTATGTTTATACCACACTGCACCTTTACCATTATATTTAGTTACTTTCATTATTACCTTCCCTTCATTTTCCTAATAATTTATTTCTTTTCTCTTGTAGCTCCAATATTTCATTAGAATATTCTTGTCCTAATACAATAAGTCCATTGCCATTCCAACATTTATCATCCATTAATATTTTTGCTTCAAACTCTTCTAATTCTAATAAATATTTTCAAGTTCTTCGATTCTTTTATGTAATGAATTCATATTAATTTTCTCCTTTCTATTCGAATAACCCCTGAACTTTCGAATTAATTTCTTTTTCTTCCCTAATTGTAAATATACTTATACTTGGATTTACTTTTAAAACATTTGCTAAAGTCGATGAATAGTATACTCTAAGAATTTCGCCATACATAATCATTTTTGATTTATTGGCAAGTTCGTTTACTAAATCCAAAGATTTTTTATTGTCTGAACCGATATTATCACCATCTGTTAAATGTAGAATATAGATATCTAAATCTTTATTATCAATAATATCAATAATTTCTAATGCTTTTTGATAAGCAGGAGAACACCTAGTTCCACCAGTTTCTTGTCCATCACTAAAATCTGCTAATTTATTAACTACAAAAGCCTCAGTATTATGTAAAATATAACAAACATCTAAATTTTTATAACTTACTGATAAAATATCAAATATCTGATTATAAATTTCAGAAGATATTTTTCTTTCCCATGTTCCCATAGACCCTGAACAATCTCTAATTGCGATTAGTAAAGATGGTTTATCGTTTGTCAGACTAAATTTATTAATAGTTTCTATGGCTTGTTCAATTTCTTTAATTTCCTCATTAATTATTTGAATTTCATTTCTTTTAGTTCTTAGCACATTAGTTAAATTAATAATTTGTTTATTTATCATATTATTTCTTCCTTCCTAAATAAAATATTATTTCATCCTTGTCTTTCTTCACATTTATCTTCAAATGCACAACCATTACATAACCACACTTTACAGTTTTCACAAAAACAAGATTCTGAAGTTAATGTATTGCCACAAATATCACATTGAAAATCATTTGGATCGCTCATTTTGATTCTCCTTTCATAAGATAAGTTGTATCATTGAAGGGGTTGTTACACCCCTTATTCTATTACAAATTTTTCATAATCTCATCAATCTCAAGTTCAACTTTCTTCTCATTAGAAAGTAATTGATGTAATTTAGATTCCATAACTTTCAACTTATTTTCTTCTTCTTTACGACTTACAAAATCTAATTTTGACTTAATATCAGTAATCCATTCCATAACATGATACCCTGAAATAACAAAATCAATTTCTAATTCTTTTGCAGATTTAGCATATGAATTTAGTTTTACTAATAGATAAGTTAATTGCTCTTTATTAAGGACTTGAATATTAACTCTTATGCTGTCTAGTTCAATTGAACAATTAGTAATTGGATTAAATTTCTGAGACTTTCCTAATTTGATTTTCTTACCCTCAATTTGTTTTTTGAGTTCCATAATTTTAAGATCATTTGTTTCAGTTTTCATTTTATTTCACCATCCTATAAATTTTTCCATTTTCTAAATACTCATTTTTATAAACAGGATTATATTTTTTAAATACATCTTCAATAGTACCTATATTATTATGAACATAAGAATTTGTTGATCTTACATAATCTCCTCTTAAATAATATAAGTTATATTCTTTATCAAATCTAATTTCTGCAATTACTTCTTCAAAATCTTTTTGTGATTTAATATTAAGAGTACGCCAGTTCTCGTCTAAATCAAGACTATTAACATATTCGATAAATTCCTCAAAAGTGTATTGAATATATTCATCTTTGCTTTTATCATATGGAGAATATTCAGTTTTACATTCAAGTTTCTCAAATAACTCTGCGTAATTTTCTACACAATTAGTTGAAATAGTATCTATAAACCTTTCTCCTAGTGATTTGATAGTTAAGATGCTTAAATATGATTCATCTCGATAATCTTTGGTTTCCCTAGCAAAGAAATGATGTTTACCTTTATTAACATCTTTCTTTACACTTTTATAACTCACACCTCCCCAATTAGTTCTTCCTTCGGGAATACTATCATATTCAGTGGTATGATAATCGAATCTGCCCATATAAACCCATTCTTCATTTGATTTAGTTTTATATGTAGCACCTAAGATTAATTCTTTTGCCTTAACATAACTATTTTTAAGAATCATTTCACTATATTCAGTAATCTCTTTATAGTCAGGTGAATCTACTGGCATTAACAATAAATCCTTGCCATCCCAACCATAGACAAATTCACCTTCCAAACCCTTACCTTTGATAGAACTAGCATTTTCAAGAATATAGAGTAAGTTCTCTATTGTGACTTCGAACTCAAAATTACGAGGATCGTATACCCTTACATACGCCTGTCTATGACTCCAATGGCTTGAATAGTCGCCTACTTTCTTATTTAATACAAATCCACTAGTTGGTTCATTGGTGAATTCTTGTGGTTCAATTTTATTATCCCTCCAACTATTCCAAGATGCTTCTTTTCTTAATTTACCTTTTTGATCAATGTAAATAACATAAGCTAGTTGACCTGTATATGTATCAGAACGTGTTTGATAACCTACTTTAATTGTTTTAGGCAAAAATATTGTAGTATTCAATTTTAGTTTGTCACTCCTTTATTTCATTATTATTTTCATCAACCAATTTTAAGAAACCACATTCACAACTAATTGTTACAATTTCATCTTTTACACTTACTTGTAATTTTGTGTCTTTCCAACTGCTTCCGCAATTCGGACATTTCTTATATTTTCTAGTGATATTGACAAATTTAAATGCATCCATTAAATATATCACCTCCCTTCATTCAATTAAATATGCAATTTCAAACTAATTAACAACTTCAATTCTTATTTTCTTGCCGTAAAATCTTCTACATATTTCATCCATTTCAAGATTGTCTACTATATACCTATCTCTACCCCAATCTGAATATTTAGTACGCAATTCACCTTCATAAAAAGTATTTAAATATGGCAATATTAATTTACTTTCGATGTAATTATAAAAAGTATTTACGGAATAATCTTCTTCCGAATCCACACTAAAATAAGGATCATCATCTTCAATAATATGTCCATTAGGTAAACTACCTTGCAATCCAATTTGAATAAATTTACTTATCCAACCATCACAATCTTCTACTCTTATATTAGCGTAACTTTGGGATATATTTAAGTTGTGTGTCTGTTTTAATTTAGATAGAGCTTCTTTATAATTTAAATTAATAATATCTTGTTCATTAATACATTCTGACTCATGACTTACACAATCATATCTCTCTTCAAATTCAACTCCACATTTCTCACACTTAAAAACTTCTTTAGGCATTTAATACTTCCTTTCTAATTTAGCATGAATTGTTCTTTTGATTTGGTTTTTATTTGAACCCTTTATCATAAATATCTTTTCTAACCCATGCCCACCTATGATCTCCTTGCCCACAATAGTATCCATACAATCCCGTCTCTGGAATAAGGCATCTAATATATTCATACCCATTCCATTTTGCTTTTCTATCATCCCATTCTTGTTGTGTATATTGATACTCTTCTGCCCAAAAACATTCTGAAGAACTAAACATTAATTTAATTCATCTCCTTTTATTTTATCTTACACAACCATTAGGGACTATACTAAAAGATAAATTATCAAACATCAAATCTTCTAATCGTAAAGTTTTAATAATTGTTGCCCCTTTTAAGATACTTATTGATTGCCCAATATTTCCTGAAATTTGATAATTGTATTTATGTATCTCATTCATTTCTTCTTCTGGTATAATTGCATCTAATCGTCCAATAGAATTAAGAAATTCAAATACCTCATGTTTATAAACTCTTACTTCACTCATTTGTTTATCCCCTTTATTTTATCATAAATCCATAATTTCATCGTGTTTTGTTATTTTCTGTTATCCAAGCCTACCGCCTATCTCAGTAGGCTTGGATTAATTATTTATGCCTATCTATTAAGCGAAATACAGAACAATGTCATCTGGATGCACAATTTTATCTGATTCATTTGATATAAATTGATGAGTATTAGAAATGATCAATTGCTTTTTATTTAATGTTGGCACATGACATACAGCCACCGACTCACCATTAATATTTAAAGAAAAACTCTTTTCATCTTTATGAACCATACCAGCCATAGGAGTTAATTTACTTAGGGCAAAATTTCCACATCTGATACTGACTAAATCTTTATCTCCAACATTCATATCACATATGTATTGATATAACACCCACTTAACATCGCCAAGATAATGTTTTGTATCTTTAATTCCCTCAAGTGATTTTAAAGCATCAAAAACAGATTGACATTCTTCTAAAGTACACCACTTATCAAACATTTTTATATTATGAGTATTTTGAAATTCTAACATATTAAATCTCTCCTTCTTTTATAGCTGTCGCTCGACATGCTTTTTGGAATTTATTTATATAAACACTCGATAGGAAAGTGTAGATACCATTATGTTAAATTATTTATGTATAGTTATATCGCTGTTTCGAGTGGAATAGGGTTTGATTTTATGTATTCATCGTAATATTGCCATTTGAGAGGTTCATTGGTGATTGGATGCTTCCCTGCAGACTTTCTTTTATTTAAACATACTAAACTGATATTTTTAAAAGAGGTATTGGTTTTTTCGCCAGCATCAGATAAGGAGTCGTACACTGTATTTGTGTTTATGCATATAACTTTTCGTTTATTAATTGGATTTCTTTTATATTCCTTTAACTCTATAGGGTTGTTTAACTTGTTATAATCTTCTAAATACATCCAATAATAACCACCTGAGATATTCCTTTCTCCACGACATACCAAACTAATATTGCTACAATTACATAATCTTTCTGCATCTGCAATCGATGGGTATATTACAAGTGTATTTAAGTTTATAACTTGTTTTTTAATAACATAACTGGATAAAATTTTACCTTTTTCTGTCATTTTAGCTTTATATATTTTTTTATGTCTTATCTTTCTTTTAAGAATTTTTTCATCAATATTTCCATTGATGTCTATATAATTCCAATCACGTCCACCAGCAGAAATACGATTGCCTCTACATACATCTCCAATATTTGTCCAATTGACCCCTGTTATTTTGCCAGCATCGTGTAAACTATTATATATTTCTTTTGTATTCATATCTATTACTTTTTTAGCACTTATAGGTATTTTACCATACATAGGATTTTTATTTCCTAATTTTTGTTGTCTAAGAGTATTTATTAACTCTTGTGTGTAAACAATATTGTTAGGTTTACCTTTATGTAAGTCACTTAGTTTCTTTTTATGTTCATCGGAAAATTTTTTACCTTTATTAACACCTTCTTTGCCTAACCAATAATTATTTAATGATATTTTCTTTTTGCTTTCTTCTGTATGTTTATAGCCACTACACCCATCCCCACCAGAAGTTAAATTATAACCATTTGGAGATACGGCATTAAGTTCTTTAATCCAATACTTTTCTTTTTCGTTTAACTCTTGTTCTGTATTTGCTACATCTATTACTTCCCATTTAAAATTTTCTTTACCATATTTTCTAATAGCATTGTAGAAATGATAGTTTAATTTCTTTTTAGTATTTACACTAGAAAGATGTTTCTTTTTTCTTATATCCATTGTATAAATAGTTTTACCTATGTATAATTTATTGTTTATTATATTAGTTGCTTTATAAATTACCATAATTCTCTCCTCCTGATCAGTGGAGGCGTAGCCACGCTCTACAACTTGCAAGTTCTCCACTAATTTATTTATTATTTGTTTTTATATACACTACCAATTCCAATCTTCTACAATATCTTGTTCTGCTTTTATTCGATTTTTGATTTGTACTGGTAATTCTTCAACTCTATTATCCCATTCATTTAATTTACTAAGTAAGTCAATAATTTGTTGACCACTCTTTTTATATGGATATTTACTATTTAATAATTTGTAGTATTTAAAATAAGTATTAAACCTAATAACTTTATCCATATTTCTCTCCACCCTATAAAAGTTAAATTTGATGGATTATGTATGTAATTTAGATAATCTACATTCTTCTAATTGTTTCTGTAATTCCGCTTTTGACACCATATCTCTATAATACTCACACTTAGTTGTAATAGTAAATGGTAAACCAAGCATATTTATATCTTTAATCTTACGCTCGACATCAATAGCATAAGGACGTAACCTACATAAATCAGTTATTTCACATTTTGCACAATCCATTTACTACCTCCTTTCTGCCAAATAAAATAATCCTTTTAAATGAAGTGTGGAACCCTAATACTTTCACGAATTCTTTCATATTCTTCTTCAGAAACTTCCATAAGTATTTCGTCAGAACCTCTTGCTTTAATATACTGTTGCAATTTTACTTTTTCTTTTTCTCCACCAATGCAAATCATTACATAATTATTAATTCTTGCAGAATATGTTACTAAAAATTTATCGCCTTTCATAATAATCATCCTTTCAATTAATCTCCTTAAATTAATCTTCTTCCTCTTCATTTATGTCCAAATAATAAGTTGTTTTAACTTCTTTCCTTTGAATAAGTTTAATAATATTCCCCAAATATTTATTATTAATTGTAAAATATAAATCTCCATAATCATCATCAATAGTTATTTCAAAATCATCTAACTCATAATTATTTGCTTTAATATTTAGAACAACAGATTCTTTTAATTCCTCAAGAGTTATGCGTCTTTGTTCAATATCATAGTATTTTTCATCAATTAGTTTACCTATAATATTTTTATATACAGTATTTTTGATATATTTTATAACAGTAGAAATATTATTTAAACCAAATAGATGTTCATTTATAATAAAATTTCTTCCTATTTCTTCGTAAGTATCAAATAAAGTAAAAAGATTTGAGAGTTGTTGTAGTAATAATTTTCTTTGAGTTAAAAATATCCTCATGGAAAATGTTCCAGAACCACCTCCTCGTTTATATCCTGCATCGCCTTTAAATGGTCTCATAGAACATAGCCTATAATTAAAACTCATATCTTCCTCAAAATAATGATCTAAATCAGATTTAAATTCATATAATTGTTGTTTTTCTATTGATCTAAAATGATTATATATTTCACTAATAAAACCTATGTAATTCATATTATTTAATTCTTCTGATGTATACAATTTACTATCTGGCAAATCTTTTAATTCACTATTATAATCTATAGATATTTCAAGTTCATATCCTTTATCTATAGATTCTTTAATAGTTTGTAATATTTCATTTAATTCTACATCTTTTTTATTCATAATAATCATCCTTTTCATATTTTACATTCAATTAATTCTTAACTAACCCCATATACTTTACCATATTACTTCTAAACTCTACAACTAAGCTCATCAAATCGCTTTTCATCTGCTCTTCTGCTTTTTCTAATACATCTCTAGAACATCCTTCTGTGATACCATATATTTTCTTTAAAGCCTTTTGCAATAATTCAGTATCCTCATCCGTCGATCCATATCCATCAACATACACATCGCTTTCAAGTAATGCACCATAAAGTAAGATATCAGTTTTTGTCATTGTTTTATCATCCTTTCTTTCTATAATTAAATACTCTTATACCATTCGCTTAAAGCTAGTGAAAATTCTTGCTCTTTATTATTAAGATATGTTCCATCTTGAAAAAGCTTTTCCATTAACTCTGCTTTGAGTTCAAAAGATGCATTTAGAAATCTTTCAAATAGTTTTTGTTTATCTTCTTGAGAGTAAATAGTTTCTGAATCCATTTTAGATATTCCTCCTCTCCTTATTAATCTTTATGAACGCTTAATAAACCATTTTCACAATCATTGTATCTTGGGCAAGAATCTTCTGTACAAACTTCAGAAGCACATTTAACTTGATTATCTTCTATCCATACTCTAACCACATAGAATTTAGATTCTGTACGTGTAAAACTCATTTTAATTTTACTCCTTTCTTTGCTTGAAATTTTTACATTCTATTATTGGAAGAGATAACGCATCATTATCGTTTTTACCATCAGGAGCAAATTCACACAAATACCAATCATAAAATATCCAATTATCACACTTTCTACATATAGAACCGATAAGTCCTTCGTCTATCCAGAAACTCATTTAGATTCATTCCTTTCATTTAAAAGTTTTATTTAATAATTTTAAATAATGTCTCAATATGTATATCTAAATCCTTTTTCTTTTTACCAGTAGCAAGGACTTCGATTGTATTTCTTTTCTCATCCACAGACCATAATTGATAAAAATATGTAGTCAATCCTTCTATTCTTTTTCTTTTGACTTTATAAGGAGGTTTATCTTCGATAAATTCTTTATGCCCTTCATCCAACCACCATCTAATAAATGATAACATTTCTTTATCGAAATAGTCTTGCTTTCTATACCATTCTTCCATATTGCTTGTATGTTTGCCACAATTACATCGTCTACAAGCAGGAATAGCATTACTTAAATCATTATAACCTTCGGGATCGGAATGTTCTTTATGTAATACTTGACCATGTATAACAAGATGATCTTTTTCAGAAATACTACAATATGCACAACTATAATCAAATATACTCAAACAACTACGCCATTCTTCTTCTGAAATATCGTGGTCGCGATGATTGGCTGTATATATTCTTACTTTATCTGGATTGTTTTTTACCCATATCTTATAATCACTAATTACTTTATCTTTATGTTCTTTATTATAAGCTTTTGCTCTAGTATTATAAATTTCTTTATGTCTATAATAATGATCTTGAATACTTTTTCTTGCTCTTTCAACATTTAAAAGTCTGTGTGCTATTGATTTTGCAGTAAGACAAATTTTACATCCCGAAGAATATCCCAGTTCGGGTTTCTTTTTATTTATCATATAGAAATTATCATAATTTTCTTCTAACCAATTCTCACATATTGTACATCTTCTTTCTACTATTCCTTGATTATTAATCCTATGATTTAATTTATACATCTCATGCGTATTTATTACTTTAATACTCTGTTGTTTCGGTGTCTTATTCTTTATTTTTGTATCTTTAAATATTTTTGCTTGATTATCGTCTTTTACTTTTCCTCTCTTAAAGTTTCCATATTGCGTGTGAATGCAATTTCCACTAACTAGAAATTTTACTATTACATTATCACAATTTTGATAATCAACAATTTCCATTTCTTTTCCTTCTTTATTGAATCCTACTTCTCCAACTCTATTATTTAAACTTGCCAAACTATTCTCATTCTCCTTTTGTTTTATATATTAGGTATATGTGAGCAATTGACAAAATTTTGCATGATTTTATTATCAATTGCTCACATATTTTCCTATTGTTTGTTAATCATAACTAAAAATTCATCTTCTTGTAATACTTTAATTCCTGCATCTAACGCCTTCTGAGTTTTTGATGAACCTTTTAATTTCCCTACTACTAAAAAATCTAAAGACTTATTAAAACCATTTGCGAATTCTCCACCTAGACTTTCAACAATGCTTTTAAGTTCTTCCTTCTTATGCGATTCAAACGTTCCTGTACAGTAAAGTTTGAGTCCATTGAGTACGCTATCCACATTAACCACTTCCTTCTTTTCTTCTTTAATAATATTCACACATTCCAACAACTCCAAAAACATATTCATATTTTCTTCGTTTTGGAAATATTCATAAATTGAAGTTGCAGTAATATCCCCGAAATCATTAATGTTTACAAAGTTCATATATGATTTTGTTGCTTTTAAGAATAAATCAATGTCATTATTAAAATGTTTAGTAAGTCTCTTTGATGATCCAAAACCAACATTTTTTATGCCAAGGGATGCAATCAATGAAGTCATACTTATTTGTTTTGATTTTTCTAAAGCAGTCATTAAATTGTTAAAAGATTTAACCCCAAATCCACTAAGTTTTACTAATTCTTTCTTATGTTCTTCCAATTTAAAGATGTCCATGTAATTCTCAATAAACCCTTTATCAATGAACATTTCTAAAGTTGCTTCACCAAGATCACCAATATTAAAACATTGCTTGCTCACAAAATGTTTAAGTTTCTGTGTTAATTTAGCTTCACAATCAGGATTAAGACAAAACAAGTCGTGAGTTTTTACAACCAATTTAACTTCTACATCACCACCACAGGTAGGACATTTTGTAGGCAATTGTTCTGTGTTACTTCTGGTGATATTATTCTCAATGGCAGGGATAATTTTGTTTCTCTTCGTTATTTCAATGACATCATCCTTTCCAAGTTTTAAATCCCAAAATCTATTTAAGTTATGTGTTGTTGCTCTGGATACTTCTGACCCTTCAATATTGACAGGTTGGAAGATTCCAGTGCCTATGATTTTACCGAACCTACTTGTATTCCATTCTGTGTATAAATATTTCGTCTTAAACCATGAGTCTTCGAATTTAAAAGAAACAGAATGCTTTGGATGGTGAGCCACTTGCCCTAAAGACAATCCATATTCTATATCATTAAACGATAAAACGAGGCCATCAATTGGAAAATCGAGAATAGGAATATCTTCTATAATTTTATTCATTGTTTCTTCAATATTATTTTTTGTAACCATCCAATATTGTACAACATAGAATCCTTGTGATTTCAACCACTCTAATTGCTCTTGTTTTGTTTTGAATTTATTTCCTTTGATAATATTAAATGCACAAAATTCTATATTGCGTTCTTTGCATATTTTGCTATTTAATAAACCCGTAGATCCATTTGCTAAGTTCCTTGGATTTGCATATTTATCATCTTGATTTAATATTTTTGAATTAATTTCATTGAATGAAGAATATTTCATGAAATTCTCACCAACGACTATAATATCATCGTTGTCATCAATGCTTAGTGGAATATTTTTTATGCTATGTACGTTGTGCGAAATATCTTCACCAATGTTTGTTTCAGAATCACCCCTAGTAACTAATTGTTTAAATTCCTTTTTATAATGTACAGCCCCAGTACCACCATCCATTTTTAACATTAATACACCTTGTTTATCCCCTAACCATTTTACTAGTTTAGGAATTTCTTTGACTTTTCCTAAAGATAAGAGTGGGATTTCATGTTTAACTTTTGGCAAATCTGACACCACAGGATATCCAGCTCTTTGAGTAGGAGAATCACTCATAACTACTCCTAATTGTTGTTCTAAGGACTCTAATTCATCAAAGAGTAGATTGTATTCTCTATTCTCCATAATTGGTTTATTCAGGTTATAATAGGCATTACAGGCGATATTAAGTTGTGTTACTAATTCTTTAATCCGATCTACATTATTCATTTATTTATCCTTCTTTCTTAAATTTATATCTCTTTTGTACTACCTTAATAATAACACAAAAGAGATATTCTGTCAAATAATTTTATTTATTGATTTATACCTAACTAATCCTTAACAATCTTCTTACTCAAACATTTCCTACCATCCCGATATCCAATCACAAATCCTAATTTTCTTAATCCGTGTTCATATACATCCCTACGTCTATTATCTGTCCAATAAACACTAATAAAATCTCCATCTTTACAATAAACTGATTTCTCAAACTCAATTATTTGATTCTTGCCCCATAGCAAACCTTCCAATCCACATTTACCAGTTTCATGATCGGTTAGAATATCTTTTTCACCTAATATCAATTGCCTGAGATGCTTTTTCTTATTAGCAATTGCTAATAGTATTACATATTCATTAGATTTGCTTTGCTCATGTTTCCAAAAATATATTCCTATGGTTTGATTATTTTTAAGTTTATGTGTTTTGTAAAGACCATAAATATGTTTGTCTTCATCGAATTTTATTCTTTCAAAGTCATCCATATAATCTCCTTTCTTATGGCATAAAATCACAAACTTATCCTATTGTTTAATTCCGCCAATTGCTAGATAAATTACCCATACTAATATCAAAACAACTTGCAATATATTTATTATCAATATACAAATGATCAACACTCAATTTTTCTTTTAAACATTTCTCTTCCTTCTCAATTTCATCAATAAAACTATCCCAATTATCACTTATAAACTTGATAAATCCTTCATCATTGCCCCTTTCCCTAAAACGCCTTATCCATTCATCCTTCATGCTCTTATCTGGGTAAACCATGAAGAAATTAATATTATTCTTATTTAATGCTTTTCTCACAATATCGTGACTTGATACAAAGATAACATCTACTTTGCCAATATTATCCTTAATATGTTTGATATAATTTGTAGGAAAGTTAGGATCTCTTTCTTTTGTATTTTCTCCATTTTCATCTTTAATCCAACTAAAATTACTCGAATCAGAATCTAACATTGCAAATGGTTTGCCATTATAATTATTGAACATGTAGGACTTGCCACAGGCAGGAAATGCACTTACTATGATTGTTGGTTTGTATCTTGTGTTTATAGATTCACAAATTTTATTCCATTCTTTTGTAGGCATAATACACATAATTTTAAATCTCCTTTATTACTTATAATCCTTTAAAACTTCTCTTTCCTAGTATCTCAATGATCAATCGTAATCTTACCCAATTTCACACAATGTTCACATCTACAAATTTTCCATCTATAGTAGTCCTCTGCTCCCATTAAACAATAATAAGGTTTTTTAGAATCATGATTCATATTATTAAATATGTGCCCATTTTTATGATTCAATTGTTTCTTCCTATCTACATAATCTCTAAAACTTTCTTCAACTTCCGAATTTGTATCAAATTGATTATAAGTATAATGATTAAACCAATTGCAACACCAAGTTTCATCTTCTACAAATTTATATTCAGCATTCTTAAATACAACTCCATTATGTTTTGCTAATATACCAAGTTTAAACTCTTGTAATTCATTTTCTAATTGACTAGCAGATGGATTATCTTTGTACATAATTGAATATCCTGTGCCATTGTTTTCAAAATCATCTTGATCCCAAGTTGCATAAAATTTGTAGATTGGAAATTTATTTTCCATCATTTAATTATCAATCCCTTCCACGTTATAATCACCATATCCCATATTTTCATCTGATAAACACTTCTTACTAACTGGATACCCTAACTCTTTTAATAATCTAATCCAATCTTCATTAGAAATTCTATGCCCTTCTCGTATAAAATCTTCACCTAGATTTACCTGCAATACTTCCCAGTCACCAGATTTACAAGTAATCAATTCAATTAATGGTTTAATCATATTAATACTTCATTCCTTTCCCATACAATACATTATTTAATTGATCATTAATCTCTCACTTTAAACAAATACTTAATACCATCTCTAATCGTCATTCCATTTTCCAAAGAATATTGAGTAATCATATCTTCATTATTCTTCATAAATTTAAATACCTCTCCCTCATCTTCAAACCATAATTCAGCATCTTGCCAATTATAAGGATTTAATTTTATCAATTAATTCGCTCCAATCCTCAACATTGTTTTCAAAAACTTCTTCAAATAACTTACATTTTCTAATTAAATCATCTCTAGATTTTTTAATATTCTCAAGCAGATTACACTCAGAACTTACATCAATTCTGTATGTAGTTTCTAAGCAAATTGGATAGAAATAGTCCGTATTGTAACTACCACAAGTTTCACCTATACATTTCATTATTATTAATTTTCCTTTCCATCATTCTTAGCATGATAAACAATCACTTTGTCTAAAGCACATTTATAATGATTTAATTCTTTTTCCATTTGTGAAATCTTATCTGGTAAAGAGCATTTTAATTCATTGCTATCTACTGCAAAAACAAAAGCGTCGAGTATGTTACAGAATCCACAATTATTTGAAAAATATGATAAACCGCAGTTTTCTTTTATACATTTCATTATTTTTTCACTCCATTATATTTATTATTCCATTCTGAAATAAGTATCGCAAAATTTACAAAACCAACATGCAAAATCAACTGTCTTCTCAACTTCTATTATTTTTGCTGAACAAAATGGGCAGATATCACTCCATAGAATATCTTGCTGATGTTCATTAAGTTGAAATGTGTAAATTAATCTACTCATATTGTTTCTGCTCCTCTCTTATCATATCTCCATATTCTTTAAGCATAATTTTCAATTCTTCTAATGCCACATTTTCTTCTAATTTTTCAAGTTGCAATTCCATTTTGTCAAGATCACAACCATCAAAGAAACTTCTAAAATCATCCTCTGACATTGTTCCATGGTCTATGCATTGATAAGCAACTTCTGTCAATCCTAATAAAATTACAATATCTCTGTTTTTTATTTAATTTTCCTTCTTTCTTCTTGTATAATAATTTACATTATGGATATATTACTATCGTCAACTAAAACGTTCTCGTCCTACATCAAACCTTGCCTTCTGGCAGGGTCTTTTTATTCCACAGATTTAAATTAATTTAAACAATAATACAATTGGTATAGCAAATAATGCTAATATTCCTCCGAAAATTATTGTGTATATTAATCCAACAACCACATATCCGAATAATTTAATAAGTATTGATAATGCTTTAAATAATTTACTTTGTATACTTAGTTTAAATAATAATAATTTCCATTTTATTTCCATTAATATTATCCCTCTTTCTCTTAAATTATATTAAACACAACCTGCTCATGCCCCAAACCTAAGACCAATCCCTCAATATCTTCTTGCAAATTAATCATAGCATCATCAAACAATTTCCTATCTTTACCAATTGTATTAACAACATTTTGCTGTGCTTGCATAGATAATATTTGAGTGTCAGATGGACTAAATTGATCGAATAGAAACATTGTATTTCCATCTGTAATTTTAGAGTTTTGAGTGTTTTGTTCAATATATAATAATTGGACTCGATTCTTTGGGATGCTTATGTATACTTTCCCATCTTCGATTTTCAGAACTTTTATGTATTCAAGACTGTTGATTCCAATTCCAAAATTATATTCGAAGTCAAGAGTGATTTCTCTTAAAGTGAACTTATCAAAGAATTTATCTTTATTAGTTATTTTGCTAAAATAATTGTATTTACCTTTTAATGATGTAATTTCACCTACTTTTCTTAATTCATTTTGGATTAGAGTTGGGTCTTGCATCTTCTTTAATTCTGCTGTTCTTTCAATATCTTTTTGATAATCTCTTAGTTGCACTTGTTCAACTGGTATAGGTTTTGGTATAGATAGATTGTGATATTTCATATAAATATTTGTAGCAAATAAAGTTCCTAATATTGTTAAAGCAATAATTGTTGGTTTTTTCATTCAACTCACTTCCTAGATTTTATTTTATGATTTAATTAATCATTGTTAGGCATAGGCCCACGATGTAACTTAACCCAATCAGGCTTATATCTTTCAAGCAATTTAAACATATTGTCTCTTCCTACTCCATCTGCTGTATGAAGAAATATTTGTTTAGGATAAATATTTGGATTATATTGTCCTAATTCAATAAGATATTTTACAAAATCATATCCAGTTGGCTCATTTTCGCCTAAATCGTGATCCAAACTAATAATGTTCACCTCTTGATCTAATTCTTTTAATTCGTCAAGTTTATAAATTAATTGACTTACTGTTTTTACTAATATAAACCCATCTGGGCAATCGCGCAAATCGTCAAGATATAGTGATATCATTTATTTTCTCCCCTTTCTATAATTTCCAATCAGAAATCTTATCCTTAACCATATCTTTTAATTTTTCATAAACCATTTCATGAACTGCTCCATTGTCTAAAAGTTGATAGCTTACACTTTCTGATATTGCTTCAGGTAATAGTTTGTCAATTTCCATTTCAATTATTTGTTGAATATTTTCATTAGACATTTTACTGCGAACAATGTCTTTTATGATTTGAGTTAGTCCTTTTTCTTGAATTACAGTTTCAATTTCATCTTTAATGACTTGTTCTAACATTTTATTTTCCTTCTTTCTTAAATTTTGATAATTTCATTTTCTTTAGTTAACCAAGCAATTTCCATATCTAAATATTCTTCTTCTGGGACAATATAATAGAATTTTTTACCTAATTTTTCAGGCGTTCTATTTTTACTTTCTGCTTTTAATATTAAAATATCTTGATAAAATTTAGATGATAAAAACATTCCTCCAATACCAATACATAACCCAATGGCAATCCCCTCTAATATCATATAATTACTCCCTTATTCCCATTAGAATAAACCATAGATTTTATCTACCAATCTTTATGTTCAAAGATAAACTTACTAGGTAATATTTCTAATATTCTCCCCATTTCTTCCGAAGTAATTTCAATATTATCTTTATCTGTATTATAAAAATACCACCAAAATGATTCTAAAAATTCATCAATTTCAATCCAAGTCACTAAATCTGGTTCTAATAAAATATTGAAATAATCATTATATTTATTTAATACATTTAATATAGAATTTATTAAATCTTCGTTATTAACTTTTAAAGTGTAAAATAATCTACTTTTGCACGATGTAGAGGTTAGGAAATCAGCATTGGTATAATAATAAGGTTTAAATCCTTTATTTAATAATTTCTTATACATATTTTTCATCCTTTCAAATAGTCATTTTAATAACTTTGTTCCAATTACTTTCTTCTAATATGCCAACTATAATTATCTGAAAGACATTCCAATTCCTCATCCCCTTCTAAACGGCATCTTTTTAATTTCCTATCACTGTTTTTACAGTTTATGCAATTATCAATAATTCTCGCATTAAATAAATCATCTTTTAAACTCTCAATAGTATCAAACAAATCTCTAACCATTTCCATTGCTCCATCTACAAAATTAAATGAACCATATTTATTACATGCACTAATTAAATTACAGCAAGGATTTTTTGGAGTACATTCCATACAATTATCATTATATTCTTCGTCTAATTGACCAAGAATCAAAACCTTTAATTTGATTAATTCCTCATTGCTTAATATCATAATTAATTTGCCAACTCCTTCTTTACAATTTCACTAGCAATTTTACCGTCATAAGTCCCACCATAGGAGTTCTTCAGTACAGACATAACTTTGCCCATTTGCACTTCTGAATTAATATCTTTCAATGCTTCAATAATATCTCTAACAACATTTTCTAACTCCTCTCTACTCATTTTCTGAGGCAAATACTTACTTAAAACTAAAATCTCAGAAACAATATTACTTGTATTCTTATTATTTTTCAAAAGAATTGTTTGAATCTCATTTGCATTTTTAATAAATTTCTCAATGACTTGCAACACTTCTGCATCTGTAGATTGTCTATTTCCAAGGTTTTTACCTATCATAGAGGCTTCAGAATATAGGGTTGTTAATAATGTTGCAGTATCAATTTTACGAGCCTTGCGTGCGATAAGAGCATCTGATTTAATTTGATTGATTAACATTTATTTCACTCCTTCTTTCTAATTTTTATAATTATCAAAATCATTTGATATGGAATTGGAATATTGTTTAACAATTAAAATTCCTTTACCATATTCGGTTCCATAACAACGATAATTAATAGAGACTCCAAAATTATTCTTTTTCAAAGTAAGATTAATATCTGAAATCTTTCTACCATATTCATAAGTCCTAATTTCTGCTTTTGCATATCCTAAAACTGGTATTAAAAATTCACAGATTTTATTTAGTTTCTCTGTGCCATCATCTCCTTCTTCACTTTCAACACTCATATTAAAATTCAACCCATCATTAGTAGGATATAATTTGAGTGCATTAAAGAATGCTGTAGCAATTTCTTTTTCTATTTCTGCTTGATCTACTGCCTTCTTATTTTTCTCATCAAGATATTGTGGATTCTTCTCTAGATAATGTTTACATTCTCTGACACCAAATTTAGTTTCTTCATAAAAGTACACATCTGCTTTGTTAATATAATGCATATCATCTAATAAAGAGTATTGTAATTTATATGCTTGAGAGTGTAATTCTTGTTTTACTTCTACGACTTTAGCATTTACTACGCAGATATTACTTTTAACACAATTATCACATTTATTTTTATACATTTTATCTTCTCTCCCTTTCAGTTAGATATCCAATTCACTGTAACAAATCAACCAATATTATCCTATGTTCTAAAATAAAATCCAATATATCTTGATAATAAACATCTTCTGGACAATTTTCACTAACAAATTTAAGCAATTCTTTATCAATATCTTCGATAATTTGATATTCTCCCTTATAAACTTTTACTGATCCATTTTCATCATTAAAACATACTCCAATAGAACCATCATCATATACTCTATCATCTTCGACTGTATAAACCTTACCAATATATTTACTAATATCTGAGGCAGTACTACTAGATGGAGCATTTGCGATAATTTTTACTTTCATTATTTTCTCTCCTTTGTTTTTTTTATTAAAATTAACATTATGCTCTACATTATGACTACTTTACTAATCTCAAAATATTAGTATGTAATGGTTTCCTATTTTCTATTGCATCTGAAATTTCTTCATACTCTAAAAAATCCTCATCGTAAAAATTATTGTACGGATCTTCTTCGTCATAATCCCATTCGTTTGTTTCTTTCCATACTTCAAATGCCCCTTGATGTAAATCATGGTTGTTATCGTATTTTGATATAAATGATTTATCAATCATAAAATTTTCGGGAACAATTTTAAATGTTTTAACAAATTTAATTAAACATATTTCACACATTTGCGCTTTCCATGAATTATTATTATCAAATATGCTATTATAACCAAATGAAAAATTAAGTTGCTGAATTGAATCTAATTTATCTTGTTCAACTGGTTTACCGCAACAGTTGCAAATAACGCCTACGATGACTTGCTCTGTTCTTGTAATCTCTACACTTTTTGTTATAATCATTAAATCCACACTCTTTTCTAATTAATTTATACTTTATAAGATTATACGAATAAGAATTATAAATTAAGGGTGTATTGGAAAGTTTTATGAAAATATTTTATGTCTTCTTTTATGTATCACTATCGATTAATAAGTTCTCGTTCATTTATATGTTCTACTATTACAAAAGAATTATCAAAAGTTATTTTAAACTTGAAATCATCTGGTTTATTTTTACCAAATCTTTTTATCATTTCCTTCTTTAGTTCATCTTGTTTTCTAAGTCTATCTCTGAATCCATCAAACTGAACATATACATAATCTCTCATAATATTAAACATCTCCTTAAATTTTATTTTTATATTTTACTAATTTGTTCACATGATTATGCTAATTTTCTAAAATTGTTACTGTAGCATATCCAATACCGAAATCAATTGATTTTTTACTCGGGTTACTACTATGAAAATCTCCCAGAAACAAATCCACTCTATTTCCAATTATTCCTGAACCTGTATCTACTGTTGTATAATTGTCTGAATATTTCTTATGTTTATGATCTATAAATGTCAATTTTACTTTTTTATTTAATGGAATTACTCTAGTATCAACTGATATGAATCTAGCACCAGTATTTTCCCATGACTTATTTTTTAAGTTTGTACCATTTTTTGTAATACCAAAACCACTTTCTCCTCTTGATTTGGTGCATGATTGGACAGATAAATCATAACTAGTCACTTTAAATATGGATTTATCTTCTTCGCTAATTATCTCTTTCTTAGTAGGAGTCACTATGTATTGCTTTCTTAGTTCTTTCAAAACATTAGCATCACTTCCTTTGTAATTATTAATATGATTTGATCCCATACTACTTATGATAATAAAAGCACTAAGTAAAATACTAAGTTTTCTCATTTTGTAACTTCTCTTTTCTGTCAAGTTTTATTTTGGGTTTTATAGATTAAGAGAAAGGGGATTAAATCCCCACTTCTACCATTGCTCTGTAATCCATCAAAATACTTTTAATTCCTATGGAATCAACCACTGGATGATCTATTTCTATTTCATTGATCACTATGTGTTTAAATGGGCAAGTTTTAACAATGCCTAGTTTAACTTCACTTCTTGAAACTTCTAACATATTAACTCTTTCAATATGGAATGCAATCCCAAATTTTATTTTTATTCCCTTTTCTTGGAGAAGATTTAATTCATTTTTGGCATCCAATTCATCTGTATATGTATAATATCCATTCGAAAGCGTTTCAGAATAAGAATATATATATCTCCTAATTTGTTTGTCATATGAGATTGAGTTAACTCCTACAAAATTTCCTCTACTATCTTTTAATACAAATACTTCTAATTCTGTCATTAATTCAACTGCCCCCTTTATATTTTTTAGTGAAACCAAATGCTTGTTCCTTTCTGAGCATATTTTAGGAACATATATTCTCCCTTTGCCCAATTACATTATCCCACTTTGTCCATCCAATTGCAAAACAAAAATTATATGCATATAACCATTCTTTCGACAAAATAATTTTAAATTAGATTTAATTATTTTTATACTCTCATGTATTTTAAGTTTAGACTGATATAATTGGGTCTACAGTCCCATCACTTAGGGACTGTAGACTTAGTTTGTGTTTGCTTATAAGTCTCATACATTTCTTTTAATCCTTGCCAACCCCTTTCATCCAATTCTAAGTCTTTAAATAATTGCTTAAAATCTTCAGATTTTAATTCACCAAGTTCTATTTCTTTTTGTAAACATCTGTCAAGCATACCGGATTGAAATATAAGAGTTGGATTTAAAAATTTAATACCTGTATAAGTTCTAAAGTTTTTAAATCTCGAACTTATATTTCCAACAGTAATTTTTTCATCATTGTCACTACTTTTCCTGTCAAGTGTTCTAAGAATATATGGAGTATCTTTAACAGGCATAATAGCAAATCTTCCGGTATCTTCTCCATTTGATTTATGATAAGTGTCTTCAATGCAAGCCATTCGCAATATTTCCATAGTCCTTGGATCTACAGTTATAGGTCTTGGTCGAGGATTTTTAATTTTGTCATCTGGATCTCTAGTTATAATAACTATATTTGATTCAGGGTCTAGATCACTCATTTTTAGATTTCTTAATTCTTCATAGGTGTGTCCTTTTATTGTTCTGCCTCTGATATTTTCATATAATGATGCCATTAATGCTTTATCGACATAATTATACAATCCGTCACAATAATCATACATTTGTTCTCTAGTGATATAGGAATTTCTCTGAGCTACTTGATGGATATATTTTGGTAAATCTTCTTTTTTATCAACTAATTTCAATACGTTCATTGAACTGTAATTGTTAAATAAACACCAATCAAGATATTGCATGATAATTGTATAAGATACACCTAATGATTTAAGAGATTTCTTTTTCATTCCAATTAGTAATTCTTTTACTTCCTCGTAACTAAATTTGCTCAAATCTTTGTTTTTTTCATGCTCGAATCTACTAACACTTTTTAAGATAGAGGTATTTGTCACTCTAGTGCTTTCATTAGGATATTTCTCATCAAGAAAACGATTTTTCAATTCTTCGTTAAATAAAGTTCTTTCAATAGTTAATGACATTATGATACCTCCTTCTGAAGTTGATAAACAACATCTTTAAAATAATCAGAAATCTTTTTAAATGTAGATAAATTTACATGATTTTCGATTCCAATTTTTTTCCAAATTTTATTTGATTTATCGAAATCTAAAGAGTTTAATACTTTTACTAATCTAGGTTTCCAGTCATCACCATATTCTTGTCTTAATAAATCTCCTAAAATAATATACCCCATAAACATGTTGTTATGTGCAAGATATGAATTTTCTTTGGTATTAGATAATTCTGTTTTAAACTTTGAATAATTGAGTCCAATAATATTATTGAACAACTCTACAATATCATTTTCAACTTGTGCGGTTCTAATAACTGGCTCCTCTTTAAGATCATAAAGAAATTCAATGGATTTTGATAAAGTATCAAATGTCATTAATTTGTTTTCAATAATCAATTCCTTTTCATTTAAGGCTATACGATTAAACATTTCGTTTGCCCTTTGTCTAGAATTAATAGCTTTTGCTACTTCCATATTTGGATTGGCTGTATTTTTAAAATCAACCCATTCAGTTTCAATTTGTGTACTTTTACTTTCTTGTCGAATTATTTCATTGGCACGCTCTTCTGTAACGTGGTGAATATAAATTGATGTAACCCTATCTATGTCATTCTTAATTTCAACAGTTTTTAACATGCCACAGGTTCTATTTGCACCATCAATTATGTCTACTAACGTAGACGCATTATCTGGTTCAATTAATAACGTTCTAGTTTTAAGATCATACTTAAACTTTTCTTGTCCATTTATTTTGCGAATGTTCCACATAATAGCATTAGTGCAAAAAGAACCATCTATCATTGACTCTGTAATTTCTGATACCTTTTTGCTGTCAATATTAATAGATTCAACAATTCTGTTTCCACTTCGTCTTTTTAAAAGTTGTCTTTGAGTATTTGGATTATATGTTAATAGTCCATTACCCATATAAAGATTAATATTTTGATAAGTTTCCTTTGTACATAACCATTGACTATCATCTATTTGATCGACATTATGAAGTAAAATATACTTAACTTTTTCTTTATCAAGTTTTTTGTAATAATCAGCAGAAGACAATTCAATCTCTGTAAAGAACTCATCTGGATTTATTTCTGTTCGGTGAGTGTATCCATAAAGATATTTTGTAAATAAACATAGTTCAATTTCTTCAACATAAACCAAAGGAATTGCTTTAGTGAATATACCTGTAGTTCTGCCCCTCGGTATACCTCTTTCTAATAATTTGCCTATGACTTGCTCTTGAATTTGATTGTCATTTGAATAATCTTCAATGACTAAATTAAGAATATCCTCAAGAATTTGACGATCTTGTTTCATAATATTTATTCCTCCTTTTGACATATCAGCAACAAGTTATGTTGCTATGTATTGGTTAATAATACGCAATGCTATTATAATATATAATATGCCAATACGTCAAGAAGAATGCCTGATTAGTTTTATTATTTATGATTATATCATTATAACATTATTGATTGCATAATGTCAAATAATTTATTTTATACACTTGATTATCATATCTCTCACCTTAATTAATCATATTCTCATAATCTTGATTCCCAACATTTTCACAAACCATTTGTGCTGTTTTTTCTTTGCATAAATAATGATTAATTACCATTAGTAACCATGTTAAAAATATTACTGGAATAGATGTTATTATAACAATAGCAATTAGTTCATCAATAAATTGTAATTTAATTATAATGCTATTGTTTTCTACTAATTTGTTCATATAATTTACCACTAGAACTCTAGTTGACAATACTAACAACAAACCACTAATAATAAATTTATTTCTGATAACCGAACTAAATAGATTAATTTTTACTTTGCTGTTTTTTCTAACTAGAATTAAGGAAACAATACATAGATGCAAAATTTTGATTGGAATGGCCCATAAGATATTGTACATGACATTATCATTAAAAAAACTATATGGCTTATCTAATAACGATAATAGAAGTGGACAGTATGCGTATTCTATTATTCCTACAATGACGAAGCTTCCGACTGTATAGATTGCTGTTTTAAATATTAATGATATGTTTATGTCAAAACTGTTTGTGATGACTATGTATTCCATTAAGATTATCATTAGAAACATAATTGATAATATAGAATTTTGTTTTGGTACTATGATAATATACTTGAAGATATTTGCCATTATTGCTACTGGTAATGCTGTGAGCATAATCCATGTTAGACTACGTTTCCACATTAAAATATCTAGTAGATCATTAATTTTTAAAAGTGATAATGCGATGATTACAATGAACATTTGTTCAGGGAGGCCAACAAATATGGTGTTTAGGATGGCATTTGTTATGGATTGCATATGGGTGTTCACTCCTTTTTATTTTATTTTTGAATCTAGCGCAGAATAAACAATTTGCCCTATTCTGCTTATACTAAATAATTCTAATAATAATCCAAAACAACTTGAAATTACAATAATCTTTAGATTGAAAAGTAGGGAGATGGTCATTATGATTGTCCATATAAATAGATAATATGATGACCATCTTTTGAATTTTTTGATTTCTAATGGCTCTGTGATTGGTTTATTTGGTGTATCTCTAGGTACATAACGATAAATTATATACATTGTCATTACAACACAGAAATTGAATAAATACCACATGTCTATAAATGACCAATATTGGAGTGTATATTTGATTAATAATGCTGATCCAATGAACTGAATGGTTGAAAAAGTTATACATTTATTATATTCCCCGAAATGGTATCCACCTGCTATGATACGTAAACTACTGAAGGTCAAGGCGATTATTAGGGTAGGAAGCTTTATGCTAAAAATAGATGCTAAAGATACCATTAACATAGCCTTAAAAATAGCACCCCAAACTACCATGAAACCATATGTGAAAACCTCAATCTGATCTTCTACGGTAGGATATTTATCATTAGGTACTTTTTTTGCTAACCACTTAGCAGAATGATTTGATACAAATTCTATAAAACTCATTAAATTATTTAATCTTCCTTTCTTTTATCATGCATAAGCCACCTGTTGCCCTACACTAGTATAATTATTTTCTTGTATATTCTGTCTGATTGGTTTAACTTTATTTAGATTTTTCAAAGTCTCTATTGCTTCCTCTTCGTTTACATGTAATTCTAAAATACCCTCAGATTTCATAAGGGCAATTTCAACTTTCAACATTATATTTGAAGGACATTCAGCGACTTTTTGAAATACTCCATTCTTTCCTATTAATCTTCTTTTTGATATTGTGTTTGGTAATTCACAACATATAATAGAGTCCTGTGGGATATTACATTCTTTACTGCTTGCGAAAACGTGAGTCGGCATCTTAGCTTTGGATCTAGTTGTCATCGCTATGACAATAGAGTTGCTAGAGCAAGCATTCCCCTTATTATTTTGCACCACAAGCACCATTCTTGGGCCGCCTACTTCACTATCTATCCCTTTGTCACCAAAGTCTGCGAAACAAAAATCTCCTCTTCTGACACGAATATTTTTTATTTGCTCTAAATCATTATTTGCATATAAAGAGTATCCACATGCTATTTTTAGATCCTGCAACGAAACCCTACCTTCTGAATTATTTGCGAAAACATTGAGGGTTTGAACGTTCGGATAAACATTTATTTTTTCACGAACGATAAGTTCTATGTACCCTCCTTCAATTTTGCAGTCTGCTCCAAAATTATTGATTGTCCTATGGGTTCCTTTAGCAAGCATAATTAAACTAGCTAGTTTCTTAAAATCCTTTTTGGCATTTACCTCAGTGTTGGTGGTATTAGTTGATTTGGCAAATAATTTGTTGAACATAATAATGCACATCCTTTTCATATTTAATAAGATATAAAATAATTTTCTTTAACTGATAGTATAATTATATCTTATTATGTATGGATATGTCAACATAATTATTTTCAATTGTCTATTAATTTATATTATGGTTATAGGAGAGAACCGAAGTCCTCTCCTATATGTAAAAGTGATTAAAATTATTTATTTAGACATTTAGGATCTTTTGGTTGATAAGAAAACGCCCAAGAAGCCATATTTGATGTAAATAGTGCTAACATAGATACTAATCCAGCAAGAACAATATATACTTTCTTCATGTTAATGTCACCTCCTTTCCAAGAATTTATTTATATAACAAATGCCTTAATCATCTTAATCAATAAGATTTTCTTGCGTTTGCTGTATACGTTTTTCTATACCGACTACACAATTTATCATATACCACAACACCATAAGAAATATAGTTGGTAGACTTAGAATGAATCCTATTGATAATATTTGTTCCCAAATTGGCAATGTGCTTAAGATATTATTATATCCTATCAATTTCACAACATAAATTGTAAATAGTGTTAAGAAAGATATTATAAAAATTATCATATTGGTTAATGGTTTATTTTTGAACACTAAATTGTACAATTTGATATTTACTTGTTCATTCATCTTAACTATAAAAAATATTATTATTGAGAATTCTAAAATTCTAGAAGGAATTACTAGTAAAAACATATAAGAAATATTTTGATTAAAATATTCATAAGGAATTTTTAACAATGAAAACGTTAGTGGCATATAAGCTAATTCAATTAAACTGACTATTATTAGAGTAATCATTGAGTAAACTATGGTTTTAAATATTAGTTTATTTTCTTGAGTTATTTCAGTAATTCTTATTATGTAAATAATCGCCAACCAAAATATTATTAATGAGATTATTGATGTTAATAATTTAGGCAAAATTATAATATACTTAAAAATACTTATACACATTGCCATCAGCAATGAAGGTATTATAATCCACTTAATATTTATTCTCCACATTCTTATGTCAAGTAAATCAAATCTTTTGAACAATATTAATGTCATACATGTTACAAATATTTCTTCAGGTAAGGATATAAGAACCATGTTCAATAAAGCATTTGTTACACCTTGCATATGTATTACCTCTTTCTTATTCATTTCTTAACCTGTAATAAGTATACCATAAGACAAGGTGTAACGCAAGTATTATTTTATTTATTGATTCATATATACCTTATTAATTTCTTTGACTGAACAGTAAACTATTATAAAAGCAAATATTCTTATTAAAATATCACCAATACTCCAAATTGACATACCAAATATATCAAATATATCGGACAAAAATATTAGATTTGTCATATGATCACCTAAAACATGAAAATCATTAAACTTAGAAGCATTCATAATCATATCATACTGAGTGTAACCAGTTGAATAAGATACATCTGGGAAAATAGGCATCATCCCATGATTAAAGTACATTACAATATAATTCAATACAAATCCACACAAGAGACTACAACAAGCGATAATATACTCTTTATACTTCTCATGCCTAAATAGAACATCAAGTCCTAGAATCATATATGATCCTAATATAGCATTCTTTATTATGTGTTGATATTGAAGAAAGTAGTAATTTTGATTCATTATTGTATATTGTAGATAGATGTAAAATATAGACATTAATATAACTGGATAGATACTCCATCTTTTTAGTATTGGTTTTATATTGTATGATTCTTTATGTATTTGGAATTTTCCTAGTTTTATGTAAAGATATATTTTAGAGAATATGAGCGATGCTATTAGTGTCTCGACCATTTATTGTATTATCTCCTTTGTATTATTTTGTAATAATTTATTTATTTACAATCATGTATTCTACGGAGGTTTATTATTTTGATCTTTAATCATATTCTCATAATCTACTAAATACATCCATTTAAGTAATTCACCAGTCTCAAGATCTTTACCACATGTTTTTTGTTTATTTTTGCAACATCTTCCAATTCCGACACGATTTATATTATATTCTTTTGATGCGTTTGCAATAGAATTGAATACTTTGTTTGTTGTCAAACATATTATCTTCATATCTCTTGAACTATGTAGTATATACTTTATTTCTTGTTTATCTTTAAAAATATATTCTTCGTAATACATCCAAACCATCTTTTCCCCTGTTTCGGGATGTTTTCCTGCCGATTTTTGTATACCTAAACAACATGATGAAATATCACTATTCCTTATATTATACTTACTTGTTGCATCAGTTATAGAATTAAAAATTTCATTAGTTGTTAAACAAACAACTTTTGTTTGCATTACTTCTTTAGTATCATAATCACACCACCCCAATTCTACACCTTGTTTTAAATATCTAGAAACTGTAGAGGTATGAACCTTTATTATATCTGCTATTTCTACAGTCCTTTTAATTCCACTATTCCATAAATTACATGAAATTTTAACTAAACTTGAACATCCAGCCTCATGACACTTCAACCAATCTATATCTTTTTCTTTAAAATTAAGTAATATGGGCAATCTAGACCTCATTATGCTATTCTTTATCCACTCTAACTCAGACTTTCTACAATCGATTATTATGTAATTATTAATATTGTTTGTTCTCGCTAACCACTCTTTATCAAAATCATTTTCCTGAACTTCTGCTAATGAAACTTTCCAATTACCTGTTATTTCTTCATAATGCTGAATTCCTTGAATTTCAATGACAATTTTATCTAATTTTTCTATGTAAAAATCATATCTGTATCCACCACACCATTTAAAAGTTATTTTACTCAATTGAGATTTAAAATTTAGATGTAATTGTTCTAAAAAAGATAGAAAGAACTTCTCTGGATAACTCACACCATCGGAACATCTAGGGCAAGCAAATCCATGTACTACTAAGGTGCTAAAATTTAAATTTTTATCATATCCACAATCTGGACATTTCATAGGTATTTTTGGATTTGATCCAAAAGAATGTTTATTTGCATCTTCTTTATTTACCAAATACTTAATTAAATGTGGATGAGTTGTCACAACCATATTACACATATTGCAATCAAGACTTCCATTTTGTCCATTTGTAAAACTACTAATACTTTTTAATTCACTTTCATGTTCTGGATGTTCTAAACACTTAAACCAATAACCTTTTTTATTAAAACCTGCGGAACTAAAGCTTACATCATTAGGGCTTAATACTTTCCCATTTTTTATATTTTTTGCATCATCCCATCTAGATAATATCCAATCTGCCAATTCTTTAGGGAGATTATCGTAACACCATTGATAAAAAGATTTACTATTTTTTAATTTTGTAATTCTTCCATTTTCACTCACAAACAGTTTTATGGCACATTTTATACAATAATATTTTTCACCCTCATGTCTTAAATCTATATAATGTCGCCATATGACATTTTTTATAATTTCTCCGCAACCATCACACTGAATATCGACTAATGCGTGTGAACTATGAGGTAAATCCTCTACTTTCACTTCGAATTCATTGCCCATTTTTGTAAAGATATAATCTCTTTGTTCATAATATTTTTTAATACTTGCATTCCATTTCATTTTTACGGTTTTAGTTATTAACAATTAGCAACACCTTTTTGCCAATTGTTAATAACTTTATATTTTTCAATAAACATCCTTCTCCTTTTATTTATGCATACACAATATTCTTATCTTTCTGACCTATTGAGAATTGAATAAGTATACCTTGATTTATACGTTCCATAGTTTCAGAATTACAATATCCAACTTTCTTCAAAAATATATCTTCATTTTTGTTAACTAACATAACTTGTTCACAGAGAGCAATAGAATCTCTTAATAGTCCTGAAGAGTTTTTATTTATGCTTTTGTGAGTTGGTAATTTTGACTTCGTGCCGATAGAACTAATTGGACATATATGCACAACTGGACTGTAGCGATTTGCCATATTATTACTTACAATTATGCATGGACGCAATTTTCCTTGGATAGATCCCTTGCCTTCTCCTAGATCAACTAACCATATCTCTCCTCGATTAAATTGTTGTGGTTGTTGAACATTATTTATTACATTTTGCATAATAATTATCACTCCTTCTTATTTAACCTTGTGATAATTATTATTCCCCACAGCTTGGATAATATACGTTGTCCAACAAAACTTTTATTTCTACATTCTAATCACCCCCTTACATTCTAATACTTTACCACCATAAACTAGGCAAACACAATGCAAATATATTAACTATATCTTCTACTTTTTCTTTCTGCTCGTCAGTCCTTTTCATTGTACATAGATAATCTTTCATATAACCATAGTTTAAATGTGAAGTCCATTGACCAAGTTTCTTTTTCATCAAAACCATATATTTCTCTTTCTTTAATCCATCGTTCTTGCCTTGAATCATCTTTATTCCAACCTTGAGGAGTATTGTCTTCTAATATACCAAGGTCTTTAAGATATTTACCTAACATTTATTTTCCTCCTCTAACCCCTTAAATGCCATAATAGCAACCTCTAATTGTTCCACACTTGGTTCCTTTGTGAAAATATATTTCTGCAATAAACTTCCTACAAAATAAATTGGCTTAACAAACCACTTAATAATCCTATTATCAGATCTCATTACTTCATATGTAATTCCCCATCCTAATAACATTGCTCCAGAATGAACTAATGAAACTAATAATCCACTAATTATAATTAATCCAATATACAAATTAGTTCCACAATTATCATTTACACAACTTTGATTCATTGATGTTTCAATCGACACTTTACCATTTATTTCGTAATCATTTACCACTTTATGTTCTGCTCCATGATAATATTTCGTTTTACTACATTTATTAAATAACAACATAAAAATAGGCAATATAATGAAATTATGATAGTTACTGTTTTGTAGACTGCTTGGTTCAAAATTGTATAGACCATAAGAATAAATAAGACTTAGTGCCAATAATAACAAACCAAATTTTGTAAAAATTAATTTTAATATAATCCAATATGCTCTAGCAAAAGGTATTCTGTAAAGAAAATTCTCTAAAATATTTTGCTTATCATCTTTGAGTATTTTATTTACAATAATATTATTGCCTTTTCTTATTGCTGTTGAAGTATGAGTTTCTGATTCAAACATTACATTATTGTATCCTGCTCTACCACCTAGTAAATTCATATTCTATCCACCTCAAATCCCCTTAATATCATTCGGAATCCCAAATTCCCACTTATCACAACCTACAACCGGATAAATCTTAATTATAAACCCATGTTGTACATTCATTTGCTCTCCTACTCTGCAATATTGTAATCTCCCATCTCTCATTCTAGCATTTTTACAAGTCAAACAAGTTTTATTTATCACATTATAATCACAAACTTTTTCATGGATTTCCATTTCTTCTTTTGGGAGTAACATAGTACAGAAATCACATTTGAATATTGGTTTCATATTTAATCACTCTCCTTTCTTTAATACAACAAGACAAAAGACTTGTTCTAAACCAACAACTTCTTTAATTCATGTTCAAAATAAAATGTTGCAGGATTTTCAATTATAGTATAAGTATATCTAGCTTGTTTCAGTGTATAACCCCATTCATTTACCGTGACAATTTTACCATCTAATAATACTTTTTCTCCATCTTGAAATTTTGGATTAAATTCATTAATCAATTTAATTCTCCTTTCTACTCAAACATTTTAACAGTATTCTTAAATATCCCTGCCATATCACAAGAATAACCAAATCTATCATGATTTTTATCAATATCAATAAGAATATTTCCATCATTGTGTCTTAATGACGATGCTTTCCAATCACAAACCATTTCAATTAAATCTACTAAATCCATATCTTTAATTCCATTAGGCCAATGTTGGGGGTGATGTCTATTTTTTGCATAATGATGATCTAATGCTTCTTTAAGTTCTTCAAGAGTCTTTTTATCTTCTTCGCTTCCATAGGTGCAACCAGCCAATTTTGAATTATGTTGAGCAAAAATATCTGCTTCAAAGTCCTCTAGTTTTGAATTATCATGATTGATTGCTCTTTCACCTAATTTCTGGATAACTTTATTCATAAACTTATTGACCAATTGCTTATGTTTGTATGTGTCACACATTGTTTCATATTTTGTCATTATTTATTTTCCTCCCAATGCACAAGCAAAAAATATTCCAATCCACATTATGAAAAACCAAGCAACAGGACTTTGAGGTAAAATATTAATCGTAATATGCTTTGCTTCTTTATTATTCTCACACATAATTAAACACTCCTATTCCGATCAAACTATTCTTTGAATTGATAACTCATCTACATAACTTTAAATTTTTTAACCAATTTAATTCTTTTGGAAAATCATCATAATCGATAATTCCCATATTAATACATGTCAATGTATTAGGTTCTAAATCCGTCCATCCTCTATCTCTGATAGCGATATAACCTTTAACTTCTAATTCCTCTAATTTTGATTGCGGAGCATAAAGAATAATTTTCTTTTGATAATTCGTCATATATAATTCAATAGTTGAATCGTATTCCTTACTCTCATCAATCATAAAATTATAAAAATATACTGCTACTGCGTGTCCGACTTGACCTGCAAGTTTTCCTTTATTGATTTCAATATCTTCATTAACTAATATATACATTCTTAAATCCATAATTAAATCTCCTATCAATCTCTAAAAATCAATTCTTTATCTTGATAATCCTGACTAATAACTTCATACTTAAACTCAGTCAATATTGCATAATTTCTACAAGTCCTTCATTTTCTTGATTAAAAGACACCCAAATTACTTCTTTTATATTTGTGTCTTTACTTTTACAGTAAGGGCATGGGATGTTGTTTATCATTATTTACTCCTTTTCTAACATGGATAACCTTCATGTAATTCATCTCTTGAATCAGTATAAAAACTTTCTTGATACATGTCGCACTCTTCATTATCGCATTTGAAAATATCTCCCTCTTTCTCTATCCAAGATTGAGGGTACGACCAATAATGTTCTGCTACTTGACGCTTACCATAGTAATCTGTGCATTTTAATTCATAACTACAATATGGACATTCCATAAAAAAATATCACATCCAAATCTTTATCAGGAAGATATACTTCGTTTATCTCCATATATCTTCCATTTACTCCACTTTCTAAATCTTATTTCAAAACTCTCGCTCTAATTTCTGCTAAACTTTCATCTCTTACTAATTTTCCATCAATAAATACATCTTCAAGTAAATCAATAATATCAATTGCATCTTTTTCCATTTCATTTAATCCATCAACCAAATAGATACCATTTTCACCATCAACTACTGCAACCATTCCTTTTTGAGATTTTTTGATTCCACCAATATCGGTTTTAGGATCTTTAAAGATAAACTTTTCAACTCCATCAATAACCGTATAAGTGGCCTTTAAAGCGAACGAAAATGTGTCTCTGGTGTGATAACCTAAAGAATAACTTCCAACTCCGTATACGATGTTTTCTGCTGAAAACCCCTTTGCTTCTAATTGTTTGAAAGTTTCTTCTGCAATTTCTGGACTTATGCTATCTCCATATATTAAGCCCACATGACTATCTAGTACCTTATACCCTTTACTATTAATAGTTCCTCCAAAGGTATCCCATAATGCTTCTACAGAACCCTTTTGCTCTATAGTTAATTTTACTTCTTTACAAATATGAACATTAGCACCATCAATATAATAATATTGTTTATCATGTCTATTCCAATCAATTTCAATAACAATTTCATAATGCTTATCTTGAAATTTAAAAATTGCATCTTGCCTAGAAATACCATGTTCTCCATGAGGTGTATCATTTCTTATATCGTCAATTATTCTCTCCAACATAATTTCCTTGCAATCTTCCAGATTATCACAATATTCTTCATTGGTTAAATCTTCAACAATCACATTACCGCAAATAATCTTTATTGGACTTCCAGAATCAGGACGAATGACACACTTACCATTTCTACTCATAATATCATCTTTCAATGAAGGTAAAATATTCCCCAAGACATTAAAATAATCATACCCATCACTAACTATACTTACAATTCCACTAGGGGCAACTTCAGTAATCATTCTCTTAAAATATCTCAAATCATCTTGATATCCACATTGAATACTATGTTCCGTTGCTAACACACTTGCTGAAACTAATTCCTTTTCCACATTAACACCATAATATTGCTCTAAATATTGAATACTTGGAATCGTATCACTACCAGTAAAATATAATAAATGTCCTGCTCCTGTAGTTACTGCATCTTCATGACCACTCATACCTCTATAACTAAAATTATGACATTGCCATTGAATATGATCTTTACTATCACATGTTTTCTCAGCCCACTTTTCACAAATGTCTCTATATTTCTTTACAATTGTTGTTGCAGTAATTACTTTCCACATATTTGCGGAAATCAATGTCTCTAAGAAATTAGTCAACCAATAGAACTCTTTTTTAGTATTTTCAATTGTAAACACAGGAACTTTCATTGGAATCAATGTGCCTTCTTTTACTGCCTTGATTTTAATAGGAAGGTATCCTAAATCATGTAATGCTTCAATATGAGTTGTATCTGCACAATTATCTCCTAGAGAATTTTTAATGATTCTTTTATAATCTGCAACTACTATTGATTTATCAACATTGAAAAAGTTTTCATTGAAATTATCAATTAGATAATCTTTAATAAATCCTTGTAAACCAAAGAATACTACTTCATTAATTCCTTCAATTCTTGAATGTCTAGGCGTAAATGTAGAATAAATTTTTTCTGTACCTTTTTCACTCATAATGAGGTGGCTTATTTTGTACGAATCTGTCATTAACATTGGATTTGTTTTCATATTATTTTACCTCTTTCTTATTCATATTATTTAAATACTCAGCAACTTCTTCTAACGATTTAAAATACATTCCACCATTTCTTTCTACTATTAATCCGACCTGATTTAAAGATTTCATTTCTCCAATTGAAAAATTAATCTTATCATTTGGATAATTAATTTTATCTATAAACATATTAATATCAGGACTTCCAAGATAGCACATTGGATTTGGTACTTGTGTAATTATTGGAACTTCAGAATTTAATATACAAAATATAGTTTTTCCAGGACGTTTGTTGCTATCATCTATAACTTCTGCAATACTATAGACTCCACTCATAGACGGAGTAATTACATATAAACAATAATCACATGTTTCACGTTGTCTACGCTCTTCTATCATACATTCTTCAGTCCAATCCTCTACAACTGGATTAAAATAGTTAATATTAAGCATTGGAATTAATTTGTCTCTCCATATACTATTATTACAAGTACCGCCAAGGAATACTTTACTCATGACTTAATTACCTTCTTTCATAATTTTATATACTTCAATTTTATCATTTAATGATTCATTCATAATAGTATCTGTAGTGAAAACTTTATCAATCAAGTCTGTTTTAAATACATCGCCTTTGTAAATTGATTCCTCGCAATGTCCAACAACAAGATAAATTTCAGAAGCTCCAAGTTCTTTAAGTTGTTTTGCACCAAGCAAAAATGTTCCTCCATAACTTGATAAGTCATCCAACATTATTACTTTAAATCCTTTTTTCTTAACATCTCCAAAAACTTGAAGACTAGTAATTTTACCTGTTTGAAAATCTCTATGTTTAAATCCAACTAATTGATTTGGAACGCCAATCATTTTACTATAACGTTTCTCACTCGAAGCATCTGGGAAATAAACATAATCAGTATCATCATTGAAATTAATTTTGTCTTTAATATCATAAAAAATATCTACAGATAGGAATCTACTTTTACAATTATTTAATAATGCAGGAGTTACATCAGAATGTGGTTCCAATACATGAATATAATCAAACCCTAAATTATTAATAAATTCTGCAATATATTTTAGTGTAAATGCTGAACCTCCTTCCGATCTATCCATTCTACTGTATGGCATGTACATGATATGTAGATTACAATTTATTTTTAATTGGTCTAGATATTTCTTTAAGAACAATAGTTTAATCAAGTCTGCATCTGATTGATACTTAAATGTAGTTAACGAATTATTAACACCTCCTAAAATCTCATTAATTTGTTGTTCATTGAGTTTTGTTTCCCCATTTGGGAATGTAGTAAAATCTAATAGTTTGTTATTTAACCAAATCATTTTGTTTCCTCCTGAAATATTTATTTCTATATTCATACTACCACAATTTAGCATAATAAGTCAAGTTTAATTTAAACATCCTTTAAAATTTGATTTTCAATCTAATTCTTCAAAACTAATTTTAATCCTCATTTTCTTTTGAATTTTATGTCTATATATTTCTTCATTGTCAAGATACATTTCTGAAAAAATACTATTGGGATAAACCATTAATTTGCCTCCAATAAATTTCCCATCTTTATGCGAATATTTTCCACCAATATAATCCATAATCTCATCTGGTACTTCATTCGTTGCCTTCATAAAATTCTCTTCATCTACTTCCCAACAAAAACATTCTCCATCTCCTGTGGGCTTACCTATAAATTCAACTGATTTCTTCATACTAACCTCTCCTTTACACCAATAATAACTTATAAACCATAGCATAAATCATCACCATTACAAACATAATCAACTGTCCCTTAATTTTTTAAAGATTTATAAATACTTAACTCAAAATACCTAACTTAACACAACTCATCGCAACTTAACTCAAACCAACATATCTAAACCAAACCCAAAATGCTTATCTTAATCAAAAACTATTACTTAATACCAATTTACTCTTCTTTTTATTTAACAATTTTAATTCTGTACATCCTCCAGCAAGCATAGCATGAAGTGTTTTTGCTCTATCAGAAACATGCCTAAATGCCTCCAATCCCTCTTTTGACATTTCATTAACAGGAGCATATTGTAATACTTGATACCCTTTATCAATCTTATTAAAACCACTCTTAATATGTTTTAAAGACATATCAGTATATTCATCTGGATTAACAATTGAATATCCTTGACCTGCTAAGGATTTAATAGTTTTACTTGATTCAAGTAATTTCTTTTTTGTTTTACCAATAATAGAATAATATTTAGGTGTATTTTGACTTTCTTTAATAACCTCTTCAATTTCACTATGTAATATCGTAGTGTCATAATCCATTTTTACAATATACTCAAATAGTAATTCCCATTTTTCTTTTTTATTTACTAATTCATTCATTCTTATATCTCCTTTATTATTCTTATTTTGCCCATAATGCCTATCAAATCACAGCGTATCGTACCTCAACGAAACCCATCTCAACACAACTGATCCTAAAATGCCTAACAAAACCAAACTCATCACATTCAAGACGCAACTGAACATATCTAATCATATCCCAACTTAAAATACATAACAGAACTTATCCCATCCAATCATAACGCAACAGAGCGAAACTGAACCTAAAATACTCATCAAAGCATATCCAAACCCACCCAAACCCTACTCAACGAAACTGAACATATATTGCTCAACTTAACTCGGCCAAACTTATCATAACGCATTTTATCTCGACGTAACGTAGCATATATTGCTTAACTTATCGTAGCTTGCCCTATCCCATCTTAACTCGCCCCAACCCAACAGAACCTAAAAATCATATCTTACTCTACTTCTTCGACTACAGCTACAAACTGTCCATACTTAGGTCTACTATCACACAGTCCTACATATTTCCCTGCAAAATCAATGCTTTGAATTACAGCTTCTAGATCAATTTGAGACTCTTCATAATTTACAAAGAATGTAACTTGCCATGTGTCAAATCTTGCTCTAGTTCTTAAAATTGAAGCATTATTTACTTTCATAACTCTAACATCTCTATACTTTAAATCTGCTTTCAATTGTTCTTTGGTAAGATTTTCACCATATGCAAAAGGTATGTATAACGGTTCAACTGATAAGAATTTCTGAATAGCTGTGCCTTTCTTAATAGACTTAGCTCCATTTCTAATTGTGGCCTCTACATTTTCTGCTGGCATAAAAGTTCCCATATTATCCTTCCAATACAGACCACATTCCCATTCTAAGTCTGCAATCATTTCATGATCTTCGTCAGTTTTTGTTCTCTTACCCGTATATTTCTTTAGTTCCTTAGTTAGAGGATGAAGTGGGTTAACTCCTTGGTTTGAGTGCATAATTAATGGGGTAATACCTTTCCATGTAACTTTAAGTTTTTTCATTTTTAAACTCCCTCTTTCTTTTTAATTATTTATTTCTTACAAGTAAATAATAACATGTTTATAGTAATTTGTCAATAATTATTTATTGATTTAAGCTCGATAAAATATTTTTTTTAACTTATAAGACTTCTTCCTGCTTTATACATTATGAATCCACCTATTGATACAACAATTGCGAATACAAAAACATTTATATTTGAATAACATATAAAATATGATCCACCAAAAGACAAAACAAAACCTATAATTATAAATAATAATAATTTAAAAAATATCTCCCACAAACCTAACTCTCCCTCTCTTTAGGATTCTCCCAATCCAAAAATTCCTTCTCTGCTCTTTCTCTACAATCAGGACAAAACCCTCTACCCATTCCATCAGTACATAAATGAGCATTACCATCTTTACCACAATACCAACATAGATAAAAACTATTTTGTTTAGAGGGATGCCAAGGACTCTCTATGCTTCCTTCTTCAATGAAAAGATGTCCACATTCATTTTCAAATTCCTCATCAGTCATATTTTCAAAATGATCTGCAACTAATTTTAATTTATCTTCCATTGTTAATTGCAATGATTCTTCATCTGTCAATTCCATTTATTTCACTCCTTTATTTATAACATCACAATATCATTATAAATCAACCTATGTTTCTCATCAATCCACCTATCCTCATGATAGTGGCCGAAATACCATTGCTTATAGTCCAATTTCTCTTCTAATACCTCAAAATACTTGTTAATTGATGTTAAACTCTTTACGTATAATCCTGCCATTAACTTCTCAAAAACACTCTGAGAACAATCATGCGAAACAATAAGGTCAATTTTCCAACCACACTTATCTAGATTGCTCATACCTTCTTCATACTCAGCATTAGATGGCATTTCTCTTTTCCACCATGATTTGCCTTCAGTCCTATTCCCTTTATCAATTGAATCAGCTCCACCAAAAGTAAATATCTTTTTGCCATTGATATTAAATACCTGTCCACGCATTAAATGGATAACACTGTCATTAATAAAATGTACCTTACCACCATTCCATATTGAGACTGGCATCTTATCTAGCATTGAATGGTTCTCATGGTTTCCATCTATCCATAAACTAACATAATTTTTCTTATGTAACCAGTTTAACCAATATTCTTCTTCCTTGTCTCCATTCCATACAAGTCCAAAATCACCACAAATTATCATGTAATCGTTTTTAGTCAGTTCTTTTTGAAGAGGGAAGTTTTTCATATTAAATCTTGGCAGGCCCATACTTCCATGAGTGTCACCACTAATGAATATCATAATATTATTTCTCCTTTCTATCCACAATTAATAAATTCATTCACATGATGATCCACAAGATCACCATTATACAAAATACTATAAACATTACCATTCTTGTCGAATTCACAATCACAAGATAAACAAAATCGAGTAGTTTTACTGACTTCATTAGTCTTCTTACTATTACAATTGGGACAATTATGTATTTCTTCCGGCGCATCAGATTTAATTTTCTTAGGAGTATCCTGCTTACAAATGATTTTATATATTGTCGATAATGCTTGTCTATGCACAAAACTTTTAATTCCTTCTCCTGATGACATTCAATTTCCTCCTAATATTTTATTTCTTGATTATAGTATAACATAATATGGATTAGAAAGCAAATGGAAAATTATTTAAAATTCACACAATCTAAACATGATTGGCCGTACTCTATCGATGAGCATTTTTTATAATCCATACCAATAGTACATCTTTTCTCCATAAATCTTCGTTTAATTGAATCTGCTGCATCATAAAAACCAAATTTATTAGCAATATAATGTAAATCCTGCATCTGATCAATCAAAGAATCTTGTCTTTGTGGACATTGTTCTACTTTTTTAAGTTGTTCCTTCCAATTAGACATAATTATTCCTCCTATTTATAGTTTAAATGAGTATATCAATCAATTATCCTAATCACAACACGTTTAAATTCAGCGCACCCTTCGCATATATCCAAATTATCAGATAGAATAATTTGACTATCTTCATAATCATTGAATAATAATTCCTTGAAGCAATCAATACAAAATTCAGCCATATAATTATTCCCTCTCTTCTTTATAAAATCTACCAACATAATAATATTTACTTTCATCCTCTACATCATCTTTAAACCATAAATTGCCTATAAACTCCTTAACCTGACCACCACAAGCCCAACCATCTTGTTCCATTTCTTTGATATGATTTAATCTTTCTTCGGCATTATCATAATGAAATGTTTTTGAGTGAGAATATTTAAGTAGTTTCATTTAATTAATTCCTCCTTCGTTAAACATATTAAATACTTTGACAAAACATATCAATGTCTGACTTCTTGCCTTTTAATGTAATTCTATATTCCACACTATTACATGGAAATCTAAATAGTGTAGCTACATAATCAATTTTGCAGTTTAGATTCAAGTCTTTTGCTAAAGAATTCGTGCTGTCTCTAAAACTAAAATCTCTAAACCCACCAACTATTTTATTGATAACTTTAGTTATTGTTGAATTAGTGTTTTCTAATTCTTGCTTTCCACAAATATAAGCATATTTAAAAATCATTTGCTCTCGTTCGGTTAAATCTATATTGGTTTTTTGTTCCAGTTCTTTAATATATTTATCCATAATTACCTCCTAACTTCCCATCTAATCAAAGTTTCACTCGCTTACAATTGATTTACACTTAGGACATCTATATAGGTAGATGAGTTGCTTAGAATATCTCCCATCATTATACACTCCACTATAGACATTAACTTCTTTATTATCTTCTGTAACAAATGATAATTGTAAAAATGGCATCTTTAATTCATACATATTGTGTGAATAACCACACGCTTCACAAAGCATATATTATCATCCCTTCCATTCAATTCTTAGATTTATTCTGCTTCAATAATTATTTGATCACCATTTTCTAACCCCGTAAAACATATCATTTATTTTAACTTTTAGATTGCTATCAGGAAAATTATGATTCCTTAAATATTTTTCAAGTTCAATTTCTTTCATTATCCTCGCTCCTTTTACCCTTTTATATCCTCGTTTTAATGTATCACTTTTCACCAGACTCCCACGTATCCTCTTCGCCATTTTCATGAACTGTAACGCTAGATTCACACATAATACACTCATAATGATGAACTTCACTGTGCCCAATACCCTCTGATGAATCAAATTCCATTTTCTCTTGACAAAATTTACAATGCATAATAATTCTCCTTTCAATTCCTTGTTTATACAAACAGATTTTCCACTTTACAATAAAAATTATCATCTTTATATAATACATCACCAACCAATTCCAAACTGGTACTGAATCCACCCATTAAAAATATGTCACATTTATCACCTTCTATTTTTATGCTTTTGACTACTGCCTTAATCCCTCGTTTTAATATAAATCTATCAACAATTTCTTTAAAATCCATTTAATTTCTCACTCCTTTAAATATAATATTATACAAACTGTTACTTCTGTATAATATAACTATTTATTCATATATTTCTAAAGTTGGCAACTCGAATGAATCGCTATACTTTTTAGCTCCATCAAACCAAATACATATTGCTTTAGTTGCACCACTGTATACCCCTATACTTTCTATAGTCATTGCAGGACTTCCGCTTTTTAATAGAACAACATCTCCACTTTTAAAATCGATTTTAATATCCCCTTCTCACTTTACTCACTAAATATACAGAAGCAACAGTATGTATATAATATAACATATTGTACCAATTATATAAAGTATATCCCTCGAAACTAGACATTCATGCTATTGGACTTTCTTCATCCATCCACTTAATAAACTCATGTATTTTTCGATACATTATTTGAAAATTTTCTTCTTCTTGCTTACCATCTCTTGAACTCATATAATATTCAAGAATTGATAATAACTCTCCTTTTGTCTTGCACCAAGTAGACCTTCTCATAAACATTAAATCGTCTTTATCCATTTATAAACCTCCTTTTAAATCACTTTTCAACGTGTTTCTAATTCATTCTTAAAAATATTTAAATATGGTTTGTATTGGTCATAATCAACAACATATCTTGGAGGTGGTTCTGGAACTGTATCATAACGCTCCATGACATCTAAAAATTTACTGCGCTTGATCATTTTAATACAATTCTTAATATGATCTGTAGTCATTTCAGATATCTTTAAGTGCTTATTGTCTAAAGTTATCCAAACAGAATAATCCATTTTAGATACTTCATTGACTATATGCAACGATGGAATATTATAAATCTTCTTACTAAAATCTTTCAATTCAATAGGCAATTGACCTCTATAGCTTCTCTCACATTCTCTAATACACCATTTATTTAACCTTTCTTCTTTTATTTCTGGTTTTCCACTCATTTCAAATCCCTCATAAGTTCCAGGATCAATAGGAGCTTCATTTAATTCATCATCTGACAAGTAAGCATAATCATCTTCATTATTATCATCGAATTGAATTTTTGGCCTATTATTTATACCCCATGCTTTATTACATTTCTCATCACAAGCTACAATAATTTGTTGACCAAAATAAGTAATATTTCTTTGAATCAAAACAATTTCCTCCTTCCATCATCTTTAAGGCAATTTCATTTCGATTTTAACTAACCATACCAAATTAAATGCTAATAATCCAACTATTAAACCTAAAGCAAAATACAACATGGTTTATTTCCTCCCTTCAAACCACACATTTATAGGATGATAATCTACATTTCGATATAATATCTTTTAATTTCATCATCCCATTGTATTTTAGGTGAAAATATAGTATCGTCTGCTTTCACAGGAAATTCATAAACATAAACTGCATTTTCTTCTTTAGAATATGCAGTTGCAATAATTCCTTCAATGTTCCAAGACCTTCTAATATCATTACACATTGCCTTATAGTATTCTTTCCAATCATTTAATAATTGCTCATCATTGGGATATTCTAATGACATATTACGCATATATTTTGATATTTGAACTCTTGGGATTAATCTTTCATCTTGACATTTATAGCGATTGCAATGATAATTCTTTTCCATAATATTTCCTCCTTTTTAATTATAACTTTTTAATCACTCACATATCACTCTCCTATAATCCTCAACAAACTTCTCTACAGCCAAATCCTTATCTTTTGCCTCAATCATTACATCAAATTCTAATCCCTTATACTTCTCAAAAAACTCTCTACAATATTCATAATCAATCATGTCAGAATGACTTCTAAACGCTTCAATACTCTTTGGTGAACTAAGATGAATCTTAGGTACTCTACCATCCTTCCAAGTAGCAAATATGGCTTCTAAATCTAATTCTGTACCATCATTATTGCAGTACATATGATGTATATCTAACACAGCTCTGACTCCAGTTTCTCGATGTATTCTCATTACATCACTTACAGTATAACTTTTGTCATCATTCTCTAGCAAGATATGATTTCTCAATTCCAAAGGCAAACTATTGAAAACATTAATAAATCTCTTCATTGCTTCACTTTTATTCCCATAAACTCCACCAGCATGAATTATAATATTAAAATCATCAAGGCCCATAGCATTAAGAATATCATAATGATAAATTAAATCTTTGATAGAATTATTTACAACTTCATCTTTATTGCTTGATAATACACACATTTGAGAAGGATGCATTGACAATATCATATTATTATTTTTTGCTATATCACCAATCCTTTTTAAATCAGATTGCATCCAAGACATATAATCAATATCTTTCATAATTTCATGAGTAACAAATGTAACTAAATCAGAACTGATTCTGAATAATTTAATTCCTTCAGAAATGCAATGTTGGATTGTACGCTCAGTTTCTTTTAGATTATGAGCAATTGTTTGTTTTAATCTGTATTCACTAAATGATGCTAATCTAAATATTTGATATTTTGTATTGCATTTTTTACTCATACAAGCGAATCCTACATGTCTGATCATTTTATGTAATTCCTCCCTTTGGATATAACCTAATATAATTATATTAACATGATATAGATATGATTGAAATAATTATATTAGGTTTTTATGAGCATATTTTTTACACCAAGTCTTTTGCTTTTTTTACTGCTACATACAAATCAGTGGCGTAATCACTTTTCATTTCTTCAAAACCCCAAATATTCTCATCTAACATCTCTCTTGCCAATGTTAAACATTTACTTAATTGAAACCTTAATTCATCTCGTTTTTCATCATATGTTGTAACAACACTCATTTTTAATAACCTCTCTTTCATCAATTAAATGAATAATTTCATCGACTATTTAAATTTTCTAGCATTTTGTTAAAAGTATATTTACGTCTTTCCATTTCATTTCTTGCACAAATCTTTAAATGTTCAATCATTTTTTGTTCATTTTCAGGAGAATCATCTGTATCCCACAACTTTCTTTCGAAACCACCAACACTTTCACTGAATCTACCCTTTTGAACAATTCCTATTTTGTCTTTTGGTATATTAACAAAACAATCAAAAACCAGTTCGCTATTACTATTAAGTTTAATAACTTTATCAGTTTCTTTAATAATTGGTAATCTCGCCACTTCTATTTCTAATTTTTGATCTGTTAATTTTAAAGATACACCTATTAAGTTCATATTATTTTCCTCCCATAAGTCTTAATCTTTATCGGACAATGTTTTACCATAACATATTTGCTTTTCAACTACATCTTCCCATGTTGTAAAAGGTAAATTAACCCCATGCTCCTTAAGAAGTTTGCAAAAAAGATAATCACATTTTGCAGGATATAATCTCTTATTCGGCACAAAATCCTTATTCTCATTTATAGGAACAATGTTAAGTTTAATCTCATCTTCTCTAGCATTATAAACAACTGTATAGATTTTACCATCTTCTAAATATACATGCCAAGTATCTCTATCGCACGTATAACCGTATAATAGGGTTCTATCTGACTTATCCTTCAAATCTTCTGCTGATAGGACAGGTTTTGGGATTTCCTCAATGCTTCGAAGATAAAGGTAAGCTGTTTTATTCATTTACAATCATTCCTTCCATAGTCTTTAAAATACGTCGTTCGAGGTAATTTATGGTTTTAGAATTTTAACTTTTCTAACTTATTGAGTTGTTTTTTAACAGATTCAATCTTTCTTAATTTCATTTCTTCTGCTCTCACAATTGCAGATTCTTTAGTTAGGTGCCATTCTTTGCCCTCTCCATGAAAGTAACTAGTAAAACCATTTTTTCTAATTTCAACCATGTCGGATTCATCTTTATCACGAATGCTATTAACACAGCGTTTTACTTCTAATTCATAAATCCCTTTAGTTAAAGCGTATTTACTAATCCAAACCTTAAAATTTGCACTCAAATTCCACCTCTCAATTTTTTCTTCTCTCAAATTTCTTCTTATCCATATCATACCATACAACCACCCATACGTCAATACTTTATAAAAATTTTATTTCTTACTTCATAAATCCATTAGAAACAGTTCGCTTACCATAACCCTTAATCACATATCCATTATCTTCACAAAACTTCTCTGCTTCTTGATAAGTTTGAAAATCGTCTAACCATTCATCGGTTTCACAAATAATTACTGCCCAGACATATTCTGATTTTTTAATTTCATTTGTGTGAATAATTTCTACTTGCATTTAATCATCCCTTCCAGTTTCCTTTACGCTAATTGTTTCAATACTTACATTTCTAATAATAAAATTCTTAACTACAATATCTTTCCCATCGTTCCAATCTAAAAATAATTGGATAATTTCTTCTACAGTCATATTATGTTGCACTATCGTTCCGTGTATAAAATCTTTTGCAAAAACTGAAAACATCATTTAATTTATTCTCCTTTTCTATTTCATAATCCCTAAAATAATATTATTAATCACTTCAGTTTTGTTCTCATTTCCTCTAATACAAATATCTAAACCTTTTGCAATTTTAATAACTTCTTTAATTTTTAGTGGTTTTAAAATTTGTTTTACTTCATTAGAATTAGTTGAAATTTTAATCGTATTAATAATGTCTTGCATGATTTTCACCTCTCATGCTAATTATACATGCAATTGTTTGGTTTTTCTAGTATTAAATTCCAGATAAATGCAATGAAATGATTTATTATTCTTTAGTCAAAATACCAATCAATTGCTCATATTGTTCTTGAAAGTATCCATCCAACTTCCCTTTGTATCCTGAATATCCTCTTAGATATCCAAATCTTTCATATACTGATAAATCAAGATTAGGTAGCATCATTCTAATCCATTGATCAATATATTTTTTATCTTTACCTTTAAAATCCATTAACAATACCTCCTTTTCTAATTATCTTTCTATTTTTAAGTATAAAGCAGGGCATTCTTGTGGGTTATTATTAAACAAATCTTTTAGAGGATGACAAGTCCAACCCTTTAAATTACAGTCCTTATATTTATCACACGCCACACAACATCTTCGTATTTCATTTTGTCCACAATCATTATACCCATTGCCACCACATTTTAATGTAAACTTTGTGTAATCAATAATCATCTTATCTCACAATCCTTTCTAACAAGCCACATCGCCACAATACATTTCTGCTAAATCAAATATTTTCTTCTCTGTCCTACTTACAATCTTCTGACTCAAATTCAATACTTCACCAACTTCTCTTTGATTAAATCCATACTTAAATCTTAACTTATAAACTTCTAACATTTGATCTGATAATAAACTTAAAAAATCATTCAATATTATTTCATTTTCTAATTCTCTTCCGGTGTCCCCTTGAATTAAATCTGCTAAAATATTACTTGATTCATTTTCATCCAATCCTCTATCCAAACTATCAATTAATGAACATTGATTCAATACCTGTATTCCTGATTTAATTAACTTTAAGGAAATATTTAATTTCTGTGATATTTCTTTCGGATTATCTTCTTCGAGATAACCTGCTTTCCTAATTTTTGCAACAGTTTCTTTAACTGAATTAGGAATTGATATAAAATCATAATTAGCACGAATATTATTGCTTATTTCTCCCCAAATCATAGGAACAGCATATGTACTAAATTTTATTTCACTTCCATTCTCTCCTTTGAATTTAGTAGGATTGAATTTTTCATATGCTTTAATTAGTCCTATGTATCCAATGCTTAGAATATCATCTTTTTCTAATCCTTGTTTATATAGCTTATGATAAAATTTTAATGCAACAGAATTGGCAAGTTTCATATTGTTTCTGATGAATGTATCTGGATCTTCTTTGATGTGTGGATTAGTTTTCATTTTTGAGTCTCCTTTTATGATTAAAATGGTTGATTTATATCTTCATTTAAAACTTAAATTGGTTTTTATATCTTGCTCCAACGATGGTATTATAGATATGATCTCTCATAATTTCAAATTGTTTTTCATTACTAGTCTCTCTTAATTTTTTAATAGCTTCACCCAAGTCAATCATCACTTCATTGAAAGGTCTATAAGTCCCATCTGGTTCGCACATTTGAAAACCTAGATTTTTCAATACTTTCTCCACACCATTTGTCTCTGTTTTCCTTAAATCATTTTCCAATTTAATTTCCTCCATTTATCTTATATTATAAACTAATTTTTCTTTGCAATTTGAACAACATGTACCAAATGCAATATTCTCTACATTTATTTCTTTAGAATCACAATAGCGGTCAAAGTCTGCACAAGCATACCATTGTTCAGTATTCTCACATTTTTCCTCTTCACAAGAATGACAAATTAATTTCTCACAAATGTTCATTTACGTTTTCTCCTCCTAACTATAAAATCGCCATTTTATTCTTCCTTATATTGAATATTACATACCTTTGCTCTCTAAATATCTTATTACATCTTCAAGAGAAGAAATAAAACCATTATCAATTAATTCAACTATTTGTTTTTTAATATCTTTTTTACAGTCTTGGATTCCGTCTAAGTATCCTTTTTTGTATTCAAAAGAGTTCTCTTCACTCATTAATTTCCTCCTTCTGGTGATGAAATCACCGTTTTATCACCTATTCCAAAAATCCATTTGATTCCTAAAAATGTCCTCAATCATTTTAATTTGAGAAGGAGAAAATGTTAACATGTTATCCAGCAACCAATCAGTTTGCCCTCTGGTTAATTGATGTTCTGACCAAAGGAAAAATACATAACCTTTATCTGGATAGGAATCATACTCCTTGTAAAATTCTGCTTGAGTAAACTTAACCCAACCTAACTTTTCAAGTAAATGCTCACCATGAAATAGTTTAAAGTTCTCACGATCATATATCTTCAACCCTAATTTATTCTCCAATTCATCTGCTAAACTAATATGTTCATATTCACCACAGATATGAAATTCCCCATTTAAATCTAACCAACCACACACAAAGTTATGCAAATTAATCATCCTTTCTAGAAATGAAATGCGTTCTATTTCTTTCCAAACAGATTGTCAAGTTCATCTTCATACTCTTTATAATAGATAAACCTTGTAAAATCTATTTGCATACTTCCATCATGGTCAAGAGTCATAACTTGTTTAGTAAACCATGCAATTAAATCACTTATATCTCCTGATTGACGAACACCTTTTTCATCAGTAAAATGATAATGTTTATATTCATCTATACAAAGCAAACTCAATTTTCCTATTTCCAACAATGGTTTTTCTAGCTGTTCTTTAACTGCAACTTTCAATATTGAACCTCCTTCATACGTTCACATGCTCATTAATGCCCCGTTTTTCAAATCCTAAAAGAAGATAAAATGCGTGTTTTCTGGGATAATTATTAAGCGTTATAAAAACCAAGTTTCCTTAAATATTCCATTGTACAAGGTTCTGGCACTTTATCAAATATATTTTCTTTCCATTCAATATACTTGAGCCTATTTTCTTCGGAAGTTCCTTTAAAATCCATTTCTAAACCAAGGTCATCATTACCCCATACTGCAATACGAACAAAATTAAATTTATCTTCTTTGTATTTATTTCGCAATAGAAATATTCTAACTTTATCTCCTTCATAGTTAGGACACCAATCATCAGTTGTAGCAATAAATTTTTCTACCTTATCAACAAAATCTTCTTTGCATTTTCTACTTTTCTTTGGTTTTTTGATTTTCTTCATTATTTTATTCCTTTCTTCTAACCCTATCAAAGATGTCTTTCATCTATCTATGCATAAATATCCATTCAAACATTATTAGTGTCAAAGATGATATAAACATTAATGAACTCAAATATAAAAATTTGTTACTTTTTAAATCCGTGATATTTATCATGAAAAAATAGATTCCTAAAAGAAAAACTATAAGTATTAATCCATAAATCATAAAGATAATTCCTTTCTTAAATACTATGAACGTGGGATTTTAATGCCCTTGACCAACCATTATTCCAACGACTCTTTCACATTCTTCTAATAAACAACTTTTCTTCCTTACTTAATCCCACTCATTATCTTACTTACCTTCTTATCATAAAATACAGCCATTTGTTCTCTTAACTTTTCTTTAAATTCTGCCTTAATTTCCTTAATAACTTCTGAAAATGCATCATTAATCTTTTCTTCAATTTCATTAGGATCAAATAGATATACTCCCATATCCTCTAATTCTGTTTTAAAATGTTCCTTGATAATTTCAATAAAAGCATTTTTCATTTCTTCTTTGTCTTGAGCGTCAAATATCTTCATAATGTTTTCCATTTAATAATTCCTTCTTTCTGCTTATTACATGCTTAATTCCATCTCAGATATTAATCTATTGGTCTGAGTTAAGGTTTCACTAATTAACGCCTTACAGCTACCTTCTGGACTGTCTGGTAACACTTCAGTGAGATATTTAATGTATGCTTCTAATGCGTTATAGATTATGTTCTTCTCTTGTTTGGAAACTTCTAGGGTGGTTGTAATTTTCATTTATTTAATCTCCTTTTATTTTATTCAATAATTCCTAATTGTTTAAGAGCTTCCTCATATCCCCATAGTTTACCACACATCATATCTTTTTGTCTTTTGATGCTATCACTATCATAGCGGTCAATATGAACATCTACACCTTTTAATTCATTATATTTGGTTAATGTTTGATTGATTTTTACATCATCAATTTTCATTTTAATCTTCTCCTTCTACCACGAATCTTGCTTTTAAGTCAAATCCATATTATATAAATCATTATGCATCTTTAACATTATCTCATATAAATAATTACGATGTTCTGGTGGAGTACAAATGTCTAAGATTTTTAATAAATGTTCATATTCATCTACTGTGAATTTAATTGTTTTCTCATTATTTTCTGTTTTAGATATTAATTGCATTATTTTTCTCTCCTTTCCAGTAAATTATATAATACCTACCTTTTATTCTTCCATTTCTTCTCATAAACCTTCTTAGTCATTTTCTTATCAGCAAAATCTAATATATTCTCTGCTGACATATCCTCAAAATTAAGTATATCAAAAATCATATAAGGTTGACCATATTTAAATCCAACTGCTACAGAATGTCTTCTGCCAGACACAATATACCAATCGAGTTTAGGATATATTTTCATTCCTAATTCAATACAAAAGTAACAAATCCAATGGCAACAGTGTCTACATTGATACCAACCTACTGAATGTTTCAATGGTTTTCGATGATAACACCAATAATCAGAAGATGTTTTATGGTATGGAGGACTACCTGGAATCCATGAGTACCAATCTTTCATATATTCATTCATTGATTCTAATTTTTCATTAGTGATTTTATTTTCGTATCTCCATAATTCCATCATTAAATTCATGCCATAATCTAAAGCATATTGAACATCTTTATGAAATAAATATGGTTTTACTTTCTTAGACCAGTGTTTACGAAAATTAAATACTTTAGGTTGAATTAGTTTTATATTTTCAGTTTGCGGTTTTAGTTGTGTTTGAGTTTGCATTATGTAAATCCTTTCTTAATTATTATATCATGCTCACTTAACATTTAAACATCCTCCATATAATTTAGTTCGTCCCAATATTTTTTAACCCAAATATCACAAGTAACATATAATTCATCATTTCTATAATAAATATTAGAAGGGAAAATTAAATCTTCTTTATCTTTGCATCCCAAATCTTTCAATCTTTTTTCACATATAAGTAAAATCTCTTCAATTCTTTCTGATAATTCTTTTATTTTGCAGTCAATTCCTACAATAAAACCTTCTGATGTCATAAAATTATTCCTCCTTTATGTATGAAGTAAATTAAGTTTTATCTCTTTTTATTTCCCCAATCAAAACCAAAATCAGAACGCTTTATTTTACACATATCACCATTATCTCTATGAAAAACAATACCCTCAATCATATTCTCACTAAGATATTCTTTAATGCCTTCGAATGATCTTTCAACATCTAGAATGGTTTCACCATGTTTAATCAAAATATCGCCATCTATGACCATAGTATCAATATTTTTCTGAAAATGAACTCCGCATAATTCATAAGTTCCATCTGCCAAACAATTACTATTTTCAAATGCTTTTATATGCCATTTGTCATTAGGATTGTTAGAATCACACAAAACCCAATGAGGAAAATGTCCAGTAATAGGATCTGCTTCATCTTGACATGGAATTGCGTTATTAGGTAACTTTCTACCTAGTTTAAAATCAAATCTCTTATAAATAGAACCATCTTGAATCAAACAACATGTTCCATCATATTTCCTAGTAGCAAATCCTTCTCCTTCAAGCACCCACTCACACCCAATTGTAATTTCAGAAGTAATATTAGCAATAGCATGGCCGTTAAAAGTTCGTACAAACAAAGATGGCATCTTTTTCATAATTAAATCCTCCTCAAATTATATTTATTTTCACCACATGAATTCAACATTTTCATGGACTACACTTTTCTCTTTTTGCAAGTTCGACTCCCAATGTATTTAATTTCATAATAAGTTTTTCTCTATATTCTTTTAACTCCTCTTCATCATCTGCATAGTCCCAATTTAACCAATCATTAAGATTGTTGTTGATGTCTTCATATAATTCTTTTGCAAGTTCAAATAAATATTTTTTAATTTCAAATACTTTTACATCATCTTTGTCTAGAATTACGTAACTTTGATACCATGATGCAACTAAATGAAAATCTCAACCTTCCGCATCAAAGAAAATTACAGTAGGCGAATTATTTTGTAAAGCATAGATAAAAGCATCTAAACAATCATTTGGAATATCAGTCATATAACTTGCTCTTTCTGAGAATCCTTCTAACTGTACATTGACCCATCCATGTTCAGGTTTTGCTAACATGTCAACACACTCCTTCAATAATTTTATTTTTACAAGTTTCAGCAAATTCAGTATGTTTATCGTTCAATCCATAATATTTCTTGCATATTCTATCATAAAACTTGCCATCACCTTGATTAACACTACCAACGATAATATATTCAACTTTTGATACAGTTAAATTATTTTCCTCTACAATCATTTTACAATGACCAAAACGATGTTGATATTTATTGTTTCCTAGATTAACTCTACAATATTTTGTAGCATGAATCATAGCACTAATTTTACGTTTAATAATTGGAGTGGTTAGTGATTTAGCATTATGAATATGTTGTTGGTATTCTTGGATTACACGTTTTGGTATGAAGTATAATAGATACATTTATTTATCATCTTCCTTCCATTCGAGTAATATCTTGATGATCTTTTCACGGTTTGTTAATTGTTTCATGTTAGTTCCCTCCTTTTATTTATTTTATTCCCAAGGAAATGGTTCATGTAATGCTAATTTAGTTATTTCATTATTCTTAAAAATATCTTCAGAAGGAAAACTTTCAGTAAAGTAAATTTCTAGATTATTAAATAATTCTTCAGGAACATTATCACAATACTCAAAGAAGTTATTTGAATTTCTTTGCCCATGTCTTTCACCAATTACAAATATGAATTTCTCACCTTTCTTGAATTTTCCATAGTCAGTGTCAATTGGTTTCAATAGAGTAATAATTTCTACTGGAATGTGCATATTGAATGAATCTTTACCATTGATTTTAATTGTATTGACTAGTTTGATGAAGTTTTTAGTTGAATTTGTTTTGATATATGATTCTTGATATCCCATGTTTATTACCTTCTTTCGTTTTTTAGTTTTATTTAATATAATTGATTTTGATAATGGTAATTATAAGTTAAGTTCCATGTATACATCGTCTAATTCATCTTGAGTAATACCGATATATCGCAACGTTTCCTTTGGAGAAGAATGATTTAAAATGGACTGAATTATAACAATATCTACCCCTGCAATATACGCATGATAACCCATGCTTTTTCTAAGGCTGTGACTCCCAATATTTTCCTTTACACCACAAGATCGTGCTGCTTTATTAATGATGCGATATGCGTGTTGTCTAGTAATCGGTTCGTTTCCTTTTCTAGAGGAAAATAGAACTGTTTCTGGTTTACTAAATGTAATATATTCCGTCAATGCTTGTAATGCGTTTGCAGACAAAGGAAAACTTTTTGTTTTAGATGTCTTCTTTTCTTTTACAATCAACCTATCTCTAACCTTACCTTTTTCGTCTACTACGTCCGAAACGTTAAATTTAAGTAAGTCAGATATTCTTAATCCAGAATTAATTCCTAATACAAATAACGCCCAATCTCTAAGACTTTGAGATTTTAAATAGATTTTCATCTCTTCGATCTTCTTCTTATCTCGGATTGGTTCTACTGTTTCCACTTTTTATAACCTCCTTTAAATCTTCACTGTAAGCCCAGAATTTGACCTGTAAGCTTCTTTACTATCATCATTGACATTAACATACACCGCGACTAATAAGAGGATTAGAAGAGCAATTAAGAGTTTATTTTTCATTATTATCACTCCTTAAATTTATTTATGATTTAATATATTACAATTTAAAGAGATAATGCATGGTTTAAAAATTTTATTTTTATAATATGTATTAACATTCACAACCATAAGCAAATTCTAATAATCCTGCTTGCTTGAGTATCTTCTTTGCCAGTGGCCTGCAAATTTCTTTTGATTTACCATGATCCGGTAATGTAATATGGTTATCAGTATTTTCATTTTGGAAAGTTATGTGGGAACTTTTCCTATGAGATGGTTTCCATCCATGCTGTGTTAGTATCTGTGACATTTCTTTTAAAGTGTATCCTCTCATCCTCATTTATATGAATCACCTCCTTTCTATAGATTAATAATAAATTGGCAAATTTAAAGTTTGTGCTTAAATAATTTTTCTTTTGTAATTTTAAAAGTTTCTTTAACCATTTTACACCATAGATATATTACCATGATATATAAAATAATAACAAGTGTCCACGCAATTACAATCATTTATACCACCTTCTCTTTATAATATTTATAATTACAATCTCTAATATCCTTAACATGATCATAACAACCAATTAATGAAAATTGATGTTCATGCGATTTCCTTTCTTCCGAATAATTTTTGCTATGCACTAAATTATCCAATTCTTCATATTGCTTATCTAACTCCTCTGGTGAAATATTTTGGTCTACCAATACCTTAATATTGTATCGTGGACTACTCCAACATCCATCCTTATTCTCATCGCGTATCCCTACCATTTTTATTTGTGAAAACATATTTGGCAATTCTTTAAAGAAATTAAAAGCAAATAATCTGTCAAATTCGTGGTTCTCTTCAGTTTGTCTTCTCATTTCAATAAATTCATTCCATTGCCTTTCTACATAATCTTCTTGGGTTATAGATTCATCTCTTCTAAATTGGTTATAAAGTTCAGTTTCTTCGTTAAATTCTCTAATACATTGATAACCCTGATAATAAAATTCTCCATCACCCCAATCTACTTTTTCATAAGCAACTAAAGCATTATCATCAGTATATGAGTCAACGAAGCACAATTTGGAATTTTCGTTAATTACTTTTACTTTCTCTAGAAATAAATCAATCTCATTTTCAAAACTTAAATATGTTGCACTTGGTTTAAATTTATCAATAAGCCATTCATGTTCACCAAAAATTTGATATCCTTTTTTAGTTAACCATATTCCATATTTCCATAATGGAGTTTCTTTTAATGTAAAATGACACACTGTATTTTGACCAAATGAAAATATAAAATATCCGTCACCAAATGTTTTCTTGGTTATAGTAAATTTATCTGAAACTTGAGTTAAGATATTTTCTAGTCTTGATTTGTTGTATTTCTTTATTAATCTTTTTTTCATTTTAATTATCCTCCTTCATTGCATAAATTTTCAATGATCTTTCTAGAGATTCTAATGTAACTTTCATCATAGGAGTTGATTTGATTTTAATTTTACCATGATGGATTTTTAAGTTTACAGCCCTAGTGTCAAATTTATAATCTCCAATTCGATATGTACCATATCTGTCCTTTGTTGCATTGTATTTTACAAGTAAGGAGTTGATACTTGCAATGTGATTTTCTCTTGCAGTTGACATTTTTATGTACCTCCTGATAAATTTATTTCTGTATTTATAATAACACAAATACAATATAAAGTCAATTACACAAAACAATTAAAATGCAATTTTTAATGGATTTAGTGTACGCTGAAAGTGGCTTATAGCTTGATTTTTGAAAATTGGAAATCTTGAAATTTAAGAAATAATAACTTTACTATCTAGATTTTCAACACATGCAGAATATAATCTCTCTAAAACTTTTAATGCCCCTTTGTAATCTCCCCATCCATTTTCAGGATTCATATCTTCATAATGTTTTGGATTATTCTTCATTTTATTAATTGAATTTTTAAGTAATGGTAAGCAATCTTTCGCTGATTTGCCATATAATTCATATAAACCATCACCACCAATTGCGTCTCTAAACATACTAGCAACATTATAAGTATAATTATCGTCATATATTTCTTTTTCATCACAGTTAACCAAATTAATATCATAACTCATCTCAAAATTCCTCCTTTCAATTTGTTAATTATATTCATATAAAAATTTATAGTATTCCATAAACTCAATTTCTGCTAAATCTGCATAATCAATAATATTTCCATTAGGAGTTTTTCTTATATACTCTATGCAATTTTTACAGCCATACTTTTCCTTAATTATTATTCCTTCATATATCTCATCCTTATTAATATAGGGTATAAATAATAAATCATCTTCATCCCATAATACTTTAAATTTAACTTTTTTACCTATCCATTCCGGTGTATACATTTTTTATCCCCTCCATCCATCTTTTATTCTTCACCCAAACCATTAAACACAAACCAAGTTTCTAATAATCCTTCATGATTAACATTAATAAATATTTGATCTGACTTATCTAAAATGTCTCTAATAAAATAATATCTGTGTTCATTATCTTCTCTTGATGGTATATCTAGATTGTGTTTAGTTTTTACAATCATATGTATTTCAAATTTGTTGTCTATGATTTTAGCGACATCTTCACCATAAAAATGATCAAACTTTTTCTTGGTATTATTTAGAAAGTTTTCTACTTCTTGTTTAGATTTCAAAACTTATCATCCTTCCACATATTGCTGTTTGTTCCCTCTTTATAATCCATAGTTAACCACATTAATTTAGTAGCTAAAATTTCATGATCCATCTCTGAATGATTGCTGTTTTTGAATTGAATATAGATGATGTTAATTTCTTGAAGATATTCATTTTCAGTCATTCAATAAACCACCTTTCTAATTTATCTATCACAAATATCTAACCACTGTGCTTCGGTGCCACTAGCCGTAATAGCTAATTTTTGACCATTTGTGAATGTATATTCAACTCTTATAATATTTGTATCCCAATGATCTTTGTAGATTTCAACATTAGAAATTTCCAAACCAATTGTAGATTTTAATAATTCTTCTTCCATGATTTTGTCTCCTTTCTAAGACTGTTAATCCAACTGCTTTAATTTTTCCTGTTGTTTTAGTTTAATTTCCTTATTTCTAATTTTATACTTAATAATAAATTCAATTGTCATCCATATTAACCCAGCTATTAAAGTTTTATAAACATTGCTTGTGATTCCCCAAGCATACAACCAAACTATAATATCAAGAAGCGTAAATTGTGGAGTAGTAATTTCTTTTAGAAACCACATAATATCCTTTATCCTCCTTATAAAATAAGTTATTCTATTCACTATCATCAAACTTAAAATGATTTCTAATCATAGTCGATAATGGTTTAGGATAATCAAATTTACCATCCAATATTTTCAAATTATAAACTCCAATACTTGTATAAATTTTATTCAATAATTCCTCTGCTTCTTTTAAATACTCAATTTCTTCAAGTAATTTATCTAATTCCATTACTGACCTCCTGTAATATACTCTTAATTTCTTCAGGAATATCTTTTCTATCTTTCCAATATGATTGTCCAACTCGACATATTCCAATCAAAGAATTATGGTCTCTACACATGCTAGACCTTCTCTCATAAGCAGAACAAGAATGCATTCCTTGCCCATCTACGGTTAACCATTTACAAACAGATCCTTGTTCTTCAATATTTTCATTTATATAATCATCTAAATTATCTTCATTTACAGTTTCCAAAAAATCAGGAGATAAGTCGCTTGTTTCATATTTTGGTACAAAACATAAATAACCTTTACAACAGTGACCACATCTTAGACATTGAGACATTTTATCATTTCCTTTCTTCGGGATCTCCACAATATCTGCAAGAGTCTTCATTATAACTTCCATCTTCCTGCTCATAATCACATTCTAAAGTTGGTGAAGTTGGACAGTACCAACTAAGATGTTTCCCACATATTTTACAATCGGCTGATCCCCAATCATTAATAGTTAAATCACTATGATTGCATAAACTCTTATATTGTTTTACTTTGTCATGTAATAAATTTAATTCATTCTTTTTCTGTATTATTTCTTCGCTAATATTGCCTATAAGTTGCTTTAATTCATCATTTGTATATTTTTTCATAATAAATACCTTCTTTCATTTTTCGTCATTTAAAATGAGTCTTTCAAATGGAATTCTAATTCTAATCACCTTCATGAGTATATATCTTAGACGTATTTACACTAATATGTTTTTCATCTACATATTTTAATGCTTCATCTTTTGCTTCCCACATTGAATTAAATTGTAGTCTTTCGATATTCCTTGGCATATTACTTTGGAGATAATAATGCTTACCTCCCCACCTTTAGCAATATTAATAACTTCTTCAATATCAGGAAATTGGTAATTGTCAGTTTTAATTTCCTTTAATACTGTTACATTTTCATTTAATTCAAAACGATTAGCGTCACTAGCCCATAATAATGTTTTCCCTTGTTCTAAAGTTTTAATAACATTAGAAGTTAAATTGTCTATAAATAAGAAAGGATTGTGGATATTTGATTCTTTTATTTTGCCTTCTAATAATTGCTCTAATTGTCTAGAATAAATACCACCTAGTTTGCCTTTTAACCATTCAATAATTTCAACTAATCCATTGAGATTTTCCGAAGAAATTTTTAAATACCACTGTGCTTTATAATTTGGGATATCTGCATATACAAAATTAAAAGATGTTTCTTCTGAACCATTATACAACATAATTTTCCTCCTTAATACTTCAATTTATGAATTCCCTACTACTATTGCACCTTAGTAATCGTAACATCAAAATCAACTTCCCACTCACCATCATCCCATTCCTTATCAAATATCTCAATCAAATGACATTTCGTACACCTTACACCATAATTAGCAGAACCATATCCATTACAAACATTTGTATCGCTACAAGAAGTTCTACTATGATTGATTAAACTCAGAATCAAATCTTTTTGCTCTCTGAATTTTTCAATTTTAGCTTTTGCAATATTTTTGCGTTTATTTAATTCTTCTTCCTTTAATAGTTTCTGTTGCTTTTCTACTTGCTTACTTAACTCTTGCAATTCTTGTGCAGACATTTTAGAGACATCCATATTCATACTTCCTTTCGATTTCCTGTTTGTTAGGGGTTATTTTAGTCTATGAAATAAATCTAAAACTTTCTCTAATGCATATACTTTACCATCCCTAAACGAATATGTTAAATCCTTTAAATATGGTTGCTTTGCAGATTCTTCTGCCTCTTTCAGCATTTCTTCAATCTTTTCTTTTAGTTCGTTAATATCCATAATTCAACATCCTTTCATATCATCCGATAATATCTATCATTTAAAGTACAAAGTCTAAATTCTTATTGATTATTTTTCTAATTGAATCAAAATCATTAATGTCTTTTAACAACAATATTTTACATCTTCTCAAAATTCCTAAATAACGTATGAAATCATAGTCATGATATGTTGATTTAAATTCATCTTTTATCTTAGATGCTAACTCTTTACTTATAATAGTTTCAATTTCTGTTAATAATTTTTCTTCTTGCATTAACAAATTAATTCTACTTTTGCCTTCTCCAGACATTATACCATAATAATATGGAAGATATTTTAAATTTATCATATAGTCCCTCCTTAAACAAATCCTTGTTCGTCCATCTAATTTTACGGTTTCATTATTACTCATGTTGAAGAATTTTGATTTAATTCATTGCTGATTTGATCTATAAACTGATATAATCTTTCATATGCGTTTATATATTCGTCAATTCTTTGTTCACTAATATCATCTTTACGATTCCAAACGATATCATTCAATTCTCTTGAACAAAAAACAATGTTGTGTTTATTACCTAATTCTTTCAGTTTGCTTAGTTTAATTTGAAAAGTATCATGCTCTTTGAAATACTTTTCTTCTTCTCTAAATAAAAGATCGCACAAATCATGAAACCACTGATCAATTATGTTGCCTCCAGTATAGGCCATCTGATATGAATATTCTGTTGATGGGCAAGTAGTACTCATATCTTTAAATTCTGTACCAAACAACCAATACTTTCCTACTTTATAATCTGTATCGATAATTTTTCTTTCATCATTTCTTTTAATCCATGCTTTTTTAGAAACTGTTTTTACATAATCGTAATTATCTTTTGGTAGTGAATCTTTTTCATTTTCCCATTTAGATAAAATATTTAACAAATAAGATGCAACACCATCTTTTAAATCATCTATGAATTTAACTTTTTCATTCTCAGTCAATTGATTTTCGATTTCGTATATTTTACATTTGCCTGTTGTAATTCTAAAATTAGAAATATGTTTAATTGAAGTTTTCATATTGTAAAATATCAAATCTTCTACTTTGTATTCCATTTTAATAATCTCCTTTTCAACTGCTCACCCTTATTGTTGAGTCAGTTTACAATACCTTAAAATCGTGCATTTATTTGAGACTACTCAATTTCATATTGGTTATAAAATCCACCATATTTAATTAATTTTCTCACTCCTTGCATCGTACCAACATCTGCCTGACAGTCAATTGATATTCAAATAAAAGATTCTAGCAATCTCTATTTGATTATCAATTTCCATCATAAATATTACAGTGTTCAATTCTCCGTCATTTTCATAGGTGTGTAGAATATCAAATTTCTTACCATTAATCCTATTACCATACCACTCTTGAAGTTTGACGTAGAATGGGAATTCAGGTTTACTCTTAATGTCTTTTAGCATATTCATTTAATCAATCCTTCCTTTTGCTTCTAATTCTGAATCTAAATATTTTTGTTCTTGTATTAGAAACAAATCTACTGGAATGCTAAATCTTACAAGACCACTTTTATAATCATAAACTTCTTCTGGTTTCTCACCAAATCTATCTAAAATAATTCCCGAGCCTTCATTAAACAAAATACCTGCTTCCCAATCTCCATTTTCTACTCTTTGAAATCTGCAAACTTCCATTTTGTAAAGCGGATATAGTTTTTTCATAGTTGGTTTCTCCTCTTCTTTCTTTGAAGATTCAAACATTTTAACATAGTGCAAAATACTAGCCAAATGTATTTGTTCTAAATCTTTAAAATTTTTGTTTATCAATGCAGGTATAAGAATAGTATCATTTTCTTTCTTTGATTTTTGTTCATATGAAGTTAATTCTGCATTGTCTGGATACAATTCTTGCATATAAGTAATTGCTCCTTGAATTTGTTGATTGGTTAAGGAAATGACTTGTGGTAATAACATTAAAATCATCCTCTTTCTTTAATTTAGTATTTCAAATAGTATATTTATACTAATACATTATCTACTAATTCAATTGATCCATCAGAATATTCATATCTAGTCTTATACTTGTTAGTAATTTCATCTAACTGTCCAGAAATACGTACAATACGTTTTTCTCCAAGTTTGTTTAAGTATCCTTCAGGAATATATACTAAACTAAATCCTGCGTCTTTGCCATCATCGTAATCAATAGAATAACCCCAAGTATACTCCTCAAGTCTGTTATGATAAATCCATTTGATTGCCTTGACTACTCCTGTAGCACTACTACACCATCCATGAATCTCAACTTTTTCATTAATTGAATATTTAGGTTCTCTTTTATCCATTTTTAATCATCCTTTCTAATTTTTCTACAGGAAAACTCATTCCCCTTGCTGGATTTTCATTTAATCCTACTGCATAACCATTAACTAATTCAAACCAATAAGTAATGTTTTTATGCTTACCAATCCATTTTTCTTCTCTTGCATCATATTCTTTAATTACTCCAACTTCTGAAAATTTTCTAGCTCGACAGTCATCAAATTCACAACCCATGAACTCATATGGTAATTCATCTCTAAGCTTTCTCATAGTTTAAAACAATCCTCTCATTTGTTAATCCATTTCATCAGGAATAAATTCTTTTACATATTTATCAACTAATTTCCATAGACCATCATTGCCGACTCCCCATTCCTTATAAATGATATCTTGGCACTTATTTGATAAAAGTGATTGGTTGCTAGGCTTTTTAGAAAATGTCATCTTCTCAAATTGCTCATTAACTAAATTGTAAACTTTTTCATCCATCTAAAATCTCTCCTTACATCCACTTCTCAGATATTTTTTCCATATAACCATTCTGATTTACTTTAGGATAAAACATCATCTTTTTATGCATCTTTTCATATAAACAAAGTTTTCCGAAACTAATTGTCTGAATGTCACTAGTAAATACCCCTTCTTTTTGATCAATGTATTGAATCGTATCTTCACAACCTGAAAATTTTGCCCATGATTCCATTTGATTAACTAAATTAGTTGCAATGTGAATAAATCCACTGTCCATTAATTCTTGATTGGTTTTTAGTTTCATCTTAAATTTCTCCTTTCTGTTCGAATACTGGTTCTACATACCCATCATCTATTAAATCCTGCCTAAACTGAACCACATCTCCAATCTCTTCAAAATCTATGCTACACACTTCACATACACATTTTTTATTATCCCAAAATACTGCCTGTGGGTATATTTCATCCTCAAAACATTCTTGACCACACGCTGTACATTTCATCATAATCTTCGAACAACTTTTAGAAACTCTTAATGGATTTCCCCCATCCTTCAGGTTCAACGTCAAATTCTACTGTAATTGAATCAAAATCAAGTTTATCTACATCAAGTACAATTCCTTTGCCGTGACTTACATGTTTAACTCTCATGTCTTTTTTAAAATTCATTCTAAATCTCCCCTTTCAATTCCTCTAAATTAATTCACTAATATCAAAACCATAACGTACCGCCAATCCCAAAGCATCTTCAAATATTGGAATAGTTGGATTGGCTTTATTGAACCATGATTTTACTTTCTCTTCTTTGTGGTTTAAATCATTTACAATATCTACATTGCCAAAATTATATAATTTCTTAACTTCCTGAAGATTAGTCTTAATAATTTGTCTATCAGTAGAATTGTATTTTTGCATAATGTCTAGTAATTTTGATTGTGTATATGTGTTTTTGTCTTTCATTGATGCCGTAACTCCTTTCTATTTGATAGTCTTAGTTTATCAAAATTATAGGGTATTGTCAATACTATTTTAGGAGAAATAAAAATATTATTTTAGTGTTTGTAACCTAAGAAATTACGGATTTATTGGATCATAGTTTGAGAGAAGCAGGAGGTTTTAAGTCCTGCTTTTTATGTAATTATTTTATATTATCTTGCTGTATTTGAAGTATATTCATCTGTTTCAATTATTTTATATGCTTCAGAACAAAGCTCCCATCTCCCATTCTTATCTATGATATCTAGATAATTAACCTTACCTTTTAATGTGCTTGGTTTATAAGGATCTTTACCTTCTGCTACTCTTTCTTCATTGATTTTATCCCATTCATTCTTGCGTCTTTGATAAACATCAAAACTTCCCAATGTTTTCATTTTGCCAAATAACGCATTATATGCTTTAGATTTATCTCTTCCAAAATATTTGTTAGCTAAGATAACCATCTTTTCTGAGAAATTTGTTCTATCACATATGTATAATTGTTGCCCTTTAATTAGTTCTGTATCGGCTTTTATATCATCAACTTGACTTTGTATTAATGCCAACATTTTTGATTGTTTATATGTAGTCAAGTCAGTTACCTTAGAATTATAAGCAAATTGCATAAGCATATCATTAGGGTTATTAGTTAAAGTTTGTTTTAGATTATATATTGTTAGAGTGAGATTTCTTTCCGTTTCATCTTCTATAAGCATGATATTATTTTCTGTAGAATCAAATTTACCTGTTCTTTGAATCTGAGAAATTATTGCTTTAACTTTCTTTTTGAATTGTTTTGCTTGAGGAAGGAGTGAGTTATAAATCAAATCAAATACACCATCTTCATTTATGAATACCTCACCTCTATTTCCTATAGTATAATTTTCGTAACCTCCCAAGTTACGAAAACTTTCTTTCGTAACGAGGAACCTACTTTCTTCATCTATATTATTTGTAATGGCTTTAGACAAATTAACTCTCTCACTTTCTTTAGTAGTACAATTATCTGCATAACCTAAAATTTTAGAAACTTGTTTGCCATTGAATAATACAGTACCTTCAAACTCAAAATTTACATCATCTTTTGTTAGGATTTCTAACTCTTGTCCTTCAAAAATTGTTAATTCATTACTCATTAATACATTACCGTCCTTTATTATTTTATTTTATTGTTACTGTTTATGTATATTATTATTTAGTATCTTACAATCATATATAGCATCACATCCTTAAATAGATTAAATTATTATTTGATACTATAACTCAAAAGAATAATATTCATATCTTTCTTTTTCTCGCTCCTCTTTTCTTTTTCTATCTTCTGCTGATATTTTATTATAAAGATCATTGACTTGATGATATTCTGAGTTGTGTATTGTAGGAATAATTTCCACGTTAATGTGTCTGCTAAACTTTTTAGGTCTAAGTCTACCCGATAATGATGAAACATCAAATATTTTTTCACTATTTAATTTTAATTCGTGACACATTTTATTAATTTCATGAGCCAAAAGGTCAATTTGGTCATTAGGACTTTTTCCTATTTGATTGTGTATCCATTGACAATTCTTATAAACTTGTGTATATAAGTGTAGCAAACACATTTCCATAGGATTTAAAGCAGAATTATCGTTTACCAATTCACACATATATTCTTGCTTGAATTTTTCTATATTATCCAATTAAATCAATTCCTTTCTTTATAAACCCATAAATGTATTCATAATTAACACCTTCCTCCTTAAATACCAAACATTCCTTCTACACTATGTCTTGCAATTGTGTAAAGACACTTACTACAATCAGAATTTTTCTTTTGCATTTCGCCAAATGCACAACCACTTTGACAAGCATTATAACTATTATCTATCATCGCTATTAATGCTCGATATTCATTTTCAGTTAGTTTAAGATTGATTTCTTTTAGTTTACTCATTTTTATTCCTCCTGTAGATTCGTTTAATTTATGCTTTGTCCACAAATCTTGCTGTTTCTAACACTAAATTATGAATATTATCTAATGTATTTAAGACAGTAACCCTTACATTTTCATCTTTTGCGTCTTTCCAAATATCCTTCCATTTATCTATATTTACGTCAAGATATGTTATTTGTTCAATGATTTTCTTTTTCCTTATTAAACCAAACATATTATCAATCCTTTCACTTGAAAAAATATTATATAATAACTCATTTTATTTGTCTATATTTTACTCCTATCTCTTCAGGTTTAATATCTAATTTGCCTCCACCAAATGTTTTGTAACATAACGTGCCATCGTTATTTTCTTTTACAAATTGGTAGACATCATCTGCAAATGTTATTATAAATTTAGGATACCTTATTTGTTTACACTGATATTCCCAAAATCCCCAATTATCTAATCGTCCAAAACCCTTTGATAAAGTATCAGATATATCGGTAGAGTATTTTACTTTTATGTTATTGACTACTATATACTCCTCTTGCTGTTCTGAAGACATTGAGTTCCATTCTTTAATATTAATGTCACATACAGGTAAATTATCATCATCTAATTCAAATTCAAACATAATTTGTATTCATCCTTTCTAGTTTTCAAGGGAATCGTTAATTAATTGAATACATCCATTCCCATTGCTTGCATATTTTCGTATTGCTTAATCTTCAGAATTTGCTTGAATAATTTCAACTGCTTTTGTAGTTTTTTTAAAACAAATTAGAAAAAATTCTTGCATGTTTCTTACCTCCTTCCAATTCGTCAATTGATTTCTACTCCCTTAGAATAAAAGTAATCCAATTTGAGTATAATATAATAGTAAGAGATTTTGACCCTCTTACTCATTGGATAATCTCTTTTAGGTTAAAAGTCTGGTCTTTATGACTAGACTTTTAACATTTTATAAGATCAAACACTAGTTTTAATCTAACCAACCAAACTTTTCTCTTTTTGTCATAATTAATTCGTAATTATTTAAGAAATATAAACAAGACTCCTTACTTCCTTCAGATAATATCTCAGATGGCTTAGACAATGTTGGAGAAGTCATCATTCCAATATACTTATATGCACCATCCTTATGATCAAAGGAATAATTCAATGGTGCTTTATGAGTCGATTTAACTACCACCCAATTTCCAGAATGTTTAGGCATATTTATACTTTCTCCTTTCTTAATATTGTTATGCAGACATAACTTCATTAGCAAGAACTAAACCAATTTTTCTGTAATTATTACTAACAATCACTTTTGTTAGTTCATCATCTAATTTATGAATTTCTGACACTACATTTTGCTTATATTTATTTAACCAATTAATTATCATGTCGTAAATTATATCTGTTGACATATTTTCAACATTATCCAAACTAATTCTATCGATTTGCCACCTTTTATTTATTTCTTCTCTAAATTTCCTAATGATGATTCGAGCATCAAACCCGTTTTCTTTTTTACTGCACCAAATATCAAACCAAAAAGATCCAATCTTAATTTCTTGTTTTGCACGAGTTAATGGCATGTGTCTTCCATAACTTCTCGTATAAGAATTACCATATTCCCATTGAATTTTATCATTTGAAATTAAATATTTGCCAATAATATTTTCTTGCATAACATGTATTCCTCCCGATTAATTATATTTACCTTACTAAATATAGTGTATCATAATCAATAAATAAAATCAATAGAAAATAGAATAGACAGAGAATTTATTTTTTCTCTGTCTTAATAATTACATATACATCCTTGGTTCTGTGGCACTCCAGTATTCAGTACCACCCTGTCCCATATTTTTAAATTTCTTATCTATCGCTTTGGTATAGCCTATAGAACTACATGGTGTTTTTATGTCATCTTTCTGAATACAAAACTTTTCAATTTCTTCAGGAGATAAAGTATAAGTTTTTACTTCACTTACTGGAGTGTTGTTCCAGTTATTTCTTTTGTTAAAAATATTAAACATCATTTTATGTATAACCTCCTTAATTATGATTTGTTTAAGATAACACTATATAAGGATTTAAACCTGTCGGAAGTGGTTTAAATCCTCTTAGGATGTATATTATTAGCATTCAACTATTTCAAATTCAACTAAAGCAATCTCATTTGTGTTAATTAATACCTCTTTATCCGATGAAACTTTAAGAGATATTGTTCCTACGATTTCATCTTTATAAATATTTCCAATTAGTTCTTTAAGCTGTTCAACCCCTTGTTCTGCATCTTCCTTTGTTAATGCTTGTGGTGTAAAATTTGTATATCTTCTTTCTTTACCACTTTTTAGAATAATATTGATAATTAATAAGTATTGTTTCATATTAATTTCCTTCTTTCTTAATTTAGAATAGATTCAAAGAGTGGTTTTTAAACCTTATACAACTTTCCATTTTCATCGTATTCAACTTTGATAATATACTCTTCATCGCTATCCATTGGTGGAATTTCTCCCATGTATTCATATAAAATTGCCATAAATAAATTCATACTAAACCATCCATCTTTAGTTAAATATTGTTCTCCAAATGGTTCAACCGTTGTTGCAACCGCATACATAAAAACGCCTTCCTTCTTTCTTAAATTATAGATTCAAATACTGTTTTGATGGGTTACAAACCTACTGCTAATCCTTTTTCATCAATAATAATTTCCAAGTTTCTACTATCTACCCAACCACCATGAAAATTACCAGAACTCATTGGATCTCCATGACCAATTAAATATGAATATTCAATTTTACCACTTTTAAGACTAATTATCACTTTAACATCCTGAACTTCATAATGCCTTAAACTTCTCGTTAGATGCACAGTATTCCATCCATACTGGGTTTGAATACAAACACCTTGTTTAATATTAACTTTATCACCTATGTTGACTACTGGTTTAATATTACTTAGCATTTTTACTTCCTCCTCAAATTTTAGATTAAAAGTTATAATTTAATCTAAGTCATCTGGATCAAACTTTTTCAAACATCTAAGAAGAATACTTCTGTTTTCTTCTAAATCTTCTAATTCATACGTCCTACACAGTATATTCATGATTTCATAATAATTCATTTCACCAATAAGATTGTAAATAACTTCCTTTTCTTTATCGCTTAACTTTATCATTTAATATCAATCCTTTCCTATAGTTTAAAATCTTCACTTATCGGATCAACAAGATAATAATTCTTTTAATCCATCTCTAAGATTTTTAATATTAATTGCCTCATCTGTAGAATAATCATTTTTGAATACATTAGTCCAATAAGATTCTGTTGATATCGTGTTATATATCTCTGATACTGCTAATTGTGCTAGAGGTTCCCTATTATCAGCTAAAGAATGTTCAACTCTCCATATCATATTAGATATATACCACATACCATAAGCATCCTTAATTCCTTCTGAAAGTTCTTTTACTTTTACTTCTTCGCTTTCCGTTAATGTACCATTTTCTCCTTTTGCTACTAAACTTATAAATTCAGTATTAATACATTTTCTTGCTAATTCTTTTACTTCAGTACCCCATTTGATTGAAAAATTTGTCATATCAATTTCCTTCTTTCATCTTTAAATATTTTATTCCATGTCCATAATTAATTCAGGCATATTAACATAAATTCTTTCTAGTGCATCATCCCAATTTATTTTATTAGAAGGATTAAAAATAATACCTCTAATAATATTTTGCAATGATTCATATTTAATTTGTTTAAGAACTTCTTTGCTAAATAACATTTGAATTTCTTGCTTTCCCATTTTTAAAACCTCTTTCTTTAAATTATCTTTTAAAACTTTCAAAATCATTTCCCTGTCTTTCATCAAAGAAAAATGTATAACCATTAATTCCTTTACTGTATTTTTCTCTTTGAGAGATATTTGTCCACTCAATAATATCCGTACCACCAAAACAAAAAACTAATTCTGCCATTGGTTGCCTATCATTTTCATAGAAAAGTCTAATTGCTGTTACTGCTCCGTGTTTTTCAGGAGTGTAATTTTCCATTTCAATCATCCTTTCTTTCTTACGATACTATCAAATCTGCCTTTTGAGCTAGTTTGTTAATAGGTATCTTGCATATTTTTCTTCAATTACTGACAATGGTATTTTGCAACAATCTAAAGGATGACCTCCGACTCTATCACTAATAAATTGTTTGCAAAAATCATTGTAACTCATTTTACCTAAATACTCTTCATCTGAATTGGTTAATGTAATTCTTTTACCATCATCGACCAATACACAAAATCCATCCTCATACTCACGTAAAGCATCATCTAAAGTCATTTCGCTTAATCTTGACATTTATGTATCACTCCTTAATTTATGAGAGTAGAATCATTATTCTACTCTCATTTTTAATTCTAACTAACAAATTGCACCAACTGGGGAACTAAACTTACTTCCTTGTTCAAAACCTTTACCATAAACTTGCTTATCATTTCCTCTGCTAATCGAACTCGATTGGCTTTTCCTTAAATGCAGATTACTCATTTCTTTCTGAATTAAAGGATCTTTAACTAATATTATACCCCAATTGTTCTTTTCCACCTGAGCTTTATATTGACTGTCTAATCCTTTTACATAACCAAGCATATAATCATTCTTGATTCCAACATTGTAAATTACATGATGCTTTTTATATTGCTTAACAAAATTGACTGTATCATTTTCAATTGCTGTTACTGCAAATCCATAAACCATTTTGGCAAGTCGTACATCATCTTTTAATCCGATAAATACAATTGAACCACCAACATTGCGAGTTTTATGAATGTAACACTCACATCTGAAATTTTGAGCAATAATCATAGACAATTGTTTTTCGTACCAACTGAGTCTCCCAAATTCTGTGATATTTTCTGACAATACTTCTTTGGGTTTTAGTATTTGGTTTACTTCAGATTGCTCAATTCCGTTTTGAGCCATAAGTTGTTGTGCTTTTAGCATTGCGTTTTGAGCTTCGTTTGGGTTAGTGTTACCTTCAGCAAGTTTGAATAGGTTATGGATTTTGGCAAGAAGTTTTTCATCAACCATAATATGTACCACTCCTTTGAAGTTTTTATTTATTGATTTATTATACCCCATATTTCCTAGTATTGCAATACCATTTACATAATATTATAAATATATTTAGGATGTAGAGTCCTATTCTATATTTAATTTTACATTATGCCATGATTGCTTTCTTCATTGACTCAATTGTACCCTCTAGTAATTTAACCCTATTATTAAGGTCGGTAGTGACCATAGAGAACATTTGCATGAAGTCATATATTCCACTGAGGTTTATATTATCTTTAGTTATTACAACACTATTCTCCAACTTTTCCTTAATTTCTTGAACCGTAAAATAAGAATTCACTAATTGTCTTTGTACCTCCCACGATAAGTCATCGGAGAATGATTTTACTAGCATCATATAGCCAGTTTCAGTTATTAGTGTCAGACCACGATTAGGAATTTCTAAAAGACGAAATTCGTCCTTTTGATTTTTAGACACAATAAAGTAATCTACGCCTTCAATAAATCTATCTCTATTGTTTTTAAAATTTCTACTCGCCGTTCCATTCGGTCTTTTATGAACTGCATCAATATCCTTAAATGTTACAACTCGATTACCCTTAAAATCCTTTACCATTATATCTTGTTTATTTATTTTTATATATTCCTGCAAATCAACTACATTATTTTGTGTAATAATTTCTTCTTCCTTATCAATTTTAGTTACTGCCGTAATTGGACTTTCAACACTTTTATAACAATGATTTATCTCTAAAGGACTTACATATGGTTTATCAAGAAGTGTTAATTCAAACTCTAATATTTCTTGTTGTCTAACTTTATTATCATATACAAGCCAAACATCAGTTAGATTTCCCACTTTTCCTCTATTTTTAACTTTTTGACGTTTGAGTTTACCCTCTTCCACCAATGATTTTACTGAATCATTAATACTCTTTTTGTTTAGTCTTACCGCAAGATCAATTTGTAGTATCAAGCGTTTCTCCCTTACCATTTTAACAATTGCCTTTTTGTGTTCTGTTGTACGATATGCCATATGTATTTATCCTTCTTTCTTCTTATAATTTATTTTTACTTCATTAAATCCAATATACTAATTCCTAAAACATTAGACACTTTCAATGCAGATTCAAAACTTATATTAGTTCTCTTTTTAGGTTGCCTATAGAGGTAGATTGTATTTATATTTAATCCAACTTTATCAGCTAACTCTTGATTATTTCCTTTATACTCGGATCTATTTATATATTTGGTTATATTACTTTTTACGATTGCAGAATCTATTTTGTTATATTCATTGATGATATTTACTAACTTCTTTTGTTCTAATACTTCCATTTGTTTTTCACCTCCTTTCGCAACCGTATAGAGATTGTACCATTTTTATTTTAATATGTCAATACCAATAAGTAATTAAATAAAAATTGTACAATTCAGTGCAAAAATAATGGTCGATCTGTTATGGCGATTCTGTTATTGATGTTTTGTATTTAACCATCCCAGTCTGAGCATTCATTTACATTGAAGATAAATTTAAGTTTATGTTTCTTCAAACAGGATTTATATTCAATATGATCACAGTCAAGATTAAGACAGAACCAACAAGAATGTTTGATTTCCATTTTTATTCTCCTTTCTATCCCACCACATAAAAATAACATTTTATGCCAAATATTGAATTACAAAAGCCTAGTGTAGTAAGGTTTTTAGGGTTTGAGATTTTAGAAATATAACAAATTAATGATATTTTTCTGATGCAATAGAAGAATCAATATTCATTCCCTTAATTTTATCTTTCCATTTTTTAACCTCTTCATTATTTAGATATCCCGTATTAAGACATTCTCCGTCTACAAACAATGCTCTTCCAGACCTAAACAATTTGTTATACTTAATATGATCATTGACATATTCATCCCTAACAATATTTACTACATGACTCCCATTTGCATAAACTCCTACAGAAATATGATTCACAATAATCATCCTCCATTTATTAAACTAATTTATGCTTCAACAAAAACTTGATTTGCTTATCCGTCAAAGTATCAATATCTAAATCTATAATTCTTTCATCACTACCTAATTTTACCCAACCTAAGACTTCCAACAATCTTTCTGCACACCAAGGATGAGTATTGGTTAAGGGATCGATGATATTAAAACTAATCTCATTCCAATCTGCTATTTCTTCAGCCTTTTTATAATGAGAAAGCAAATTGAAAGTGCTGTAAAATTTACCTTCAGGGGATAACCAACCGTTCATTAATTCACTCTCCTTTGGATTTAATTTAGTAACCAATACTATGATATAAACCCACAAACCCATATGCTCTGCTGTTATAGCGAATATGGGCTTAAATCACTAGCACAGATTAATAATAACCATAGAATCCCATAAGGTAATTGTTATACATTTTGTTAAGATCGTCTGATGTAACCAAATTGCCTGAAAGTGTTTGAAAATATTCTTTCTTTGTTAGTGGTTTCTTTTCAACTTTATACTCGTTCATTTTAAATTAACTCCTTTCTTCACTCCGTTAAGTTTTACTTTTTATAGACTCTCTCCGCAAGCAGGACAAAAGAACTCTACTTCACCTGATTCTAGGTTAATGTTCATTTCAAAATTTTCAAAACTAGTTTTACAGTTTGGGCATACCACTTTTGTCATATTATTGCACCTCCTATTTTTTGATACCACCTAGCAGGATTGTTATGAACCCTGCTAACGCTCTGAGCTTAAGGCGTTTTATACTGGATCAGACCAGTTAATTTATTCCTTCCAATAATTAACCCAAGCTAACTTTATAGAATCAACTGTTGAATTACTATCAACTACTACATTAAAACCATTAAAAATGCCTCCAATGGAGAAATCATTTCTTTGATTTCTTTTAACCATTCTGTCCCATATTTCAAACAATCTTTCCACATACTCAATAAAAGATTCCATGTCAAATGGTTCAAATGTTCTTGCTAACATATTAATACACTCTCCCTTAATTTAATTCTGCTTTCTAGTAAGCTTGCTTTCATGCTAATTTTCTTATGTCAATACTTCAATTCCAAATCCACCATCTAATGCTTCTATAACTTCTTCTAAACTATCACATTCAAGACTGTCCCAACCTTCAAGTCCTCTATCATCATCCATTAATATTAGGTATTTAATTACTTTGTCTACTGGTATTTTATCAATAATATCTTTTCTTTGATGTCTGTCGTTAACCTCATACTTTTTATCAGTCTTTTCTGAGAGGAAATCAATAAAAGCATATTTATCAATCTTTTCTCTCTCGATTAGCCATTTACCCTGTTCCTGGTCATACTCACTGTTATATCCCTCTAACACTCTACTAATCCAAAAGTCATTGGTATCCATACATATAAATAACTTCTTATAGTAGTCTTTTGCATAGGAGAATAATTCACCTTTATCAATTAGTTGATTCATTTTACTTGTAACATCATAATATTTTGCAAATTTCATTTTATCATTTCCTTTCTAATTTAGAATAAGTTAAATAATAGACTTATGGGATAATTACCTATACCACTTCACAATTGACAAATAAAATCCAAATCCATAAATATATTGATCACCATTTACAATTGCTTGCTTGAATTTATAAACCACGACAATATGCCTCCAATTCTTCAATTTGTTTTACGTGCTCATTGTAAACATAATCAATATCAATAAAAGTATTTGAATCATATAGGCTAAAATCATAATTCTTCAAATGTGCTTTTGTTAATCCATCTAATAATATTTCAATCGCTTGAACATCCTTATCCATTATAGCATTGTGAAGTTCATTGTTATACATAGAACGATATAGAATATACTCATTTTTAGACTGTAAACCACTTTGCATAATAATTCCTCCTAATAATTTAAAAATATCTTCTGAACCTCTCGAACGTCCGTGTTATGGCTGTTATGACATTTACAAGATTATACCATAATAACTTCCCTCTGGGTACGTTGCTTGCTTACAAGATAATAACCAATTTCATCTTTTATTTGTCGTGGTTTGCGAGGTCTGCCATTCCATAAGTCTTCGTTATATTTTACCTGTTCGATGGTATAAAGCGATACTGGGATCGATCTTGGATTTTCTCCCTGACTCATTAATCTAGTCTTGATAAATGCTTTTTGCCCATTCTTAACTCCGAATCCTCTCTTTTCCCACTGAGCAAAAGTAAAAATATTCTCACCATTATAAATATATTCTTTTTTAGATGCTTCAATTGCAATGATTTCTACATTAGATAATTTTGACATGATATCTCCTGTCCTCCTTTTGATTTTGTTATACAATAGTTGAGATATTAGCATTGAGTTTAACTAATACCTTTTAAGAATTACACTGTACAACGTATGGGAATCAATTGTTATAATTATTTTACGCTTTACAGTGTCCATAGAAAAGATATTGAATTATGCTGCTATCTTAGATTTCTTAGTTTTAGTTTTCTTCAAAGAAGATACCAAAACAACATCAGATAATGGAAGAATTTTAGTTACTGTCCGGCTGTTCCATATCTTTAACTTGATTTCTGCATATGGAACAGGTTCAAGGTCTGAGTAATAAGCAATGTTAATGATTTCTCCACGATAAGGTCTTAAGGAGTGTCCTGTGCCTGTGTAAACAATTTCTTTGCCTAAGTATAAGATATTAAGTTTTGAAGCAGAATGGGTTAAGTTTTTGATATTTTTAGGTTTTTGCATTTGATTACCTTCTTTCAATAATTTTATTTTTGGTTTATAGTTGATATAGAATATGTAAGATTATTTAGAAATATGAGTAAGAAACATGTCAAATGACTTAAAAGTGAATGGAATAGAATGAGTATCGCAAATGTTTTTGAATTCTTGGAGTAATTTTAATTTGCTCATTTTGTTACCTCCTTTGATTTTATTTTAGGATATAATGATTAGATTTATATCCTTTATCTTAAATCCATCAACCTATATAGGGCTTCTGTTATGATAGATTTAAGATAAAGAGCATAAACTCTTTAAATATCTATGATAGTTCCTTCTCTATTTAATAGATAATCTATTGACTTTGATTCTAAAAAATCGAGAATTTCTTCTTGAGTCTTTGGAGTTTTACTATCAATCACAAATTCAATTGTATTCTGTCTGCCCTCATGTCTGTATAGATTATTATTGATTTTACGAGAATAAAAGGTATTTTGATAAGGATCAATATTAATAATCAATTGTTATTCCTCCTTTTGTTAACCTGAGCAAATGGTACATTCATGCTGCCTTTGAATATTTAATAAAGAATTTTTCAAGATCCGCATACTTTTTATTTCTTGTGTTCAATCCTTTGTTTATTGCCTTTGCTAAATCTCTGTCAGCTAAAAAATTAAGGTAATCTAATATCCATTTATAATCTTCTAATTCACTGAACCTTTTAACTCTTTTTTGCTTTGTTATTTCATTTCTAACATCTTGCCAAAATCCATCGGATGATTTTATGTATGTTTGCATTTGTTCACAATTTATAAAGCGTGGTAACTGTTCGATAAGAAAATCTTTTAGCACTTCTCCATCATATTCTGCCTGAAGATAATCAAATTGCAATATTTTCATAAAATAACCTCCAACAATTTATTTTTAGAGTCTTCAGAACTCTTCTGAACGTCCCTTACTCTGCTGTTATGGATATATATGACTGTTATAGCATTATTGACGCTCAGAAGGGCTTTAAATGCCCCTAGACATTAACTTTCCAATACTTTATTTACTATAACCAATACATTAGAAATCAATAACACTTCTATTGATTCTTTTGCAAAATTACCTGCGTCAATTTCATTATCAGCAGGTAATTTAATAGTTATATACCTACGCCCAATATATTTTCCTTGTGGTAGTCTCGGTTCAAGTATTAATTCTACTAAATAGTTTTTCATAATTTTTCTCCTTTTCATTTAAAATTATTGTTTACTAGGATCTTTTCCACCATCCCCAATAATCTTCTCCAGTTTCGTTATGTTGGATTATTTCCCCTTCTACTTTACCTTTGAGTATTAATCTTTGAATACGCTCCCTTTCTGTATTGCTATCAAACCATCTACAATGAATATTAATAGAGTCAATTTTCTCCATAATTTCCACTCCTTCATATTTAGTCAACTTTACCTCGAAAGGAAGGCAACAACCTGTTATAACGGTTCTGTTATGGTACTATTGTTATTGCCTATTCTCCATATGCAATTAATTTATTCCCAATCAATTTCAATGCACTCACACTTAGGATTTTCAATCCCTTCTGAGGTCTCCAAGTAGTAAAGATAATCTGTTATTGCCTGTTCGCGTGTTACGTTTTTGGAAATGTCTTGATAACCTGAAATGATATTGCCTTGATTATCAGTTCTGTTTAATTGCCAAATTGAAATTTCAGACATAAATAATTCCTTCTTTCTTAATTGATTTATCCTTCAAAATACTCCTTAATTTCTTGGTAATTAATTCCGATAGTGGTTAGCACAAATTCTTCACTGGCCTCAAAACTACCACCTACACTACCATTAGAAAACCACCAAATTCCATTTACATTATCACCAGAATCTACATAATTAAGGCAACCTCTTCCATAGAACGTACCGCCATTACATTTTAAATTAATTGGTTCGAAGGTGTGACGGTTCTCGATTTTAGCCTTTAATTCCATTGCATTTTCTTTAATCATACCCATAATATATTCCCTCTTTCTAATTAATTTATAGACTCAAGTCGAGGGATCATATCGTTATTGTTATACTAATACCTCAGATTTCAACCTAGATATTAAATTCTTGACAATATATTTCTTCCATATCGGCTGGAAAACAACGAACCTCTACAGCATCAAAATTCATTTCCTTTATGATTTTATCAAAGAATTTGTCTGCTTCGAATCCTTGTTCTGTGATAGTACGGAAATTATTTGGAGTAACCACGAATTTAGAACTATGATTAGGTGCTATTCTCTCAGATACCAAAATTTGATTAATTTCATTATTTAACATTCGATATTCAATTGAAAAATCTCCATATTTTGACTCACTTGATACAATCAAAGAATAACGACCATGACCATGTTTAAAATCTTTGATTATCTGAAAAGCATCTTGAGTAATTTCTGATAAATTCATTATAATTCCTTCTTTCTACAATATTTTGGTTCAATGTCACACGCCAATTTGTTATAGAATTATTGGTGTGTAACCTTCAATCAACCTATTGTCCTAATAATATCTTAGTAATTTTATCCATTGTTTCTGGAACTGTTTTTCCGATTTTCTCACTGCAATCAATAATCCCTTCAATTGATCTTTTAAATTCTCCTTCTAATCCATTTAGCATAGTTTTCTTCAGTTGTTCAAAAGTAATTTCCATTTTAATTCCCTCTTTCTAGTTGATTTTGTTATACATATTATACCATTTTAGTATTGGAAATGTAAGGTTTATTGGACTAACAATATTGAATTACTTGAATTTTACCTAAAACATTTTTCTTTACTTCGTCAGTTATATAGAAGTCAATCTTAGCATAATCGTATTTTGGAGATTGAACACTGTTAACCAACTTCATTATATCATTCCACTTTCTGCCACTTCTTCTAAGGATAAATTGACAAGGGTAATAATTCCCTGTTTCAAGATAGCAAACATAATCTATTTTGTTTTGATCTAATAAGTTTGAAAGATTTTTTGCTTTCTCTACTTTGTCATTTCCTGCATACTTAAAAGTTAAACATCTTTCATTAGTTGTTATGAATGGGTCAACCACTGAGCAAACACCATCATTATGTACTGCTAATTTAGACATAAGTTACACGCTCCTTCTAGTTTGCTTCTTATTGCTTATTTTATATGAAAACTAAACAAATTGCAATAGATAAATAATTATTTTTTACTTTATAATAGGGAACAAAGAGAGGAAACAAACCATTTTAGTTCATTTCCTCTATGCCTTATACTATCTTTTGTTCTCCCCATGTCAACTTTACATGTCCATTCTCATCTTCTCCCTTTTCTATTAGTGCGTCGAGTATGCCCAAATCTACGTCAAATTCCTCATAAATTTCCTCTTGGTCTTGAAAATCTAATGTTTTGATATACTCATTAATTCTTTCTTTCGCCATTAATAAGGCCATTAAATTTTGCTCAATCGTGTGATCGTAGGTTACGAAGTGTACTTCCTTATTTTGCGTTGAATTGAATCTAATAAACCTAAAATAATACTGACTAATCTTTGGTATATTCCATTGCATGGACTCAATAATAACCTTATCGCAAGTTGGAATATTGACACTGGATTTTAAACTTTGTTGAGTGCTAACTAAAATTCCATTACTAGTTGCCTCAAATTGGCTTATAATGCTCTTTCTTTTAGTAAAGGATACATTGCCTTGAATCATAAATATCTCTCGTTCTGGATACCTTTGACGAAGTTTAGAATAATAACTATTTGCAGTATCTAGGAATACTGTACCAATTGCTACTTTTTCATTTTTCCACTTGTCTAATAAGCTAAAGATTTTTAAGTATTTATTAGGCGTTTCGGTACTAGCATATTCCTTAAATTGTTCTGGTGTTGAAGTTGATTTAATTAATAATTGAATTTGCCTAATTAGACGTAACATAGCGTCTTTACGACTGTTCCCAGTACTTCTAAACAAATAAAGCATTTCATAAAACTGTTCCATAATTACTTTATAAACTTCTCTTTCTGCTGAATTTTGTTTAATCCTATGAGTAATAATCTCATAAATTTTACGCCCAACTACCTCCTGAAATTTACGTGTAATAATTGTTTTTTCAATAATTTTCTGAAGATATTCAATGTTATAAATGTCCTGACAATCTTTTTTAATACCAAATACACTTATTTTAGATGGTGAAAAACTAGCAACAAACAACTTTTTCCCATGATAAGCAGGAAAGGGGTTCATATAATGTTCATTGTATTCTTCCTTAAGTTCTTTCTCCTTATTGAATTTATAAATATAATCAGCTTCACACAACATATTAACAGAATTATTATAAAGTAATTCAAGTTGACTGTATAATTCATTAATATTATTACGTGTAGTAGTTCCAGTAGTTAAGAGTTTATAATTTACCTTTCTAAAACAATCTAAAGTAACTTTTGTTCTTTGTGACTTATCATTAGTCAATTCGTCTGATTCATCTACAATCAAAGCCACTTTTTGAGATTGCATTTTAATAAACTTTTTAATTTGTCTTTGATATTTAATTAACATATTGAATGATAATATTACAATTTGTTTAGGTTTAATAGAATTAATGTCTTTTAATGATTTAATTTTAATATAATCCTCTTTGTAATCATTCAGTTTTACATCCCATGTTAAATTTATTCCTAGTGCTGCCGATACAATAAATACATTTCTGACTTTATTTTGGGACAATAGATATTTATACCATGCAATACCACATGGAGTTTTACCAGCACCCATACTGTAATTAAGGACACTATAACGTCTTTGAATGATATTATTCATGTCACTTTTTTGAATGTCGTTAAGGCGTAATATTTCCCCTGTGGATGTATCTGTAAGAGAAAACTCATTAAGGAAATTAGATATGTTTAAATTAGCAAGAAGTTCACGCAAATTAGAACTATTAAAGTTATAATCATTGACTTTTTTATCAATTAATTTTTGATATGTTTTATCTTCAAAAGGATATTTCCCAGAAATAATCATATCATTAATAGAGATATTCTTTTCTCCTGCATATTTAGACAGAAACACTTTGTTCTTTTGGGAATATCCCTTTAACTTGATTGAATAAGATGTTTTAACTAATCGGATCTCATCACGTTCATTTTTAGATTGTTTTGCCAATGTTCTTTTAAGATAAGATAATACTTTTTTCTCAGTGATTTTAACCTTAGACCATTCCTCATACTTCATACCCTCTGGCATTTTCTGAGTATTAAATTTATCTAAATAAGATAAGCATTTTCCATAATATGAATTAATTGCAGGATGTTGTTTAATTGCAAATAACATCTTTTTTACTTTATACTGAAATTCTGCATTCTCTTGAGTATCACTATTATGTACATTTTCAAAGAATAATTTGCCTTTTAAGGATTCCTTTTTAGTTATGTATGGAAGTAGATATTGATTATGTATGATCTCAGCATATGCATCTGTAATGAAAATGTTAGGAATTTTATCAGTGGTATAAGGCATAGTCAATAAATGTTCTGATTGTTTTTGAAAGAACATTATTTTTGTTGCAAAGTTTTCAACCCCTACTGATTTAAAGGCATTTGTAGGAAGATCGAATTGACATATGAAATTAAATGATTTGTTAATAGTTTTAATCATTCCCGAATCTGTGAAGGTATCTGCTAGAAATGAATTAGGAACAATTAATACCATGAATCCGGCAGGTTTAAGAAGTTCTGAAGCTTTCATACAATAATAAAGTTGTGAAAGGTATTCTTCTTTACCTACTCTTAATTTTAAGTTATATGGAGGATTTCCAAGAATTAGATCGAATCTAACGTCTGGTGCATAATTTCTAATATCATCATTAGAAATATTTGCTTTTGGATAAAGATATTTAGAAACTTTATAAGATTTAATATCAATTTCATTACCATAGACATTGTGTTCGACTGGAAGATAATTAAAGAATGAACCTGCGCCACAAGTCATGTCACAAATTAAATCTTGATTACTTGGTTTTATACAATCAGCCATAAATTTCGATATTGTAGCAGGAGTAAAGAAGGCTCCAAGTTCTATTTCTTTTTTCGCTTCAGAGAACGAATGATAGTTATCAAACTCTTTAAATTCTAAACCATGAAGTCCACCCTCGCCAGAATAGCAAGAAAATACATCTTGTTGAGTTAATACATCTAAATTATTTTCAACAACATATAAACATTTAGAATTTATTTCCTTGCGTCTTTCTTGAGGTATTACAACATTTGTTATAGCGTATTTCATTCTCTTCAACTCCTTAATTCAATTAACAACTTTTCTTAAATGCTTCTCTTTGCTCCTCAGTCATTTCAATATATCCTAAATATCTTTTTGCAAAATCAAGAGCATAAGAAGAATTAATAAACTTAATATTCGTATTACCATTATCATAACTTGTATAATCATCAACTTTGTTATGAGTGTAGCAGTCAATTAGCTGTGTTTCATTATTATCATAAAAATATAGTGCTGACTTAATATCATCTATACTTGTTCTAAATTTGATCGTTTTACCTTTAACCTCATAATTCCAATACTTACGATGTTCGTACCAACGTAAGGGTATTTTTGCTTTTTGCTTAATTTCATCAATTGCCTTTTCAAGAAAACTAAAACCATTTAATTGAGCGAATATCTCATCCAAAATAATGTTATAATCAATATGTACATATTCAAGCAAATTTATATTAAGTGTCTTATCTCTGTTCTCTTGTTTACCGTAGGGGAGTTCAATATCTTTGTATCTTTCATAAATTTTACTGTGATCAATAGTAACATTATATTTTCTGCTAAAATAATAACAAATCTTACTGATAAAATTTTCCTTTACGTGAAAAATGCCATTTTTAACACCGTCAATACTAAGATCGTTCCTTCCACCGCCATATTTTGAAATACATAAATCATAACTGTTTTTTACTAACAGGATTTGTTCATTATATAAGGATATTAAACTTTCTAAGGTGTTCCTATAGCATACTAATGTTTCATCATAAATTTTGTTGAACATCTCACAGAATTTTTTATCTTCCTCATCAATTCTGTTTACATTCTCAATTTTGATTTCATCGAATTTACTCAATAAATTTAACATAATAAATCACTCCAATTTTTAATTTTTTGGTTACTTGGCTGCAATATCACCTGTGTATCCGCAGTAATCCTTCGCAAACTTTCGCATATGATCCGAGTTGCTAAATTCTAAATCAATTTTTCCATTTTTATATACTTTCAAAGTTTTGATAATATCCTTGCCAATTATCTCATGAGTTTTAAATACATCATCATCTTTTTGTCTAGTTATAGTGCTATATACATTATCAAAAAGATTCTCGTTACTCTCATATAAAAAGTGAGACATGGCCTTGAACAACTTATAAAACTTTTCATCGCTTCCATATCCAACTTCATATGTTCCATACTTAATGCTAAAGTAATCAGTTTGAAAAAAACTTTCAATTGATAGTTTTTTATTTTTAAGTTTAATTTTGTCATGTCTTAAAGTGTTTTTGAATTCGTCTTTAATCTCTTTTTCTGCTTTATCAATGAAGTTATAACCTCCCAGTTGTTCTATGACTTCATCGACAATTATATCATACTTTACAGAAATATCATACTTCTTTTGAATCGGTTCGCTTTTTAGCGTTACTTTGTATTTATCTCTAAAATAATTTACCACTTTAGAAATAAACATATCCTTTTTAATATCTCTGGTTTTATTCATCTCATTGACTAAAGACTCGCTGTTATAGAATGTATTTGATAAGGAATTTTCATTTAGATAATTTATGTAGTCATTGGAGAATTTTATAAATTCATTGTAGTTTCTTTCTTGATCCTCGCAGAATGTTTGATCATCTAAGGAGATACGCGAACTATTTTTCACCTCTATTTCATCAAATTTACTGAGTATATTATCAACATTTTCCATTATTTTAATTTCCTCCTCTTGTTTAATCTCTTCTAATTCCTGCAATGGTTCTGAGACTTCTGTTATAAAGGTCTCCCCATTTATAAATGCCTGAAGTTCTTCAGTGATATTGATTCCTTTGATACTCTTAGATATCAATTCTCCTGCTTTTTCTTTGCTAATTACTAGGTCAGTGGTCTTGATCTTAGTACCAATATATAAGGCATATAATTGACGTTTGGAAGCCTGAATAAATTCGGTTGCTGATTCTTCATTAATTGATGTTGTGTCGCTTATATCGGCACTCAAGACTTCATCTTGGTATTCTTCATGGTCTGGTGTTATTGGATTTTCAGTCTTTTCGTCTTCAATTTTAGTTTTCTTTTGGGTTGGTTTAGTGGTCTTATCCCTTGTAATTTTTACACATTTTTGTACTTGATAAGGCGTTTTTACTTCCTCAAGTTCGACGATGGAAATAAATTTTTTACTTATCCAAGTATTAAGCTTTTCAAGTTCACAGTCAAAATTATTGCTTGCTGTTGCTCTGCCAGTTAACACTTTGTTAAGTTTGCGGTTCATTCTCGATGCTGTAATATACCACTTGTTGTTATATTGATTCTCACGAATTGTGGTAATTACATAAATATCTCCTGAATTACAGTGCGTAAAGCTTGCCTTTAATTTGAAATGCATTCCAACAATTAAAGTTTCTGGTGTTTCAATCTCATTAGCCTGAATTTCGCTTTTATATTCAGTTACAGTGATGGTTTCATAACCAGAATTCTTTTCGGCTTCTAATCCTTCCTGTTCTGTTTCTTCTGTTCCATCGCCCATGTTAGCCACACCCGATGCAACATTATTTATTTTTGCAACGAATGATAAGAATTTGTTAATAACTTTTTGCTCTTTCTCATCCGGTGTCCATTCTCTACTTCTCCATGTTTTTTGTAAACCTGTTGAACAATCATAGTCATAGGGGAGGTCTGAAAATTGGAAAGCTCCTTTTCCTTTAGCTAAAATTACACCATCTTTTTCGACATGCCAATTACAAGAAGGAGGATTTGCTTGGAATATAGGATAAGTATATTTTAAAACTCTTGTTGCTTCGCGGTCTTGATCTTTGATTTCTTGATTATTATGTAGTTTCTCGATAAATTTTAGTGCTGTGTCTTTTTCTTCTGGACTCGCTGCCGAATCATTAGCTAGTGCTTGGAGTTTTTGAATTTTAGAATAATCTGAAACATTTGTATAATTTTTTGTGTACTCATAGACTCCTTTGCCTGAATTTTGAACTTGATAATCTTTAATATCTACACAGAGAACAAAGCCATTTTTAGTAGCAATACCGTCCCATGATGCAGGATGATAATAATCAGACTGGGAATCAGATTGATCCGCACTATAACCAAAAATTTCCCAACCTTTGCCTTCTAATGCATAAGACAGATTGACCATTGATTCTCTTTGATCTCCATAATACATATGTAACACGCTCCTTTTAGATTTTAAGAGAGTTTTAAATGCTCTCCAAACCGTAATATTTTATATTTACATTATATCACGGTCTAGAGAATAATTAAAGCACACAGAGCGAGATAAATTATTTTTATTTCTCGCTCTGTCATATAAAAGTTTGGTTTTATGTTAGTTTTCTTTTCAAAATATCCTCTCCATAAGGAGTAATATCCTTTTTACCTAAACCCCTTAGAATCATTTTGTAATAAAACAAGTTCTTGATATTCTTTGCCATTGCCTCTTTCTCTGTTATTTCTTTTTCACGTTCTGCAATTTCACTGGCTGAAATATCATATCGAATATCATCTAAGATATCCTTCAGGTTATGAACATCTTCCATGCATGACATATGCAGGTTAAATTGTAAAACTGATACAAAACCATGCTTTATCACAAAGTTATACTTTTCCTTTTCAGAAGCATTTCTTTCAAGTAATTTCAACCATGTTTCGAGAAAATCAATTTGCATTTCTGCTTCAATTGCTTTCTCATCGACTTGTTTATCCTCAAAATCATTTGCTTTTATTTGCGCCTTATTTAATGCTTCTGCCATTGCGTTCATAATCTAAAACACTCTCCTTCTAATTTTAATAGTCTCGAATCAAGGCGAAGTCCTGTTATTGTTATATCACTTCGCCCTATTTCCATACAATCAAAATTAGATTTCATGTTAAAATTTATTAATATCTAATATTTTACTAGTTCTAGGTTGCAATAAGGAAGCTGATATTTGATAACCTTCTGATTCTGGAAATTTTTCTTTGAAAATTTCTAACGCATGTTTAAACATATTTTCATTGGTTAGAGACCTTTCATGAGTAGCAAATAAATGATAACCGTTTAAAGATACATTAATTTCATACATTCCAAAAACTTCCTTTCATATTTAGCTTAAAATTCGTGTTTGGTCGGGTTATTCCCTCCAAGTAATCAATATGTCTTTCCTTTCATAATCTAATTTATAAGCATTATTCCATTTTTCAAAGAAAAACACAATACTACTATGAACATCTTTTTCGTTTGAAGGGCTAGAAGTATTAATTGCAATACCTTCTTCTACTTCGGACAATGCTATAGCTCTTGACCCTACATAGTTAATCATTTGCGAAAAATCTTCTTTAATCATATTCACGTTATTAATTACAAAATTTTTCATTAAAATACACTTCCTTTTCTTAATTTCGAAACTAGGCAAATAACATTTGTTATTGTTATAATGTTACCTGCCCACTGTCGAGATAAAGAATGGTTATAATATTTTACCTTCTTTTGTCCATATGCTGTCAATAACTATTTTATCATGATAAGTTATTGATGTTGAACAACTAGCAATAATTTGTCTTCCTTCATATACTAGCATTTCTTGACCATAATTTGTTATTCTGAATTCGTTATAGGATTCAAGAAAATCTCTTTGAGTTTTGGAAAGTTCATTCCAGTTATCAAATTTAGGTTTGATTTCATCTAGGGTATGGGTTAATTTAATAATTGTGATCATTTAGCGTCCACTCTCCTTTATTAATTAACCTCATAAAATTCTAGTGCTTCAGCAATTCCTACTTGATATTCTTCGATACTTCCGAACGATTCAACAGAAATATCACCTTCGCAATAAGTGTAAATGTTATGGGAATCATTGTCAGTCAATACTGCCCTGTATCCGTCAACGAATAGTGCAGTCGTGTTATAGGATTTATTGACCATAATTTGGAATGAGTAACAACCTGAATTAGTATAGCCTCCAAAGTATAATGTACTTCCACAATCTTTAACCCTTGAATGTAAACATGAATCAATAATTTTGTTTCCGACAGGTGTGAAGTCTGGAACAATTTCATAATTTTCAAGACCTTTTAAAGAATAGTTATTTTGGTTTAAAAGGTTTTGGAATTCTGCTTCAGTTACTTTTTGCATAATATACACGCTCCTTTGATTTATTCTAGGCCAACTGTTATAGATATTTTCCACAATTGCCTTCTAATTTCATAGCCTTATGATATATATTATATCACTTTTTTCATGAACTTAGAAGAGAATTAAGGCTAATTCTCTAAATAATTATTTTTTAGTTTAGGTAATGTATTTTACTAACTAAAAAATCCCTCTTGATACATATTAGAATAAATACCACGCTCCCACTGTTTGAACTCATAAACCATACCGTCATTTAGAATATCAAGCCAGTTATCAGGGAATTGAGCTTGCAACCTTTCGAGAAACATATTACTAACTGAATAATGTACTCGTTTTTCTTCATGTTCAATTTGGAAACCGATTAGAGAAGAATTGTGGTTCATAAATGAATTGTTTAAGGCTATAAAATTAGATTGTGGCATGATTTGACGTTGCTCCCATTTTGACACGTTATAACGCTCGTAGTGGGTTAAGAATTGCATTGTTTGACCTCCTTTGAATATAATAACTTTACCTCGAATGCTAGACAATAGCAAGTTAACATTGTTATTGTCTAGCTTCCAGATACAATTATTTAATGATTAAGCAACATTGTCAATGATGTTTAGAATTGCTTGAGCATCTTCTTGGTTTTGGTCTGATGTTTCATTTTCTTCCGGTTGCTCTTCTTGATTTTCGCTGAACTCTTCTGGGGTCACTGTTATAGCAGAATCAAGGTTTTCAGTTTGTTGCGGTTGTTCTTCAACAATTATTTCTTGTTCTAATTTTTGCTCAACTTCGACTTCTTCCACTATCGGTAATCCAATGTCATTAACACCGCATAATTTAAGAATACCTTTAAGTCTATTAATGGTTTTTTCTTTTTTAACATTACCAGAGCCAGTATATCCTTTATAAGCGTCCCCTGGTTTAATCTCTTGATTAACATATCTCAAAAGATTAACAATTGTTTGATCATGATTAAGACTATTAGCAAACAAATAGGCCATTGAAACAATGTTGATTTTTGTAACAAATTTATGCTGTTCTGGAAATGCTGTAGCAATTAAGTCAAAGGATTTTTCCACAAGTGCTAGGACTTGATCTGTTATTTCATTCTTTGAGAATACCAGTTCAATGTCCTTTGCTGCTAGGCTAGGATAATCTAACCTTGAGATAAGAAGAATTGCTTGCATAATGGTCATTGGAATATCTGATTTTTTAACCGCTTTTTCAGAATACTTTGCACTGTTGGTGAATAATTTGTGTTCTGTCGCAATTCTGTGAACAAACTTTTGCACCTTATGACTAGCTTTTACTAGTGCTTTATGCTCTAGTGACATTCCTTTACCGTTATTAAGGCGGTAAAAGATTTCTTCAATGATTGACTCTTCGTCGTCTCCCTCTTCGATTTCAAAAACTTTAAGACCTAAAGTATAACCCATTATTTCGTTTTGAACTTCTTCGGGAAATTGTGACCATGTTTTGCCTGAAATGTTATAGACTTCATTTCCGGTAGCGTCTAGGCAAAAGTCTTCTAATTCTGTCATAGTTAATTTGTCTGCTAGAAGTTCATGAATAGTCGATAACCTTTGAAGACCATCAATGATGCTGTATGTATTTCCATTCTCTGTCTTTTCCTTGATGGCGAAACAATCTGGACAATAGAGGGTTAAAAGAGAATCAACTAATAAGGATTTGTCTGCTTGCTCCCATTGGCCCGTAGGACGTTGTAAAGGATGAGTAAAGAGGATTGTTCCCTTATTGATCATAGTGTTAATTTGCTTGATATTCCATGACATTGTGGTTGGTTTTCTTCTTGCCATTTTAACCACTCCTTCTAATTTACTCGACACTAGCAACAAAATTTTTATGCTGTTATTTTGATTTTGTTGCTAGAGGCAAACAAACTTTAAGGGGCTAACACCAATAAGGAATAAATGATTCTTCGTTACATTTATATAACTTGTCGCTATAATTATTTTGCATTATTATAGCGTCCTTTGACTTGTCATAAATCCAAGCGAAGAATACAGACAAAGGAAAATGTTTTGCAAAGGTCTTGCAGGATTGAATGGTAGAAAATTTTCTCATGACTGTATAACCATTTTTATTCATCATGGTTATAGTGAATCGTTTGTTTTCATTTAGTGCCTGAATGGTATCTTTTGTCATTCTGACCACTCCTTTTATTTTACTAAAATACAAACTAATTATTTTTGCTTAGTACATAGTTTAATAAAATTCAAAGTGCTCTATAATCCAGTATTATAAAGCACTTCATTTCCCATAAATTGTCTTTTTTAATGGATTATGATTTTACCTAACTATATACCCTCCCATTGCTTTTAAATAGTTTATATCTTCTTCCGTGGCCTCCCTGACAATTACTTGACTTTTTGTGAAATCACTTTTTTCGATGGCTTCAGCTTTTGTATGAGCTTCTACCACTGCGAGATAATTAGTAGTTTCTAAAGTGTAAAGTTTTAATTCTCTTACCTTTGCCATTTTACACAACCTCTTTCATTCTTAAATTTTTGCACAAGGTCTAAACTCCAATTGTTATAAGCTCACACCTTATGGAAAATTCAATCCCTTCAGCCTATAGCATAGACAATTTAGCATTAAATTACAACAACCTGCATTTTAATTTTGTTATGCAAGTTTAAAGCAATTGTTATGATTAAATAGTAATAATGAATAAACTGAAGGGATTTAGTAGAATGTTTTAGGTTAATTCTCTCTTTTTTTGCTTAAGGGATATGCTTTTGTTAATGCCTACATTTTAATTTTTAGTTAAGAATGTTTTTTAATTTGCAAAGATAATTTTTCAAACTGTATAAATCAGAAAATTGTATTTTCTTTTCTGGAGCATATTTCGAAATTTTCATAGAAGTGTAGGCTGTTATTTCGAAATTACAAAAACAAATTTGATCGAATTGGTTATAATTTTCTTCGTTTCTGATTATTTCATCGTTAGTATTGAATACCTTTAATTGAGGAAAATTATCCACAATTTCCTCGAAGTGATTTTTAACGATATAATCAGAAGAAATTAAAGCTATCATAAATTATCATACTCCTTTTGAGTAGGCACTAACAGGAGCATATCCCTAGAATGTTTTTATCCTTTCCTCTATCCTTTATAAAATCTAACATATTTTGTATTCCGTGTATCTTTATTTTCTTTTGGCTGTCTTAGATCATCATTCGACTAAGGGACGCTGTTAAGAAAATTTTGATATAGAGGGAATATCCCATATGCTAGAATTTAGAAAGGATAGAGAATTAGATAAGATAAAAGAAATTTATACTAGCCCATATCGCACTCGAATTTTTTACCACGTTCTTGATTATAACCCTCAGAGGATATTCTAAGATAGAATACTCTAATGTATGTTATTTGACAAGTGTTGGCTGGCTAGTCTCTTAATTCAGTTTTCAAAGATCATCTCAACTCTTTTTAAAGAATTCATGCTAGGTTGTTTTCCTAGTCACGCCACAAGATACTTTGTGATTGTTGGCCCTCCTTATGTACATTTATTTTTCGATTCAAGTGAATAGTTGACTTTTCTAAGTGCTAAGAGGTTTTTGTTTGCTCCCTCTTATGTTCCCTATTTTATAGTAATGAACTAAATAAGTCAAGGAAAACTTTTATATATTACTTGTTTATGGAGTCCTATTTTATTGTAGATATTTTATAAACAATTTAAAGCTTCTGAAGACAAAAAGACTAGATATTTATACTTAGTCTTTTTGTCTTTTATTTAATTACTTTGCTGGTGCTAATAAATCATTTCCTTTTAGTCCTTTCTTAATTCTATTATACATTCCAACAGGACTTATTCCAATAATATCACACCATTCTGGAACTGTGTGACTAGTCCCATTTATTTCTATATACTTCTTTCTACCCTCTCTTGTTCTAGGTTTTAATAAATCATTTATATTCCATCCATAAGCTATTCTATTTATAATTATTTCTCTTGTTAGACCTGAAATTTCGGCCCATTCCGTAATCGTATGTATTTCTCCGTTAATTTCTATATGTTTAGTCTCTCTTGGTTCAAGATCCCTAATTAAATCTTCTGAACTACAGCCTTTGTGGTATCTATCTAACATTGCTGAATATGGTATTTCATATTCTTCCGATAATTCTATTAGTGTTTTTATCTCTCCGTTTATACTTATTTTTATGTGGAAATAATCTTCCATAATATTTTTCCCTTTCTCATATCTTCCTTTTATAGAGTTACCACTAATTCCAGTTTCTTCACTCCATTGTGATACTGTTTTTACTTCCCCTTCGTGTTCAATAAATACGTTATTTGTTTTATTGTTTTGTTGCTCTTTATGAGTTATCCATCTACAATTATTTGGTTCGTAATTTCCGTTAGTATCTTTTCTATCAATAGTTAGATTTTCTTCATAACCATTAGACAAAGCCCAATTATAAAAAGTTTTTCTATCTTTTAACCATTCATCACAAATAATAACTCCTTTATCCCCATAATATTTATAACTTTTTGCATTAGGATTGTAGCATCTTTGTCTCATATTTTCATAAGTTTGTTGTAATCTTTCTGGTATTATGTTTTTAGGTTTTTTAGGTTTATTGTATTTTTTACTATTTTTACCTAAACATTTTTTACATAGTCCATTTAAGCCGTCTTTAGTATTTGTTGGATTTTTATTAAAATATTTATCATTACAAGGAAACCAAGAACTTTCTTCAGGGAAATAGATATAATGTTTACTGCATAACTTTTCCAATTCTTCATTTTCATTAATTCTGTGATTTTCTTCATAAGATACTAATTTTGGCATTAATTATTCATCCTCTTTCTTTTTATAATTTTATTTATCAACCCATTATCCCATTATCAATAAAAACCTACTTATGTATAACCAAAAATATTAATTAAAATCTCTCTATCTCCTTTCAATTTATTTTTGTATTTATGGTACTCTTAAGTATAACATACTTAAAATAATATTGTATACTCTCAAATAACCATGTTTTAGCCTATTTACAGTGGATTATATGACATTATCTATTGATTACTATTGTTTGCTCAGTATTACTATATAATTAATATTATTTTTAGATTTGAATGGGATCTTGGATAAAATAGCCTAGATTAGCAGGGATAATTGATGTATTTTGATTCTGAGACGTTTAAAAGGTATACTAGGTAAGATTATAAAGGGTAATACAATCTGAGGGCAGGAAAGGCCGTTTTTGTGGGTGTGTTTTTGGTTTGTCAAGGATTTAAATGGGGAAATGAGTTGATCGGGCTGAATGAACATAAAAAAGACTAGAATTTTATTTCTAGTCTTTAGATGGTTTACCCTGCGTTCTTTTCTCTATTCTTTCTTTCCTTTTCAGCCTCTTTTATTAATTTATCCCTATGTTTATACCATGCAATTTCTTTTTTAAGTTTTTCTTTTAACTCCTTTGCTTTCTTAGCATCAGACAATAATTCTCTATGATGACTAGATATTGAATTCTCACATAATCCAAAAGCATACTGACCATTTATTACACTTACTTTTCCTTTTCGCTTTGTGGCTTCTCCATCAACTTCCTTATTATATTCTGTTGCTTCGCTCCTTTTATTTTTAGACTTTGCGGTTAGTTCTTTAACCATGAATTTAATAAATTCTATGTATTCTTTTTCCGTGGCAGGTTCAACGTTTCCTATGTCTGGCCTATCCTCGGTTAAATCCCTATAGTATTTAGTACCACAAATAATAACTTCAACGTCTTTGTTGTCCCAAATGTTTTCAATTTTACCTACGCCGATGTTTGGAATTTTTACGAAATCATATTTTTTCATAAGTAATAACCTCCTGAATTTATTTCTTATTGATATAATACCATAGAACAAATATAAACGTCAAATAGTAATTATATTTAATTTTAAGGCCCATAATGGCACTTTTTAGGCACTAGAATATGTTTAAGGTAAAACTTTATAGCAAGACAAAGAAAAAGACTCCTAAGAGTCTTAATTTGAACATCCTATGTATTCATCAAAATATCTCTGAGCTTTATTTATTGCTTCCTTGTCGCTTATTGCATCGAATATGGTTGTTCCCGACTCCCTTCCTTCTCGAATATAAGAATAATGATATTGATTAAGATCGTAAGGACTATTTGATAATATAGCAATTATATTTTCATGCTGAAAGTATTTTCTGAATTGCTTTGTATTCCAGTTAATGAGATCATATAAATTTTGTTCAGCTTCTTGCTTTGTGGCTCCGATTGCCTCAACTCCGAATAGTGTAGAAATGAATTTTTTATAGTTTTGAGACATTTTATTAGTTTGTTTGGTTGTTACTGGTTTAAACATTTGTTTATCACTCCTTCAAATTATTAAAGGAAGGTTTTACCCTTCCTTTTTAGTTTACACTGGATTACAGGAAATTATTTTATAAGGACTGCCTCCGATTGAATCCCTACAGGTGAATCCAACTTCGAATTTTACTGAGGTAATGCTAGTGTGATTTAATCCCTTTAAGATCCCGCCGATGAATTTTTTAGTTACTTCGTATTTCATTTGAAAAACTCCCTTCAAATTTGAAACAATTTATAATATAAGTATAACGATTTATGACTTAAAGTCAAGGTTTTTATATCTCTATTTATGCTATAAAAATGGATTTTTAATGGATTGGAGAGAAAAGAAAAAGAGCTAATTGTTAGCTCTTAATTTTGTTTTATTTAATTACTTTTTTAAGAAATGGAATACTAGATATTCCCCATTGATTTGTAGGCCAACAACAAACGTCCATTTTTTGTGCTAATCTGTAGCGCAGGACTCGTTTTTGAGTTTTGTTGTAATTCATTTATTTTGCTCCTTTCATTCCAATCATTTTTTCAAAGTAACCTGCTGCTTGAGAGTTCGCTCCATCAAATTTATATGCGATTGTGCCAACTAAGCAGGAATCTAAAGAATGATATGAGATACTAACAGTTTGATAATTGATTAGAGCGTGGAATCTGATGTTTTTTACTTTTTCATGCTCTAGATCGTAACCATCTATATATTCAAAGACAACATATTCTCCAATAGTATAAGTCTTAACTACTTCGCCCCATGTAAAATCATTTTTGAGGAATTCTACTTTTTCATCGTGGGTAGTATCTTGAGTATTTTCCTCAGAGGCTACCTCTAAATCCTCCCATGATTGCACATAATATTTAGCAGGAACGAAGTATAATTTCTTTTCGGCACCCCTGGACAGTTTGCATAATTCGTTATTGTGCTTGACAATCATTCCAGATTTTAAGTTTTTCATATGTAGTTTTCTCCTTTCAAATTCCAATATATTTAATTTTATTAAGTATATCATAGAATAAAGGAAAATAGAAGTTATACAGAAAAATTATTTTATAATTTATAGACCTTATACCTGCATTTTGATTTTAACAAGTTTAAAACGTGTTAAAGTGCAATTATATAGGGGTATAGATTCTGAGGGCTTATAGGTGGCATTCTGTGCGAGGTGTTTGGATTAGTGGGAGCCGGAAGGAGTAATTTTATTATATTTTATATTTAGATAAAAGAAAAAGACTAGGTTTTTGCCTAGTCTTTAGTATCCCTTCAAGCTATTTTACATCTAGTTAAAATTGTCTGCTTCGCTCCTGCGTATTCGGAATGATCTTTAATTGTACCTTTGATTTTAACAACTTCACCTTGATCCGCTCTTACTGAATTTGAGGACTTCCATACAAAAATATTTCCATTTTGATCTAAAAATTTATGAATATAGGAGGTTCCCCATTCGGTATCAAAAGAATATGAATTCATATAGGTTAATTCAGTTTGAATTTTTTCACTGACTTCTCCAACGTAATTGGAATCTTTTTTACCTTCGTTTTCCTTTGCTCTTTTGATATCCTTTTCAATTTCCTTTTGATAAGTTACATAAGCATAGGCCACAATTCCGTTTATTTTGGTGTACTCATTACTAAGATATATTTTGATATTGTTTTGGAATGTTTCATACTCTTTGAACTCTTTGCTTTTGAAGTAGGTTATAACTTCCTGGGCCATTACTTCATATTTTTCATTTTTGCCAGATTTTTTGGTTAGATCCCAAGCTTCGTTTTTAGTTTCTTCCTTTTTGTACCCTTCTGAGTTAATCAAGTTTAGACAATTTGTAAGATAATCAAGAGTTTTTAAATACTTAGATTGTTTTCCGAGGTTATCATAATCCATTGCAGGTTCTTCAATACAAATGTCGTGTATGTCTTGATAATTACCTATGATGCTTAGTCCGTCAATCCCTGTATACTCTTTTATGCAAGTGCTGCCAACTTGGATAATTTCATTTTCTGAATTAATCAGAAGGACTGTTTTGTTTCTCTTTCTGTCAGAATTGCAATGTTGACAGTGACTTTTTACTGTTCGATATTCAACAGGGATTGAAGCATTTTCCTTGATAACGTGTATGATATTTTCGTTTGAGCCTTCAACCGCATTATGTTCAATTACTGCCAGAACTTCAAATTCGCCTAATTTTAGTGATTCCATTTCAAAAGTGTATAAGGTAACATCGACTACAACCATTCCACAATCTTTAGGGCTGAATTGCCAAGATGGTATATTATCGCGGTTAACATAGTCAATAACTCTAACTTCTTCGCCTGATTCTCCAAGGACTTCGAAAGACCATTTGAGGGAGTTCTTGTCGAGTTTTTTAGTGATGCGCTTAATTTTCTTTTCTAGGTCTTGGAAATCTGATGTAAAACATTTGTATACTTTCATTTGGAAAACCTCCTTTTTAATATGTATCTGATATTTATATTTTAACACAAAACAAATAAGAGTACAATAATTATTTATGTCTTTTTGTACTCTTATTTTAAAATTATTGATTTTACCAGTCTCCATCACTCAATGTTTTTACAGCAACACTTTTCACTATATTTTCTCTCTCAATGAATGCTGAAAATGTTTGTCATCGTGCGTTTCTCCGTTCATTAGGTTTAATGTTTCTACAGACACATAATATTGAGCTTCCGGGCAATACTCTTTAATTTCTTTAATTAGCGTATCCAATTCATTAGCTAATTTGATAAATTTATTAATATGCTTCTTTTTGATATTCATTTTATCGCTCCTTTCAAATTTATTATATGATTAATTAACAGTGTATAGATATTATTAGATATGTCAAATAAAATGGGCATTTGGTTTGAGAAATTGAAAAGAAAAAGATGCTTTATTCAGCATCTTTTAAAATATTTATAATTTTATTTTGACATGTTTTGCATAAAGTTACCTGTATTGATCCAATAATTAAGTTTTTAAGATTCTCTTTTGCAAAACATGAAGTGCAGCGCGAATATTCAGGAGATTCTTCGATTTCAATTTTAATCATATCATCACCCTTTCTAAAATTATTTATACTCTATTTTATCATAGGATATATTATAAGGTCAAACAAAAAGAATAAAGAAAAGACCATTACTGGCCTTTTCTTATAATTACTTTTTCTGCTCTATTTATAATGTCTGATGCTTCATAAAATTCTCCAGTTTCTTGCTCGGTTAATTCCACGTTAGCACTGTTTAAGTAATTTAACCAATTATTCTCTTCGTGAATTTCCTTTAGTTCTTGAACCATTTTTTCCATTTTCTCATGTATTTTTCTGACTTTCTCAGCATCTTTTTTAATTTTAGTAAGGGTTTGTGTATCGACTGACCGCGACTTTTTACTCATCTTCAGCACTCCTTTTATTTACCTTATAATATAATTATAATCATTTTTAAGATTAATGCAATAGATTTTTAATGTTTTTAAAAATAATTATTTTACACTTTACTATATCCCATAAATCAAGAGTTTGAAAGTATTTAGACAAAAAGAAAAGGAACCATTACTGGCTCCTAATTCTCTTCATAATCTTCCATAAATCCATTATCTATGTACCATCCTATTTCTACTTCTTCATGATCTTCTAACACTCTTAAGTCAATATTTTCTGGGTCTGAATACTCATTTAGTAGATTTCTGATTTCCTCGACTGTATCACAATTTCTTTCAGCCAGACATGCGCCTTGATCATTTAATAAGATTGCTTTGTAGTTTGCCATTTGAAGCACTCCTTTTATTTAATTAATCTGATATTTATATATTAATCTATTTCTAGCGCAATTACAATAGCAAAACATAAATATTATTTTAGCATTGTTTGTGGCCTTATTGATGATTTAGTGGTATATTTGTATTAGTGTAGGATATCTGAGAGCTTACAAGGCATCGTGGAAGGTATGGAGGGATTGTGAGACAAAAAGAAAAGGACTTATTCAGTCCTTGTAATTATCTAATTGAGTTTGATTATATTCCCAAATTTGAGTTCTGATTCTTTGATAATTTTTTATCCATATTTCTGCTTCTTCTATTGTTTCCGGTACTAATAATTTATATTTGATCTATTAATTAAGATTATAATAGATAGATAGCGCAATGTCAAACTATTTTATTTTAGTTTTTAAGGCCCGTGGATAGGGTTTTAAGAGGTTGGATTATGGATAGAGGGAATTAGTATTAAGGCAAAGAAAAAAGAAGCTGTAAAGCTCCTTAAGATCCCCATTGTGTATATTCTGTTAGTTCGCTCATTTCGAATTTTTCTCCCACGCAAACGCCGATAATGTCAAATGTATTATTATATATAAATACCATGCTATGCGCTTCATTTGTTTTTAGCATAACTCCTTTTTTAACATCTTGATTAAGTATACAAAGGTATTCATCTTTGATCTTCATTAATCCTTTTTCAGTTTTGAATACTTTGTAAAGAATTTTCTCTTCGTCTTTCCATTTTCCTTTTTTGTGGAATTGTATTCCGGTGTCCACTAACATTTGTGTATGCTCCAGTTTGTTAGCTGTGATTCTCTCAAATTTATTTTTAAGATCCATATCTAGATTATAAGGAGTGAATTTTAGATCAGCAGAGACATAATTAGTTGATTGTAAATAAGCAAATAGTTTTGGTTGGTCAATTTGCTTTAAAATAATAGTAAGTTGTTGCTTATAGTTGAAAATGACATTATTTAATCCTTCAGCATAAAAACAAGGGTTCAAGTTATTGGCTTTTATCATGCGTTTGAGTTCGGTTAATTTGATCATATGTATTTACCTTCTTTCTAATATTTTAGATTTGAATTAATTACAATAAAAAACCTATGCCAACATTATAGCATAGGTTGAATAGTTTTGGTAGTAGATAATTTTATTTTAAGATTTATTCCTCTAGCAATCCAAGATCAATTATTTTATCATCTTTTATATTTTCCGGTGTATTATTACTGTCAACTGAGCATTCAAACCATTTGTTTGTAACATTGTCTGTTGTGAGGATTATAAAGGCATCGCCATTTTCATTTTGAATAGTTGTATGGTAACAAGAATTTGGTGGATTGTAGATAGATTGTGTGGCCAGTGCTATCATTGTGTATGAGGTGTCAGAGCCAGGTTGTATTGTGGGATTTGCTGAAGTTGTTAGGATAGAGGATGTTAGGAGAGTGAGGGAAATTGTTAAGATAGATATTAGTTTTTTCATGAGGTGTACCTACTTTCTTTAATTAATTGGAATTCCTTTGCAGTGTAGATTTCTGATTGCGTAATTCCGGTAAAGTCTTTAGCGTGTACCATATTTGCTAAATTGCATAATTCTAGTTTAGCATTGCCCGATGATGTTTTATAAGCTTGCATTACTAACTTAACGTCTAATGATTTGATCAATTCCATATCAGATTGTTTTTCTGCTAATTGATTCTCTGAGCGTTCTTTTTCTTTTTTGATTGCCAGGATATCAGATTCCAAGAGTTTTGATGCTGTAATAAAGTCTTTGATTCCTTGGATATAATAAGGCATTGGTTGACCAGAAAGCATATGGTCTTTTATGTATTGCTCGTATGCAGTATGGGGATTATTGTCGGATAAGAGAAATAAGCGACATGTATTTGCTGCTTTTTGCATGTCTTGTTTAGTTCTACGCTTTGCCATTGGGAAACCTCCTTTTATTGATTTGGGTATGTTTAATATTGATAGTATAACAAAATAGGAGAGCAATGTCTATAGAATAATTTATATTAGTGTTTATAGATTTAAGATTATAAGAAAAAAATTATTAGAAGTATATACCAGAATTTCCGCACACTTGCCGGAAATTATGCTTGCGTTCCTAAGTCACCGTATAAATTTAAGGATTAGAGAAAAGTTGGCACTTTTAAAAAGACAAATAGAGAAAAAGAAATTAGTTGACAGTTTAAAAGTCGTAGTATAAAGAACTATAACATTTGTCACCATGCTATATTATATTTATGATTTATAAACTGTCAACTAAATTTTAATTTATTAAATTCTTAATATATATTCAATTAATTCTAATTGTATATCAATATAGTCTGAATTATGTTTAAATCCTGTAAACTTCATTTCATTATATCTCCCTATCATTGGTCTTTCATTAAGTAAGAAATCCATTAACCCTTCATTGTATTCTTTTTCATTATTGTAAAAGGTATCTCTTGTATTTATAGTCATTGTTTCGATTACTTTATCATTTAAATTCTTTTTATGTTGCTGTAATTCAATCTTATTAAGTTCGTGTAATACATCTTCTTGTTCAAATAATAACTCTATTTGCTTATATGCGTAATCTATACCATATTCTTTTAGTTTCTTATTAACTCTTTTGTAAAATTCTTCAGTCTTAAATTTAAACATAACCTGAGTGATAGTATTAAGTTTCATGTCTTGCAATACATTATATTTAATACTCATAATTAAAGTTTTTTCATCATCATTGGCCCTTAGATGATGCTCTTTTCCTTCATCATCTATTTTAACTATTATATGTAATTCATTATAGTCAATTAGACATCTTCTTTTTAAACTATTTAAAGAATCAAATAGGATTCTAGTCAATCTATCATTGGTTCTTAAATATAAGTGATTAATATTGAATTTTGTAAATCTACTATCCTTTTTAGACAAGAATTTTATTACTAGTGCTTTATCTAAGTATTGAGCGTTAACCATTCCAAGAGATTCAAATAAATTATTTTTAGTAATAGTATATTTATGCCCTTCAGCCTTAGATAGTGTATGTAATAATTGAGCTTGAATATGTTCTACATATTTAGAATTATTACCCTCTGATCTTAAATCTATTTTTTCTAGTGGTTCCTCATATATCTCATTAAAAGTAAATTTTTTACCTTCTTTAGTAAAATTACAATATCTAGATAATTCGTTTAATTGTATTTGTTTGCCGTTGCCTCCTTTGACTGGTATTTCTAAGAAAATACATAATTCCTTGTAATTTTTTATTGTTAATCCTAAATATAGTTTAGATATATTCATTCTATTTTTCTTCTTCTTCTATATTTATATTTTGTCTTTGTTCATTATGTTCCATTACTATTTTACCAGTGTTTCTCTCGATTACCCTCATATAAGGCTCTAGTATCATTTCACAAACAAATAGATGCTGACTTTCTAATAATTGTATCCATTCATGATATATTGTCTCTGGTGCTGACTCTAAGGAATATTCATTACAGTATTCTAGGATGTATTTAAGGTTTAATACTTGAGGTTCCTGCTCTTCTTCCAGTCCATTAGGGCCATAAGGATTGTACATAAAATCAAATAGATCAAATTCATTCATTTTGTTTTACCTCTTTCATTATTTTATTTTTATAATTGACTAAAGATTAAGGACGGATAATTGATTAGATTATTATGTATAGCCGGATCTATAGATAGTAATAGCAAAATTAATAAAATTAATAATTAGTATAGTTCGCTCAACTCCTTTCCTTAGAAATTTATTTTGTATAATTGGGTAAAATTAATTATAGCATGATTGAATATGATATGTCAATATTTATTTTAGGGTTTGTTTTTGTTGTGATCGGGAATATGGGATTGATAAGGATGGTTGATAATTATTAGGATTATAGGATTTGAGATTGTAGCGGAATGTGGTTTATATTGCTGTGATATGCGCTAGGATTGATTGTAAGAAGGTTTTTGTGGATAGGTGAAGGATTATAAGGGGAATAGAAAAGAGACTCGTTAGAGCCTCTTAGAGAATTTATTTTGTGGTTTGTGTTTATTTTGCTGCTTCTACATATGTAATAGGAGGGAATCGAGTCTTTAAAATAATACTTCATTTTCATTGATTTCAGGAATTTTATAACTTTTATGATATTCCTGATTAGCAAGGACTTCAGAAAAATTATGATAGTCTTTTGTACCAATGACAGAAATTTGATTATCTTTGCAAACCGAATTGCTAAAATGATGGGAATTGTATTTTATGCTATAGTAAGTATAAGTAACTAATTCACCATAATACCAGAATTTTTGGCCTTTTTTCATTAATTAAAACCTCCAATTAACCCCAATTTTTACAACTAGAATTTAATCTTTCCTCTGCCTCTTCAAATTTTGAAAAACTTCTTACTCCAAAGCATTGATTTAGTGCATTTGGTTTTCCTTCACTGGTTACATATGCACCAGTTATAAAAATTGAAACACCTTCATTATAAGTAATAATCATAATTTTTGTGCAATTACCTTCAGTTTGACTTTGCACTATTCTCATTAGTCAAAACTCCTTTTAAGATTTAGTATAGAGATAAGTAGATAGTTCTATCAAGTTGTAGGGGTTCCGGGTTATCTTTGTTCCCTCAACCAATAGTGAGGATTATAGGCCTTCCAGCCTCCCGAACTAGTGAGGTCTTATACACTTGATTAACAAGTCATTTCCTCAACATATGCCCTATGTGCTTTTTCCTCTTATCTCTACATTTACTATTATACGCTTATTTAGGCCAATGTCAAGAAAATATTTTATATTTGTATTTGCAAGATGATTGGATAAGATAGTATTGATATAAAGGGTTATGGAATGATGTCAGAGGTCACTAGAGAGCATTTTTAGAAATAGAGAAAAAGGAAGGTTTCCCTTCCTTTTATACTTCTAAATTAAATGTATCAATACATGCCGATTGATAAAGATCATATACATTTCCATTTATGCGTTTATATCCAGCTTTTGAGATATATAATTCTGCATCTTTATCAGATAAAGTACATGGTTCCAGTTTAAATTTCATACAATTTCCAACAAAGAATTTTTTTACTTGTAAAGGGAAATCGCTTTTGTAGCGGAATGCTTCTAAATATTCGACCTCTACAACCGTTTCGCCTGTTTCAGAATGTTTAAAAACATTGATTACTTTACCTATAGAATAACCATGTCTATTAAATTTTCCAGTCCTTTGAGGGAATAATAAGATCGAAGGAACTTGTAGCATATCTCCAATTTTAGCAGTTTTAATACTTGCCATTTTAAAAACTCCTTTCAAATTTGAACAACTTCTTACTTATTATTATATATATTTTTAAGCGAATGTCTATAGATTTTGGAAAATTATTTTAAGGTTTTATTAATGGTTAATTATTTAGAATTAATACAAAAATGTTTACCAGGTAGCACAAAATAGATAAGAGCAAAATGTTAGCACATAAAAAAGAAAAATGAGACTGTTTAAGCCTCATTTTATTTAACAATTTTATTTTGCTGCCATTGGATTTTCTACCTTTACTCTTTCCTTCTTCTCGACTGTTTCTGAACCATATTTACCGCGAATATCTTCCATGCTAAATGCCTTATGCTTTTTGGCCTTATAATCAGCAGGTTTAAAATACCATGCTTTTTTGTTTGTTGCATACCATAGACCAGCATCTTTTAGTAGATGTTTTACTGCTTTTGTCTCACCATTGACCCAAATCCAGGAGCCACATATTTCTATAAAAATTTCAGGAATGAAGATAATTTTTTCTAAGGTTTCGCGGAATCCATCGTTTACATTTGCATAGAAAGAGGATTTTTTCTCAGTGTCGTTAATTGGATTGTTTTTGATGTATTCGAATGCTAATTCATACTCTATGTTTAGGGATTTCATTGTTTCGAGGTTTCCGGTCGGTTTGTCTGGATGATGGAGTTTTACGAGTTCGCGGAATGTAGTTTTTAGCTCCTGGATGGTTTTGCAGGTTGAGAAAAATTTAAATTTGTTCATTTGGGTACACGCTCCTTTTATTTTTGGTTTGGTTTAGGGAATTGGGTTTAGGATTTTTTATGTAATTGATTTAGTTGAGGTATAAATATAATTATAAATAAATTTGGGAGAATGTCAAGATAATTTTATTTTGGGGTTTATGGTCAAAAAAGAAGACTATCTCTAGTCTTCAAATTTTCTTTGCAACATAACTTTAACAAATTTATTCACATCTGGTATTTTAATTTGGTTTAAACCATGTGTTAATGTTGTTTCAATTAATTCAGGGTATCTACTTTCAAATCCTCTAAATAATGGTTTTTCGTCTTCATAACATTTGTAAAATAATCCTCTATCTGTATAGCAAGCTCTAAAGTCTGTCTCTTCTCCATGTCTTTCAACTCGTTCTGCTTCTTTGATTATTGATTCTATGAGAGTTGAAAGGCGAACATAAGGTGTAAAGTCTTCAGTAGTTAATCTTTTTTTAGTTGCTTTCGTTGCTTTAATCATTGTTAGCACTCCTTTTAATTAATTGATTTCCTATATTATTATATCACAAAAACAATAGGGAAAACCATTTGCAATAAAATTTATTTTTATAGTTATGAATTTGTAGGGATTTTAGGATATTTACTATGAGTATTTATAATTGTATGTTGTTGGTTTGATTATGATATGATCGTAGGATATGAAGACTGTGTATTAATACAGATATGGTTTATGTATTACTGTATTATACTAGCAAAACTTATGCCAATGTAAAATAAGAGTTGATATAATGCGTTGAAGCAAGAAATAAAATTATAAGATTAGAGCGACAGAAAGGGGCGTTTAAGCGGTTTGAGGTTTAGAGGTATATGTTAGTGTGTAGAATTTTATTTTAGGGGTATTACGAGATGTGGAATTTTATACCCTACGTGGGTATGGTAGTTTTGAGGTTAGAGTATACCCCTTGAGGGTATAGTGATATATAACAGGTTATATATTTATGTTGTGTACTAATTTATTATAGTGTAGTGAAATGATATGGATATATATAGCATAGTTAATTAGTTGGTATTAATGTATAGTAGAATGATAGGATATAAATACCAAGTAATATAGTAGGTATTAAAGCATAGTAATTTGGTGTGGATTATAGTTTAGTGAAATGGTTGATATTAGTTTGGATTATGATAGTATAGGTGATATGTGATCATAATGATCATATAATGTGGTTAATGTGATGGGATAATATGATTATGATTATATTGAACGTGTAATGTAGTCAAGTGACTGTATTGTATGGTAGTATGATAGGATTATGGGTTATGTGATATTAGTTTGAATATAGAATATTTTGAGACTAATATAGTTTGATATTCAAAGTATTATATGTGTATGTACAATGTAATTACAATTTTATTATATGAATGGTTGTACATATGAGTGGTTACTCATTTATTTAAGTCTTCACTAATTTCGCCTATGTTATAGACCTCGATATTTTATACGTATATACGTATATACTCATATACGTATAATCAGCATCATCAGCGCATTACGATTCATTCCATTTTCTCCCGATCAATTCAATTCGACAAATCATTCCCGACTGCAGCCGATACAATACTAGGACATTATCTGTATTTTATCCATTATCATTCCATTCTATTTCCTGCCTCATATTTCCCCTTCTAACCTCTTCAAACTCATTCCGAGACATAATATAAGGCCCAATCCTCATCCAATGTGACACATTCCCATTGTGTCACATTCAGAAAATAGCAGGAATCGGCTTATAGCAAGGGTTTCAGGGATTAGCAGGTAATCGGCCTATGCTATTTTCAGTTTGTCATAGGTAAAGCTGATAGCAAAAACCTGTGCTAACATTCACTTTCAAAAACCATGCCAACTTTATCATAGGTGGGGCATAGATTACAAATTATTATTCGACATTATTCGACATTATGTGCAGAGTACTTGTTTACACATCGAAATTTTAGAAATCGATTTCGAGACAAATCCATCCAAATTTCCCCTTCGTTCTCACATCGCAAAAACATAATCATCACAACAATTTCCAACCCAATAAATACATATTCCAAATCACAAAACTTCTCAAAAGTCAAATAATTTTGTAAATTAATCTCATAAAATAATATAAAATTCTCACATAATCTTAATAAATATCACTAAATCAATCCATACAAAATAACCAATAAATCCTACTCTCATACAGTTTCTTTACCAGATTCAACCTTATATTAATTCATATTTTGATCTATAAATTTCTACCAAATATTAAAATCAAAATATAATTATCATAAATCTCATCGAACAAAAAAATCTAATGAAAATTCATAATTATGCATTCAAAATTAATCACAAATTCCTAACAAATCTAATCCTACAAATAACCTTAAAATCCTTGATCCTAACCAATTATAACACATTCTAACAATCCCTTCTACTATAGAGGGGCGTACTTTAACAAATTCATCCGAATCAATTATACCATATATCCGACCATCTAAAAATTGAATAAAATATTTTTAACAATTCACATCAAAATAATATCTCAAAATAAAATTAATTCTAAATCAAATCAATCCATAAAAATTTACCAAACAACACAAATCAAATAATCCCTCTATCCTTACTCTAACAACCATTACACCAATTCACTCGGAAAAAGTGCTATACTATATAATACACTTCATTCATACAAATCCCTGTAATACTACTCTAGCAATACTTTCAAGGATTATAAAAATAATTCCTCTGGTAAAAATTTATTATTATATAGTTCTTATGTTTATAAATGCTAAAATAAATTTCCTTGACAAAACTTATTAATCTGTGTTACAATATTCACAGGTACAAATCTGTAAATTATTTACCTAGAAAGGAGATGAGAATTATAATAGTAAAAAACCACACAGCAAAATTTAATGACAACAATTGTAAAAATGTCATTCATAATCTCAATCAAGGAATAACCATCACAGATGCATTTACACAAGAAATAAGAAATAACAGACACAACCCTAATAAAATAACTAATATAGACTATCGCAATGATAAATATTATTGGATATTTAAATTATTAGAAATTGAACAAACTTCCATCCATTTCAATACATACGATCCAGATATAACTGGTTGTTAAATCGGCATTGAGAATAGAGCAATCAATAATCTTACAAATCCGATGCGTAAGGATGCCGTATAAAAATGTGTGAGAAACATAAAAACATATACCATTTGCATTGTGGTGTATTGCGTATGCTTTACATGTAAAAGCCACAGTTTGGGTAATTAGTTATGTTTTCCTTATTTATTTGCTTAATGTAAATAAATAAGGTGTATGTATTGAATTTAGTATTTAATGAGTATTTGGGATTCTTAAAAGATAAAGGCGTAGATATTAATAAATATAATTTAGTTGAGGGATATTATTGGTTAGATAGATCAATTATTAAATGTTATGATGTTGAAGGAAAAATTCACAAAGTTTTAAGAATTCATATTGATGATGAATTAAATATTACTGCTACTGATTATAAGAAGGAAACTTATGAGATTGAATCTTGGGAGGAAACAATGGAGAGAAATAAGGACAAATTAGTAGAATTAGAGAATGAGAGTATCGAGTTAATTAAAAATAGCATTGAAAAGTATGAGTGGTATAGTCCAATTACACTAACATCTACAGGTAAGGATAGCCAAGCAACTTCTTATCTGGTTGATAAAGTCATAAATTCTAGAAAAATATTTAATAATACATCATTGGACTCTGCTGATACATATAAATTTGTTAAGACAATGAATAATGTAGAAATAATCAATCCAAAGGAAGGATTTTATCAATGGAGTAAAAGAATTCAATTTATCCCCACAAGATTAAGTCGTGCATGTTGTACATTGTTGAAAGAAAAATCCACTATGGATTATCTAGACAAAGATATAAAGTATTTATTCTTCTTAGGAATGAGAAATGAAGAATCAACGAGTCGTTCTGGATATACGGATGAATGGAAAAATGAAAAATGGGGTAATCGTCAATGGGAAGGTGTACTTCCTATTCGCAAATGGAACGAAGAACAAATATGGTTATACACATTATGGAAACAAATTGATATTAATCCTAAATATAAAAAAGGTTATTCTAGGGTTGGCTGTGCTATAGCTTGCCCAAATTATACTAAAACAACTTGGGTACTAGATAAATATTGGTATCCTAGTATGTATAAGAGATGGCATGATATATTAAACAATGACTTTATTGATAATCAAAAATGGACTAAATTAAACTGCACAATAAAAGAATATCATCTCTGTTGGAATGGAGGATTATTAAGATCAGAACCAACTTTGGAAGTTATTAATGAATTTGCAGAACATAAGGGAGTTAATATTGATATAGTAGAAAAATACTTCAATCATAAATGCAAAATATGTGATAAAAAGGTAAACAAAAATGACGATATAGCAATGAATTTAAAGTTACTAGGTAGAAATATGGATGATTATTTTTGCAAAAAACATCTTATGGAATATTTAGAAATTGATAAAGAACAATGGAATACATATATAAATGAATTTAAACTATCTGGATGTGCTTTATTCTAATCAAATCAACAAATAATATTATACACTTATTGCATCTACAAAGTAATAAGTGTATAATATAATCAAGAATCAATACTTAACAGAAAGAGGCTACACAAAATGGAAGAATATATTGATGGAGTCATGGTTCGTACAATTGATAGAGAAAAGTATTCTGATTTTAGTGTTTGGTTAAAAGTTAATGGTTATAAAACTAAAGAAGATATTTATGAAGATTCTATTATTAATGGAATGTCTGAGGAAGAGGTAGAGGATAGTATAACTAAATTAGAGGATGAATTTTTAGATTGGTGTACAGAAAATGAAATCAATGGAGAAATTTAATTACATAATTAATTTTTTTGTTTTGATAGTTTCAATCTAATAACTTTCATTAGGTTGTTAGATTGAAATTCTTCTATAAAAAGCAAAGGAGGAAACACAATGAACAATCTTAACCAATTCTCTAACTATAAATCACAACTCAAATCCATATCCAATGTCTATTCCATTGCTCAAGATTTTGATTACATCCTAAACAATATATTCTGTACATATTCCTTCAATAAAGGTAAATCTAAATGGAGAGAAATCAGTTCACAAATACCTAAACCATTCAGACAAAATATATCTACTGAAATATATCATGTAGAATCTGGTCATGGAGTTGATCAAGTTAGACTAGCAGTAAAGATTGAGATGAAAAAGTATATTGAGTATTTGATTAATATGGATTAATTCTTCTATAAATATATAAATAAAAATGCTTGACATATAGAATATAAAGTGGTACAATATAGGTAAGGGATAAATATGAAATAAATTCAGAAGGAGGAAATATATTGATAATTCTATTACATTTTCTATTGCATATACAAATTAATATTATTGCTAGTGGTTTTACATAAGTATAAAAATAAAATTATTATTCTATATAGCATAAAATATTAATTGAGATGAACTTGTGAAGAACAATTAATATTTTCGTTTCCTTCTAATGTCAAATTAAATCAAATTATAAATATCAAATAAATTGGAGGACTTAAAATGATTGGGAACATTAAGATTGAAAATCAAACAAACACAACTACATCTAAACAAAATAATAATAAATTCATTTTTATCTACAATCTCATACAAGCAGAATTCTACTTCCATAAAGGAATTGCTCCTTATAGAGTAGGTCTTAGCAGTCAAAAGAATGTATTTGTACAATTCCTTAAAAATGATGAGTTAACAAATGCATTCACAGATTGGTGCAATAGAAAAATGTAGATACAATGATTATGAAAGGAATAATACTTAATGAGAGAAATTAATTTAATCAAAGACCTAGATTATAATTACAAATATAAAATATTAAATCATGAAAATAACAAACTCTTACTTGATGGAGACAATAGATTAAATGAAGTAATAAAATTATCCAAAGAAGTCTACACAGCAAATGAAATAGTAACTATTACTCCTGAATTAGAATTAATCGCCACTGATATAACAAATAACTTTATTAATACATTTGAATCAAGAGGAGGTTTAACTACTGAACAAATTAACTTTGCTAATGAGACATCTAAAATAATATTTGGTGAATTAATAGAAGATATAATTACTGTAATACCAGCTCCTTGCGGATTTGGTAAGAGCAGTATTACATCTGAAATATTACAAAAGATAATTTCTCTTCATATAAATAAGGAATCTACTGATGGAATAATAATTGTAACTGATAGATTAGAAAGTTTAAGAAATACAGTTGAATATCTAAAGCATATAAATTTAGATGGATACACATACATATTAGAAGGTTGGAATAAAGATATATGTATTAACAAAAAGATTAAACAATCTGATGCTAAAGTTTGCACTCCTAATAATTGTAATTTCTTTTCTAAATGTAAAATCAGTAAGCAACAAAAAGAACAAGAGAAATTCCCTATATTATTAATCACCAATGCCAGACTAAGAGAATGTGCAGATAGTATTATTAAATATAAGGATTGGGAGAATGGTACTAGAACGATATTACTTATTGATGAGCGTCCAGATGTATTAGATGTTGTAAAAGTAAGTAAGGAACTCCTGAACAAAATATCTACAACATTGAGTAAATTAAGTTATAATACCACTGAAGATAAAACTACATTGGAAAATAAGTTTAAAGAAATATCTGACACAATAAATACTAAAATGCAAAGATTAAGAGGAAGTGAACACAAAAGATTTATAGTATCCAATATTAATAATGACATGATTTGTAAAAATGATTTAGAGTTTATGACTTTATGGGATAAATATATGAGATTTGAGAATAAAAGAGAACTTGAACATATACATACAATACTAACATTGGGAGGTTTCTATGTCTATCAAAAGAATATAGAATTTATATGTACAATAGGCAGTAGGGACTTGAAGGAATTATACTGTAAAACATTCAAAACAATAATATTTGATGGTACTGCTCTGTATGATCCTCAGTATTTAGGAATGTATAATAAAGGTAGTATAAAGTATCTAGACATAGAAAATACAAGATCATATGATAATCTTACAATAAATGTATATAATAAACATAAATTAACTCAGACAACATTTAGAGAAAAGAATCATTTAGTTAATGCTTGTGCATCATTTATTAATAATAAGATGAGAATTGGATTTACTAAGAAAACTTATGTAGTAACATATCAAAGAGTAGCAAGTGATTTATATGGGCAATTAAAGCACTTAGATTATATTCCTACTCCTAATGACTTTGAAGTATATTATTATAATAGTACAAAGGGCAATAATAATATGCAAGAATGTGTTAATATGTTTATGTTAGGATGGCATACAATGCCTGATTTTGAATATGTCATCCAATGGTTGTCTATATATATTAATTGGGATGGAGTGATAAATAAATGTTCTAATCTTGAAAAAGCTATAGAAATGAGTGAAAAGTTAGAAGTTAAAGATAGGAGTATAGCAGAATATAATGGTGATGATTATGGTACAAATTATAAGAATTGGGAATTTGGATATGAACCATTAAATAAATATAAATACTTTACAATGGTAACAGATTTTTATCAAGAAATTCATAGAACAAAATTAAGAAAATATAGTTGTAATGATAAAATAGTTTGTCATGTATTTGCAATAAAGAGTATCATATTAAAAATGATAGAGCAATTGTTTCCTAGAAAGGGAGAATTAATTAATGTTATAGATGATGAGTTGGTGGAATTTAAAGAGAGTAAAGCAGATGGTAGGAAGAATAAAGGAATAGCATATACAAAATTTAAAGATTGGTTGGATGTACAAATAGTAGGTAGAGAAGTTAAAACAAAGGAGTTATTATTAGAGAGTGAATTGGAATCTAAGGAATTAGACAAAGTAAAAAGTAGTAATGCATTTGTTAAAGATTGGTTTAAAAAACATACAGTTAAGAGAGGAAATTATTTAGTGTAAAAATCTATCCCCCATTTCCCCTATAGAACTATAATAGGATATTATGGGGATAGAAATTAAAAGGAGAGATATAACAATGAAAATGAGATATTGTATATACAAATTTATAGACAGAAACAATGAAATAATATACATTGGTAAAACTTGTTCAATTAATCCACAATTAAGATTCAATCAACATTCTTGTAATGGACATCTTGGTAAGGAATGCTATGATTCAATAGATAGGATAGAAATATGTGAATTGAATAGTCATGCTGATGTAAATGTTTATGAACCATATTTAATAAATATTTATAAACCAAAGTATAATGATGATTTTAAAACTGAAGATGCTTTGACAATACAATTACCAATTATAGAATGGATGAATAAAGATGAATATATTGCAATGATAAAAATAGAAAATGATATAACTAAGAATACTATTAAATACCAAGAAAACAAAGCAGATTCCAGAATTAATAAAGGGATTGCATATACAAAATTTAAGAATTGGTTAGATGTTCAAATAAGTGGTATGTCAGTAAAGGCTAAAGATTTATTATTAGAAAGTGAGTTAGATACTGGCATTCTTAATGGCTTAAAGAAAAGCAATACTTTTGTTAGAGAATGGTTTAAAACACATACTGTAAAAAAAGGTAATTATCTAGTGTAAAATATAAAGGAGATAAAACAATGAGATATAGTGCGTACATATTAACAACAATTAAAGAGAACCCAACGAGAGCAGGAACGTATACAAGCGAAATGCCAGCGTGGGAGCATTTCCCTTGGGTGTCGGTGCGTTGCACCTTCCACAATTGAATTATAAAATAAATAAAATGACTTTGAAGGAGAAAATAATAAATGGCATATGAATTAAGACCATATCAATTAGAAGCAATAGAAGCAGTAAAAAATCTGAAACCAAATTTTAATGGTATTCTATCACTTTCTACTGGCACCGGAAAGACGGTAATAGTATCTGCAATAGCAAATGAAGTAAAGTCTAGGTGTTTGATTGTAGTCCAATCACAGGAACTTCGTGAGCAAACTGTTGAGAAACTTTACAATACAAATCCTGATTTAGATGTTGGATCAGTACAAGCATCATTAAATATGGTGTCTAATAAAATTGTTGTAGCTACCCGTCAATCGCTCACACATTCTAAATCTACTAGATTAGAAAAGATGTCTGAATATGGTGATTTTGAATTAGTATTCTTTGATGAATGTCACAGTTCAGTAGGACAAATTAAAAAGATATTAGATAAATTGAATCCGAATATAAAGGTAGTCGGTCTAACAGCTACACCTTTTAATGAGGATATGAAGAAAGTGTTCCACGGAATAATCTATGAAAAGTCTATATTGGAAATGATTAAAAGCAATTACTTATGTGAGCCAAAAGCAATATATGTTCATTCTGATACAGATTTATCTAATGTAAAAACAATCGCAGGAGAATTTAATCAGAGACAATTAGAAGATACTGTAAATACAGAAACTAGAAATGATCTTGTAGTAGAATCTTATATAAAATATGCTTCAGATAGAAAAGCAACAATAGTATTTGCTTCAGGTATTGCTCATGCCAGAGATATATGCCAAAAGTTTAAGGATAATAATATCGTTTGTGAGTATATTGATTCTACTATTGAAGATAAACAAAGAGAATTAGTTATTAATAATTTTAAGTCAGGTAAAATTCCAGTTATTGTAAATGTTGGAATTCTAACTTTAGGATTCGACTATCCTCCATGTGACTGTATTTTGCTATGTCGCCCCATGAAATCTAAAATCCTCTATACCCAAATAATTGGAAGAGGACTTAGAACCTCAGAAGGCAAATCCAATTGTCTAATCATTGATGTAGTTGATATTGTGCGTAAACATGACTTAATGACAATGACAGATATATTTGGTGTAGAAATTAAAGATCAAGAAACTTTAACTGAAGCAATCGAACGTGAAGAAAAGAATAAGGCAGAGAAATTAGAAAGAGAAGAATTAGCAAAACAAAAAGAAATAGAGAGATTGGCATTAATTGCAGAAGAATTAAAACTATTTAAGGCAAATATGAGTGAGTATTTCTCTGAAAGTTATTATGATTGGTATAAGTGTGATAGAGATACGTTTGCATTGTCTATAAATTCTGATTTACATTATGTAATTTATAAGAATATAAAAGAGAATATATTTGAATTATTCATTGTTGATACCACAAATAAAGTTAATAGAAAAGAATATGTGTCTGAGGATGATAATTTAATTAATCTCATTGAAGAATCAGAAAAATATGCTTCAAGGAAATATTCTACATTCCTTGATAGAAAAGCAAAATGGAAATATGAACCTGCAACTCAAAAGCAATTAGATTGGTTAAAGAATGAATGGTGGGCTAATGGTAAGGTATTAAGAACTAAATTTGATGTTCACACTTGTGTGAAAGCAAATAAGATCAGTTGGATTATTAAGAAGAGATAGGTTGTATACATTTTATAAATATATAAATAAATTATTTGACATGTGGTTAATAAAGTGGTATACTGTATATAGAGGTGCAGGGCGGTCTGGTTTACACATCAATAAATCACACTAAAATATACCTACCCCCTTCCTCAATATCCAATAAATAAAATATAATAAATACAAAGTAGGTGATTTTCTTGAAATTATGGTATTTATGGGAAGCAAAAGATTTAGGTTTGTTAGATGTAGTTGGCTTAGTAGATATAGTTGATTCAATGGGTATGGGCTGTGACCTTTATGTACATAAAAATATAATGTTTAACTATATTCCATATAATGGTGTAGACATTTACGTTTATCAGACAGAAGATTTAAGTTTAATACGCAATAATAAGTGTTTTCGGTTCAGTGGGATACCTGTATTACATGTTTACGGGAATACAACAAAAGAGGGGATTAATTATGATTGGCTCATTTATGGTGCTTGGGTAGATTATATTGAGGAGTATTTAAATAAGTTAGAAGTATTTGTTGATGAAAAAAGAATGGAAATAAAAATCATAGAAACCACAGAAAGAAAAAACAAGGAAAAGAATCTAAAAGAAAAACTAAAACCATTTGAGATATTCTTTAGGTAATTATACAAATAAACTAATAGAAAGGAGGTTTATCACTATATCAAAAACATAAAACTATATCTATACACAGGTATATTCACCAATTGCCTACTATTCGCTCTAACAACACCTACAATAAACATATATTTTATGCAACAGGTATCCACTTACATATATTCTATAGTAAATTGGGTAGGAATTATCACAATCTTTCTTATAAATTATATATTAAAGAAACAAAAGAATAGAGAATTATTGCAAAAATTCTTCTTACTGATTGTAATTCTAGATGTTTTAGGATTCTTATTTGTATCAATTTATGGATTACATAATATAAACATAAGATTCTTCGGAATTTCTATACTCAATGGTACATCTTCAGCTATATGGATGTGCATTATGAAGTCAAATATAAATAAAATATGGCAAGGAGATGATTTAACTAATTATCAAACACAAGAAAGTTATTTAGTTTCAATAGCACAGATCATGGGAGCAACATTAGCAATAGTTGTAATAAAATTAGAAGTAAGTATTAATATATTAATTGGATTACAGATATTAGCACAGTTTATTATGGGGATATTTGATTATAAGGTGATTAGGATTGTTGAAAGAGATTTAGAGGATGTGAGAATCAATTAAATGAAAAAATTGTTAAGAAATTTAATCATCGTGATTATTAGTTTATTTGGAATAATTGGATGCAGTCAACAACAAATATCAGAACAACAAATTCAACAGAAAACTAAAGAAGCACAGGAGATTAAGATTCAACAAGAAGAGCAATTAAAAATTAAACAAACATTTACAAATAATAGATTTGAAATCATCTATACTCAAAGGGATAATAATAATTATACTATTTTAATTTATCAAGACATGGAAACTAAGAAAAAGTTTTTGTGGGTACAGCAATATGGTTCCGCAGGAGGGTTGTGTCAATTAGCAGATTAAATGTAATTAATATTGAAAGGAAGTATAAATAATGGATATTGTAATCATAGATAACCTAATAAAAGTAACTATTGGACTATCCTTAATTGTCACCAGTGGAGTTTTATTAATTGCTCTATTGAAAGTATGGGAGAAAGTATTTGATTTAGGTTTGCAAATGTTTAATATGAAAAAGAGTTTCTTGATTTTATAATTAAAAAGTATCGTGATAAAAAAGGAGTAATAAAGAAAATTCAATAGAATACATAGGTGTATAAAGTAATAAATAATTATTTGACATGTTGTAAAAATAATGTTATAATAATTAAGTAGCAAAGGAGGTGAGATTAATGGATATAGGTTTTCATATTGAGTGTAAAGCTTGTAACAGTAATAATACTTCAATAAAACATACTGAAAAATTTAATATGTGGTATGATGACAGTTACACAGAACATTGGGTTCATTTAGTTTGTGAAGAATGTGATAATAAGAAGTTAATGTATAGTTATAATACATATTGAATTTTATAAATACTAAAATAAATATTATTTAAGGAGGTGAAAAGAAATTTTAGACTATATTGGGACATATACAGTTTTTCATACTTTGAACACAGACGGATCTATCAGCAAGAACAAAAATGACAACTATTTGAAATGTCGCTACAACGGTCAAGTTTATAAATATTCAGATTCAACTCTAGCACTTTATCTACCCTCTGGTGCAAGTTCAGTAAATACTTTAATGCCAAAGTTTGAAGCAGAAAATATAAAGGTATGGACTTACATAAGTGGTGAGGTATGCGAAGAAGCTGTGTTGATTTTTAACACTGAAGACATTCATAGAATACATAAAATAATCAAGATAATGACAATGGGGAGTAATCAACAACTAAAAGACTTAAAACTTAAACAAAAACAAGATAAATTAAAAGCAAAGTTAAAAGAAGAATCTAATAAAAATAAATAAATAATTGAAATTTATAGTCCATTTAAGGTGTAGATTTACTATTTGACACAATCTTACCAACAAATTATTACAATTGATTCTAGCTAAATTTTTATGAAATATGTAATGATTATAAATAACATGTAATACTACTCTCACAATGGTTACAGAGGTTTATTTTAATTATTATAAAAAGTCTATAATCGGCATATCAACCCTTGGTTACAAATCTAAAATACAAAATAATATTAATAATAGAAAGAAGGCAAAATATAATGCAAAAACTAACACTCTCAGGAACAATATCCCTATCAGAAATCCCCTCCATATCCAACAAACTAAATAAACCAAACTACATAATCACATCAATAATCGACAACTCAACCAAATCAGTAACTCAAATTCTAGATACAATTTTTTCTTCTAAAAATACAGTTGATAAATTAATTGAAGTAAAGCTAGTAGAATATATTACAGGCATAGAGCACAAAGGTTTTGGGAAATTAATCATTGGTAGAGAGAATTATAACACAAAAGTTGAATCTTATTTTGTTGGAAATTTTTCATTAGAAAAAATATTATTTGAATTGTTAGATACTAATGTTGAACTGACGTTGATTGATTTAACAGATTCTATTGGTAAGTTTATTACTGAGGATTATAATAATTCTACTGGGACATCGGAGGATATGCATAATGACAAAGTTAAAGCAATGTAAAGGAGGGGATAGTAATTATAGCGATGTAGAATTAGATAGAGTTGATGAACGATGTGTTCACTGTGGAAAACGTATGACAAATATAAAATATATCTATTATGATTTAGATTCAGGTAATTACATATGTAAAACGTGTGATAATAAATATGGTTTAAATTCAGTTCCTTGTGCAGAAATGGATTATTAAAATAAAGTAATATTAATAAAGGAGATATAAATTAATGGCATTAAAAGATTATAAATATAGTGGTCATAAATGTATAATCAATAATCATTCAGAGTTTATTAGACTATTAAAATTCTTTCTTAAACATGGTGCAGAAGATTATGTAGGAAATGATGTTCCTATGTTTGAAAATATATGGGACATTTGTGAAGAATTAGATGTCAAATATGAAAATTATGATTATGAAGGAGATGATGAGGAAGGTGGTTTATTAATAAAAGATATATCTGAATTAGAAGAATTTTTATTAAAAAATATTAATAAAGATACATTAGTTCCATCTGAGGACGAGTATCCTGTGTTAGTTGATTGGTATAAAGAAGATAGTTTTGATAGAGTTGGAAAATCAAGTATTAAGATTTTAAATTTTACTTCTATGTGTAATTTCAAAATAGTTAAGGATTATTTGATTGATTTTATGAAAGAGTTAAGAATTAAAAATAGTTATAATAGAGAAATGTGTAAGTTACGAATGGAATTTAGAAAGGAGAAGTTAAACAATAATGTATAGCAATTGTCTATTACATTCAATAAAACAATACATATTAAATCCTACAAATATAAAAATTATAAAACGTGGTTCATGGTTAGAAATATTTGAATGTAAATGGCCTCATTTTTATTGGTTTGATAAAAGAGATAATCATTATTATCATTTTTGTGCTAAATATTCAGATGAACCATTTATAAATCAGATTTGGTTTGAAGGTGAGGTAAAGAGATTTTTATGGCATAATAAGAGTGAAATGAGGGAATATAATGATTTGCAAAGTTTGTAATTATTCTGGTGAGTTTACTGAAATACGTATAAGAGACACAAATACTACAAAAATATATGATTTTACAATATCTAATCCTAAAAGAAATATGCCGTTTAATAATAATTATGAATATGTAGAGAATAGAAGACCATTGACAGTTGATTTATATCCTGAATGTGGAACAGTTAGAATGGATAAATAATATCCCATAGAAGGTGAGTTTTAAGGGATAGATTAGAATAATATTATGGGTTGCAATCAATAGCAAGAAGGAGAAATAATATGAAAAATAAGAGTAAAAATAACAAAAACAATATGAATATCAAAAGACCAAGATTGAATCTTAATTTTGTTGAAAATAATTACTCAGATATAGTAAAACACTTGAATAACAATGATATGTTGACAATTCAATTTAAAGAAGATGGAGTTACTGTTTATATTGAAAAATTAGATAATATTTATGATTGTATAATGGTTAATCCTCATAATTATAAATCAAATGGTGTTACTGCTTGGCAGATGAAAGAAGATGATTTGTTAAAAATGTATGATAAGTTGTTTAATGGCATTGAATATGAAATATTTGCTGTAGAGAAAGGTAGTTTGCTTAGAATTAGAGATATATTTGAAGGAATGATGGATGCATTAATGTGTTTGAGAGATGGAAAGAGTTATGGTGGATATAAATTGAGACAGTTGGATTAGATGGGATTTGTGTGAATTTTGGATGGGTAGGAGAGTATTTTGCTCTCCTTATACCTATATTAATAAATGAAAGACGGAGGAATAATTATATGAAAAAGAATAGAGTTGCATATTTGGTTGTTGAAAATGGAATAGAGGGGCTAGAATCTTATTTATACACCGATCAAAGAAAGACAAATAAACATATTAATGGATTGAATAATAATGAGTATTTATTTTATGAATTTAGAGATACAATCAATAATGAATGGGGATCTTTATTTCAAAAAGTAATTGAAGATAAATATAGTGAAATACAATTGTATAAGGACAATAAATATACCAAAGAATTTTTAGAAGTATTAAAATATTTAAAACATGCTATATGGTGTAGTTCAATTAGTTTCCCCAGAAATGGTTTATATGATTGTGAGCATTGTGAAAAAGAATCAATTTATTCTGATATAAAAATATGTGAAGAATGTGGAGAACAAATGTGTCCTGAATGTAGAGAATATCGTGAATATTATCCAGAAAATGCACATGAAGAATGCAATGATGCTCTAGATATGTGCAATGGAGAAGAGGACTTTGATGATACTTGTGAAGAAAAGTATTGTTATAACGATGAATGTCCTATGTGGAAATCAAAAAATCATGATGGACAAACCAAATCATCTTATGATGAAAATAGAGAGTTTATAGCAAGTTTAGATCCAAACGATCCCGCAGATGCATGGTTCTTTGAAGATTAAAAGGAGGAGATCAATATTAGTCTAAATAAACAAATTCATATCTATAGTGTTGATACCAGTAGTTTTTATAATGATAAAGAAATGATTATACATAAACGTTTGAATAAAAACTATTATCTTAGAAACAAATTAATAAAAAAGATAAGTAAATTAAAATCTGATTCAAAATATATTGGTATTCTGGAGAAGTTTATACAGAATACCAATATGAGATTAAAAAAATATAAAAATTCTTTATATGATGAATTCAAATTAAATAGTGGTATTAGAAATTTACGTAGAGATGCGTTAAATAAATACAATGTAATTTCTGTTTTTGATTCAGTTCTTACAAGAACAATACAGATTCCAGAAAATACATTAACTGCTGATATTATTATTGTTCAAACATATTTCTTTGATGTAATTGAAGACATAATACTTGATGATTTTATGTTCGGAAATGAAAAATATGTATGTTTAACTGCCAGTGCAGGACAAATAAGAACAAAAAAGACAGTTTTTATTAAGGAAAGTATTTTATTAGAATATAGGAATACATTAATGTGCGGATTAACAATTGAAGATATTAATGTATTAGGTGGAGTAAATATTAATAAATACTTAGCTTACTTAGCCTTAGCAAATTCAGCGACAGATGTATGGAAAGAATTTGATATTACAAAATCAATTGTTGTGGAAGATATGGAAACAGAAGTAGAAGGTGTTGTCGATTTTATAAATGATATAACATATGAAATTATTAGACAAAAAATGAAAATCCCAGTTTCTCATACAGATGGATGTGGAATGATGTTACCAAGTTTAAGTGATAAAAGCATGATGGTTAGATTACCGTGGATAAAGGGATTGCTAGTCCCATTTGCATTTGATAAATTCATTATTGAAGCAAATAAAAATGAGGAAGGTAAAATATATGGCAATATATTCGATATTTATGGAAAAGAACACGATATTATAAAAGAAGGAATAGAGGTAATTTTTACACGTAGTCAATTCAAAATGTATAAATATTATCAAAATAGCCATAATGAGCAAGAAGTAATTACTAAGTATGGATGGGATGTTTATAAAGACAATTATTTAAAATATAAGTGCCAAGCTGGGAAATGTAATGAAGAAGAAATTGATTTTAGTGACGCAAAAATAAATTATCAGATGCTTCAGACATTAACAGATATGGATAATAAAGAATTAGAAATAATTGCGAAAACTACTAAACATAATATACTGAACATCGGTAGAGATAGAAAGACAATGTTAAAGGTATTGGGGGTAAAAAAATCAAATAAAAATAAAAACAATATTCAGCAAGCATTAGAGATTTATCCTGAATTGTTGAATGATACATACAGTAAAGAAATATTAAAACAAGTTAAAAAAAGCATGGTTAAAGAAGGTAGGTCTGCAAAATTAGATATAAATGGAGTATATACATTCATTATTCCAGATATTTATGCCTTTTGTGAATTTTTAATTCTTGGAGATAAAAATCCAAAAGGATTACTTAATGATGGAGACGTGTATTGTAAATTATATGAAACTTATCCTAAGTTAGATTGCTTGCGAAGCCCACATTTGTATAGAGAACATGCAATTAGAAACAATGTAATTGATGATAAAAAGAAAGACTGGTTTATAACTAATGGAGTATACACATCTTGTCATGATCTAATATCCAAAATTTTACAATTCGATAGACATTACATGTCGAATCAAAACTTGGCTAACCTATAAAAATAGGGTGTCATATAACATCGGAAAAAATAGTTATATGGCTAACGGGGAAATCGTAGTGAGTAATGTCACCGACAATCCCGTAGGAAAATCGGTCTATTCTTTTAAACCTTTAGAGGGGGTTTGAAAGGCTATAAATAATTTTTACATTTATGAGTGGTATAATGTTGATACGGGATATGTGTTTTATGTTGGTAAGGGATGTGGAAAAAGATATAAATTGTCTACAAAGTCAGTCAGAAGTAAACACTTTCTGAATTATAAAAATAAATATAATTGCGATGTTAGAATAACCCATTCTAATTTAAAAGAAGAGGAATCTTTTAAATTAGAAAAAGATACAATTGAAAAATATAAAAGTAATAATCAATGTAATTGCAATTATACGAATGGTGGTGAAGGTATTAGTGGATACATACACTCACAAGAAACAAAAATAAAAATATCAGAAACCCATAAAGGAGAACTAAATAGTCAATTTGGAGTATCCCCAAAAGAAAGGATGGGAGATAATTATGAAGATTGGTTAATTAAAATGAGTGAAGTAAAAATGGGTTCTTCCAATCCTAATTATAATAATGATACATTAAAAATAAAATATAAGGAAAACCCAGATTTAGCTTTAGAGAAACAATCAAGAAAAGGCATTAAAAATGGAATGTCAACAAAAATACAATTATATGATCAGAATATGAATTTTTTAAAAGAATTTGATTATATAGGTTTATGTTGTGAATACCTACATAATAATTATGGATTTTCAAGTAATGCGGAAATTGTAAGACTTGGTATTAGAAGAAGTATTAAAAACGATGTTCCATATAAGAATTTTAAGTTTATTAAATTATAAAATAATATTAAAAGAATAGACCGATAACCTCTAACGACTATCGAAAGGATAGGAAATTGAAAAATATTTCCGAATAACCGAGTAGAGTAGAGATTATGTGAAAATCATAACTCGAAACGCCAAGCATAATAATACTGTAATGTATTATTATGAAGATATAGTCTGTGCCATATAAAAGTATGGATTACGCGGTAGATGGAGATAAATCTTTAGTTGTTGCTTGTCCTACATTAATTTCAATTGCAGAACGTAATATGAAAGATATAGTTCCACTTTATTATAATATGAGAAAAGCACCAGCAGAATTAATTACTAAAAAAAGTATTTATAATGGTTTAAAAATGGCATATACTGGTGGAAACATTGGAATGGGTAGTAATAATATTACAAAGATATGGAATAGTGGTAAAGTAAATTTAGATGTAATTAAATTACTATGTATGGAAAACAATTTTACAATTGATTATGCTAAAACTTTGTATAAACCAGTAAGACCAAAGTCTAAAAAGAATATGATTACTGATTATACTAAATTAAAGACCCCTCATTTTTTTATTTATGCTAAAGATAAAGAGAAAGATAAGGTTGAATTAGTTAACAATAGCGTTGTAAATAGATTAGAGAAGATAATTCCAAATACTAAAATTAGTTTTACTGCTACAGGATTAGGAAATTTTGATTATAAAATGCTTATGAGAAATAAAAAAGTGGAGTTAAACGAAGATATTATAAAAAAATATAAGGAGTTAGATTTAAAAAAGCATTTTATGATAAATTCTACATATGAGGAAGATGAACAAAACAATGTGATTTATTTATATCAAGAAATTGTAAAAAGCATACTAGAAATAAATAGTGATGTTTATTATGTAACAGATGTGTTAGTAAAATATCTGTATGAATTTAAGAAGTCAAACTTTAAAACTACTTTATGGGAGTGCTTTGGGGATATTATTGTTGATAATCTGAAAACAAATGTGGAAACTAGTAAAATATATTGTGAAGTTTGTGGTGATTTAATAGTACAAGAAAACAATAAATCTAAGTATTGTGAAAAGTGTGCAAAAGACATAAAAATGAAGAAGGATAGGGAGAGGATGCAAAAAAATAGAAATAGTCGAAAATAGAAAACCTCTACAACCCTACTCCCACAAGGGTTTGAAAAACAGCTATATTACTTGATTTACTCAAACGTAGTCATACCAACACTTTCAGCGTTTTGCCATAATAGTCTCTAAGGGAAACATAGACTAATATACAAAAATAAGAGATATGCAAACACCCTTTAAAGAAGGGTATGATTTTAAATTAATTATACCCTTACGTTCATACAAAATTTAAGACCATTAATCTTTCCTTACTAACTAAATCATACACAATTGGCTATGTTAGTAGAAAACTTTGCTTAAAATTATCTATCGAGTTTTGCCAATAGGACTTGAAGATAATTTGGCATGTATTATCGAAGTAACGCTGAAATATGCACTAAAGGGTTTTAGATAATACAAAATCTCAACTAAATCAACGTCGAATATGAGTAGTCTTTGGTCGGATGAAAATAGGAGACAAATATGCTGTTAGCACATGAAAATTTGCCAAACCCGATTTACAGAGGTGAGGACTTGTGTTAGACCACAGCATATCGAACTAAATAGAGGGTAAAAGAGTAGGTTTTAAATTTATTACTTACTCTTCCCTACTAAATTAGTTATTAAATCGTATTGGTCGATTGCGATTTATATAAAAAATATCTTATAATTAAAAACATAACAAAACAATTAAACTCCAAAAACAATCCCAAAAGGAGCATCAATAACATACATTGAAAAAAATTACAAAACAAGAAATGTCATACTTAATCAATCTAAAAATTCTCAAACAACATCACGGCAACTATGGAGATAATCTAGTAGTAATAGGAAAATTCAGTAGCAAATCTCGTAAACAACGTTACATTACAGACCCATACTATAATTATCTACTCAGATTGAAACAAAACGATAAAAATAAACAGACTATTGATGATATAAAAGATAATCAAAGGTATTTGTTTAGTAGTGGTATGGATAATAGTAACAATAGCAAACGTGTCTTATGATACTAAGTAGTAAAATAAATAGTAGAGGATTGGTTTATATTGCCCGATAAACCATGTCAATCACCTTACATTGATTCAAATGTATTAATGGATCACCCTAAAAAAGTTTTTGAAGATTTTTCAGATTCGGGGATACAATTATCAGGATTTGTTCTTGGTGAATTAGATAATTTAAAGAAAAATGGTAAAACAGAAGAGGTAAAATTTCAGGCCCGTAGAGCGACTAGATATATAAACGCTAATCGAGACAAAATTACATATATCATCGATGAAACAGATTATAATAATCTTCCTTCATGCTTTGATAAAGGGATTATGGATAATAAAATAATCTCACTTCTGAAGGTTTTGTACGAAAAAGATAATAATACAATCGCTTATAGTAATGATATGTTATTTAGAGTTAAATGTGATTCTCTTAATATTCCTTGTAAACAATATGGTGGTGAAACATCTAATGATATTTATAAAGGATATCAAAAATTATCAGGAGATACAAACTTCATAAATAACTTTTTTACAGACATTGATAATGGCATCAATAAGTATCAATTTGTAGTAAATGAGTATCTAATATTTTATAATTCAGATGAAAAGAAAGAAAATGAATATAGATTTAATGGTAAAAAGTTTGTCGGATTGAAACTACCTGATTCAAAAGTTATTAAAGGTAAGAATAGTTTACAGAGATGTGCTTTAGATTTGTTGAATAACAAAGAGATACCAATAGTTTGTGTCAACGGAAAAGTCGGGAGTGGAAAGACTTATTTGTGTGTAAGAATGGGATTGCATCAAACAGTAGATAAAGGTGATTTTAATAAACTTTTAGCAATTAGAGAAGCAATAGGCGAAGGAAAAGAAGTTGGATATCTTAAAGGCACATTTGAAGAAAAAACAGAAATGTTCTTTAAACCAATTGTTCATTCATTAGAAGGTGGAGAAAGAGAATTACAAATCCTTTTATCCCGTGGAGTGTTGGAATCTAATATTCCATTTTACCTTAAAGGAACAACATACGATGAGACAGTAATTGTTGTCGATGAATCTGAGGATCTTTCGCCCAAGCAATTAAAACTTGTCGGTACAAGACTAGGGGATAAATCTAAAATTTATTTAGCAGGAGATTATAAACAATCTAGTGTAGATTCTTCAGAAAGAAATGCTTTAGTACAAATGTGTAATGAATTAAAAGGAACTAAAGAATTTGGGTGCATTTATTTAGAAGAAGATGTAAGAAGCGTTGCTTCTGGTATATTCTCAGATTTATTTGAGAAGAAATAATACAATTTTACTCCCTCAGACTGTCTTTCTGTACGGAGTCAAGGGACAGAGTGTATATCTGTTACCTCTTTAAATTAATTCAAGGAGGGTAGTCATTATATTAATGGATTTTTGTTAGGTAGAAAAGTAAAATCATTGAAGATAGGTCTTTGTGCTTAATAAAAAAGCACAATGCACCAATATTAACTACATAATCTAAAACTCACAAGGTTTTAGATTAAAATACCAAAACATCATAACAATTAATAACAAAAAATAAAAATTAAGAATAAAAGGGGATATATTAAAACATGACGAAAAACGAAATGATTACAGCAGTAAGTTTAAAAGGTGAAATGTCAAAAAAGGACGCCGAAAAAGCAATTAATGTTGTATTAGATGTGATTAAAGAGACTGTAGCAACTGGAGAACCTGTGAAAATCGTTAATTTTGGTAACTTTGAGAAGAAACCTACTAAAGGTACAACTGGTATAATTCGATTTGGAGATCGTAAAGGTGAAACTTGGACTTCAGAAGATTCATTTAGGGTTGGATTTAAAGTTGGTAAGGAGTTTGCAGATTTAGTTAAGCAATAAATATATAATCTTGTATCGCACAGTAAGTCCTTATATTTAATAGATATCTTTAAATATAAGGCAAAGCGATACGTTGCAATATTTGAGCGTAAGGCAAATTCTTTAATACAAATGATATATTCATAATATAAAATAAATATAAAAAGGTGGAATAACAAAACAATGGCAAAATCAAAACTCACTGAAACAAAGAAAATTACACATAAATTAGCAACTGAAGGTGAATTAACAATTGTAGATTCAGTAATTGTAATTAATATCCCAGATGAAGGTGTTAAGAATCTTCATGAGGTAATTAAAAATTTCTCAGGATGCTATGTAAAATTATCTATTACAGAAGAAGCAATTGAAGATGTAATGGATGAAGATAGTGAAGAGTCGGAAGATGAAGAAGATTAATTTTATTATTAATTTACAATCTAATTTATGAGGTGATATGTTATGTTTACTGAAGGAGATGGTTAATATGTTTACTGAAGATGAACGTGGAAACATTTGTGAACATGAATTGGATTAAACAAATATTATTAACTTATAATAGATAGTAATATTAATTTCTTTATAATAATTATTACAAAGTAACATAAAAATTGTTATCATCAGTAAACTTCCCTCTATAAATTGTTGTGGTGATGATTTTTGGAAATTGCATAAGCCAAGACAGCAACAATAAAAACTTGTTTTAGGGTTTGATAAAATTGGGTCAATGTTAGTGCAATTACAAACCCTCCCTAAAATCATGTGCATAAGTTAGTAAGACCTTGAAAGACAGGCATTGCTCTGATAAAGAGTATGAGGTTTATAGATGCACAAAATTCCCCTCATCACTCATTGTTTGTTCTTTATGGCGTTAATCACAGTTCATTTAAACTTTAGTGATAGAGAAAAATGGCATACTGCAATGAGACTGATGAAATATATAAGTATGCCAAAAGAGATAAGGAGAATTTATAGGGGTATAATTCTCCTTCATACAGAAAGAATTGAGTTAATTACTCTAACAAAGAAGAAAAATACAAATTGAAAGAAGGAAAACAATATGTCTAATTCACAAAATTCACAAAACACTAATTCAACAATTTCACTAAAAGAGTCCTTTCGCACATTGGTTTATATTGATAAAACTATTTCATCTCTAACTTCATATCTTTCTAATAAAAATAATTCTATTTCTGTACTTGAACAACATCTTAAAGAAAAGTCCAATCCAGAAGCAAAAAATGAGGAATTAGATACAACTACTATTAAAGAATATCCAGATGCTTCAACTGTAGATGTAATTAATCTTATTCAAGACTTGATTTCAGAAAAGACAAAATTAGAAATTTCAGTAGAGTTAGCAAAAAGAAATATAGTAATTCAAACTAAGGATAATAAAAATCTTAGCTTAGATTCTGCTATATCAAATGCAAAACAATCTAGAAATTTAGCTAATGTATTAAATAGTCTTATCAATATAAAAACAGACGAGAAAAAGACTGTCGCACAAGGATTTAAATTCAATCAGGAAGGTAATGAGACTCCATATAGGTATGATGTAGTAATTACTAAAACAATTAATTTTGATAGAAGTATTGTTAGTGATAATTATAAGTCATTACTAGAAAAAGCTGATAAACTTAGTATTTCTATTGAAAAATCCATGATGGAAGAAATTGTGGAATATGAATTCCCTTATAGCATTCATGATTCAACAGCAGATATTGTGAGTAAATATTTATATTCTATTGATTTATAATCTTTATCTAATAATTAACCATGACAATTAATTAGTAGAGATGCCTAACCACATCTCTACTAATTAAAACAACTAACCAGAAGCAAAGCAAGATATAGACTATTTATTTGGACATCTGAAATTAGATGTAAATTCAAGTTACCATATTCAAACATTGCAAAATAGTGCAGGTTATGTATATTAAATACATAATAATAAAACAAAATTTAGGTTTGCTGTCACAAGCAAGAAGAATCGCTAATCTATCACTAAGCGCAAAATCATTATTCACCAATACGATATGACATTAGTACATTATTCATAAATACGACAATCGTTTCGTTAATCACCATTTGATAAATTTTAGGATTTTAAATCCTTATAGAAGAACAAATATTAAAAATAAAGTATTTTAAAAGATACTCTCTTAGAAATAAGAGGATATTGATTTTTAATAAATAAATGGATAATATAATTAATTAAGAAAAATAGTCTTATTTTGCTTGCTTTTCTGGTTAGTATATAAAACACTAAATGGGTTTGATAGTACAACCCATATAAAAACTATCATTATAAACTTTTCTCTAATAAGGAGATGATTTTTATCAAATGGATAAAATGAAACTAAACAACAAAACTAAACTAAGTACAGGAACTCAAGTACAAATTCTTGACAACTCAAATTGGAATGGTTTATTTGCAATTGTTGATGATATCGTAGATATTGATAATAATAATATAAATATTCCGGTGCTATATTGTGTTAGTAAGCCGACTGAGAAATATTATGTTTATCCTGAATTGGAGGATAAGATTAGGATTGTCGGTGGTGATATTGATAATAATGATTATGACATAGAAAATGCTGATACTACTTGCCCTATTTGTAAAAATAGTAATAAGAGATACTGGTTGGCATTCTTTTATGATAAGACTTATTTAGTGTGTAGGGATTGTTGGTATAGTGAATTGATTTAGTTTAAGAAAGTGGGGATTTGATATGATTACTAAGGAAAAAGAATTTGTTTATATTTACAATCAATTTCAGTCACAATTTTATTTTTCTAAAGGAATTTTACCTTTAAAAGTAGGAAATGGAAGTAAAGGCGATACATATACTATGTTTAAAAATACAGATGAAGTAAAACAAGCATTCGGTGAATGGTGTCGTAGGAAATAAAAATTCCTACATGATATGAAGAGATATGAAGGGAAGCGTGAATTAATGCGTGACAGAGGAAATAAAAAATCATAACAATGCAAAAAGTCGTAAAGTTTATGTTACATATTTTGATGATGAAAGGTGATAAAACAATGAATATTTTTGAAACAAAAGATTTCTACTTGGCAGCATTATTTGTTAGTTACAAATTTCAATTAGTTGGTTCAGAGAAAAAAGATGAAAGTGTTTATTTTAAAATTGATAATAATAAACCTGAATTATTTCAAAAATTAATTAATGATTTTTTAAATTATAAAGCAATGGTTAATTTAAACAAATTAACTAAAGCAACATCCCTATTAAGAAGGGAATTAGACAAACATAAAATTTTAAAATAATTTTATTTGTCTGTGATGATGAAAGAGGTGATGCCTACAATGGAAGATAAAACTATGCGGATATTAGCAGATATTTTTGTTAGTGACGTTGATACGTTTAAGGATATAAAAGCACAAAAAGAAATTGGAGACTTTATAAAACAATATCTTAAAAAAGATGAAGATAATACTTTAACTGCTTCTCTTTTTGTAAAGGATGTTAAGAAACAACACTGGAAACCAAAAGATCATTTCACTAAAGTATTTAATTTAGAAATTGCTCATGCTGTTGAACAATATGGAATTACAAAAAGTGAATTAGCATTTTTATATTCTTTATCTCCTTATTTAAAATGGGAAATGAATTTAATCGTTGATTTGGAAGATAATCCATTAAATCAAATTAGTTTGGCAACATTATTAGACATTGATAGAAGAACTGTAAATAGAAATATGAAAAATTTAAGAGGAAAATTAGCAATAGTTAGTTATGAATTGGGTAAGGAAACCTTTTATTTGGTTAATCCTTATCTTCTTTATTGTGGTAAAAATATCAATATTCTAGTTCCTAGATTATTCGACACCATAGGATACGAAAAGTGTAGAAGTAATAGAAAGGATACAGCCACAAAACGCACTAAAATCAAGGATTCTGAGCAATAATTAGTGTCATAGATGTCACTTGAGAAGTTTTAAAAAGTAGGTTAAACAAGGTTTTATTTTAGGAGTCGGGACATGAATGTCACCAATGTCTGAATCCCTTATGCCAGTAGGTGTAGAGGGGTTTACTTGTTGTGTAGGCATTTCGAGATGATGAAAGGCGGTTATGCGATAATGGCAAAGGATAAGAAAATAGGAATATATAAAATAACTAATATAATAAATAATAAAGTATATATTGGTCAAAGTCAAGATATAGATACTAGGTTAAGAGGACACAAAAGCACATTAAAAGCGAACACTCATTTTAATATTCATTTACAAAGAGCTTATAATAAGTATGGTATTGATAGTTTTACATATGAAATTCAAGAAGAATGTAGTGAGGATATTATTAATGAGAGGGAATCTTATTGGATAGAATTTTATAATAGTAGAGACAGATTTCACGGATATAATATTGATTATGGTGGTACTAAAGATGTATTTTCAGAAGAGCATAAAATAAACATAAGCATTAGAAGAAAAGGGATGTATGAGATTGATGCAACTAATATAGATATTACATATTTAGAAATTTTGGAAGTTTTAAAACAAAAGACAAAGAATGAAAAATTATTGCTATATGCTATGCTTATAAATAGTAAAAGATATTCAGATGATAATGGTGTTTTCTATATGTCTTATAAAGAAATGTCTAGAAAAACTGGAATTAAATCAAAAAATACTTTAATAAAAATTATTAATCAGTTTAATAATAGTGGAATTATTAATATTGTAAGTAGAAATACGATACAAACAAATTCTTACAAAATAAATTATAGTATTGATGATGATAATAAAGAAAAGTTTATTGTGAATAAAGAAGAAAACAATTACTTAAATTCATTTGTAAAGTGCTTGTTTAAGTTTTATAATCGCAAAGAGCTTAAAAAGATGTTAAATGAAAGATATTATTTAAGTATATGTAGGTTATATAAAAGTATAAAATAAATATATAGGGTGGTATTAACAACATATTGGATAAAAAATTAATAGAAATTTGTTACCAAAAGTACAATAAGAAAATATCTGATTCTTGGGATACTTTAGCAAAATTGTATTATCCTCAAAGCACAGGTGAAGGATTAAGAAGTAAATTCAAGAAATATAGAAAAGCAAATGGAACATTAAAAGCAAAAGATATTATTAATGGTATTATTCTTGGTAATGGTGATAGAGAATTAATTATTCCTGCTTCTACTCCATCTAAACCTAATTATAAAGAATCTGTAGAAATCAAGCAAGATGATTCTCAAGTTTCTGATAAATTAATTTCTATGAGTCTTGAAGAATCTAAAGATCCTGAATTTGTTTTGAAATCACATGGATATTCGCCTGATAAGTTTATTTTGCTTAGTGCCAAAAATAGCATGTGGCATATGAATACTAAGGAAGATGGAGTAAAGGTTCTCTACAGTTCAAAGGTGAGCGTTAAACCAAGGACTGAAATATTACTTAATGAAGACAATATTACAAAAATACTAGACAATTTAATCAAAAACTACTCTATCCCATCCCCTAAACATACTAAATATAATCCCATCACAAATGGAAATTTGCTTATATTAAACATAGCAGATTTACATGTAGGATTAAAAAGTTACTTAGAAACAAGTAATAATGAATATGATGATGTAATTGCAACTAATAGATTTTTCTATGTAATTAATGATGTTGTAAGTAGAATTAAACATAAAGAAATAGATAAGATTATATTATTAAATCTAGGTGATATATGTAATTTTGATACCCCATATCAGACTACAAAAGGAACTCCTCAGACAGATCACTCAGTAAGTCATTATCAAATGTTTACGAAAGTATCTGATTTATTAATTAAAGCTATTGATATTTTATCACAAATTGCTCCTGTAGAAGTATGGAATTGCAATTCTAATCATGATAGATATACTACGTTTGGAATCTTTCAAGTTTTAAATTCGTGGTATAGAAATAATGATAATGTGTGGATTGATACCGGGACATTGGATAGGAAATATATTAAGTATGGGCGAGTATTAGTGGGGATAGCACACGATATTAATGAAAAGTCAGCATTTAAGACAATACATAATGAAGCAAAAGAATATATTAGTGATTGTGATTATTTGTATTGGTTTGTTGCACATCAGCATAAGACAATGGTCATTGACGATTATGGGGTTGAGATTAGGAGATTACCAACTGTGAGTTCTAATTCAGAGTGGTCTTATTCTCAAGCTTATACTGGTACAGTTAAGAAGAGTCAAAGTTTTATTGTTAGTAAGGAATATGGGATTATTGATATTATGAATACTGTGATTAAGGATTAATTAAATAACTGAAGGGTAATAAGTATATGGAAATTATGATACCAATTAATAAAATTATCGAGGAAATTAAACTCAATGCCTACATTAATGAGCGCACAATCTACATTAACGACGATTCTATCAATGAAGAAACCGAATTTATTGTTAATAGAATGTTTGAGAAAATAGTAGAAAGAGATAAAGCAAGTGGAATAACACCTTCCAAAGCAGAACCAATTATTCTTAAAATTTCTAGTTATGGTGGCTCAGTTTTTGCATCACTAAGTATAATTGCTACCATAGAAACACTCAAGGAGAGTGGTTATAAAATCATTGGTAAAGCATATGGAAAAATAATGAGTGGTGCGTTTAAGATTTTCATATCTACTTCTGAGCGTATTTGTCAAAACCATACTCGATTTCTCTACCATCAAGTACAAAGTTTTGAAATGGGAAATACATCAGTAGAGCAAACAAAAAGAAAGTTAAAAGACCTAGAGGCATCATGGCGTAGGTGTCAAGATGTAATTCTTAAATATACTAATATTACTCAAGAAAAACTTGATGATATTACTGAACATGATTTGGACGTATATTTATGGCCTGAAGAAGCAATTTTACTGGGATGTGTAGACAAAATAATCTAAATTACAAGGAGAAATAACATATGTGCGATAACTGCAAAGAAATAATCACAGAAACCTCAGAAACCTCAGAAACATCTAAACCAGATACAAATACAGAACCAGAAACAAAATCACCATTAGATGACATCCTCATGTTCACAGAACCTTTTTCCATTTCTACAGATAATCTAGAAAATGATAAAGATATTCAAATTGATAAAGATGAATTTATTAAAGGAATAAAAGAAGCAAGTTATTTTTCTGGATTTTATACTTGTTTGATTAATTCAGGTATGTCTATGGAAGATGTAGTTTCTATTATTATGAATAAAATGAATGTTGATCACAATATTACCATGTCTCGTATTCAGACAGATGGAAGCATTGAAGTTTCTAAGAATAGTGTATTATTAAAAGAGAAGGATATGTTGTAAGTTTTATTAAAACATAAATAATACAATCTAACTTTAACATATAAAGATAAAATAAAATATAAAAGCGAGGAATATTAATTATGCTGATTAACAAAATAAAATATACATTATCTCAAGTTGAAGAAATTATTGATTCTCACTTAGACTCTGAACAAAATTTAATGTTTATTTGCGACTTTTCAGTAGCTCATTATATTTATGATTATATCCACAATTACTATGGGATAGATGCTGAATGTATGGAATTGTCAAGTGATGTTGATGAATACTATGTCAGTTTACAATTTTACAAAGATAAAGAAATTGGTTTCTTTTGTGAATTTGCTAAAATGGATGATGGTACATATAAATATGACGAGGTAGATAATATAGATTATTTTGTGATGTCTGATATGAGTTTTGGAGATGTTAGAGAATTCTTAGCAGGAAAAGGTAGGGTAATATTTTGTGAATTTGATAATGAGAATTGTTTGGAAGAAGAATATGATTGTGAAAATGTTGATGAATTGTTAGATGGTGAAGAGCATTATCAAAATTGTTCTTGTGTATCATGCAAACAATTCCGTGGAGAATTTACTGAAGATGAAGAATATGAAATTGGTTTAGTAGAACATTATGCTGGATATATTGAGAATAGTGAATGTGAGTATGGATCAGAATTAAGGAATATTCTTTATAGTATGTTGCAGGAATGTATGTCTATGGGGTATGAAAATGCTAGAGAAGAAAATGATGAAGAAATCGAAGGAAAAAATACTGTTAATATTCATATTGATAATTTGATTTGGGATAATAGTAAACTTGACAAAGAAAATTTAGATAAAATTGCAAAATATACTATTTTAAAGATTGAGGATAATTTGAGAAAGAGATAAAATTATTAGATTGTAATTTATTTATAAGTAGATCAGACACATCATTAATTTGGTGTGTCTACTTGTGCTTATAAATAAATAAGCATTAATAAAAATAACTGACTTTAATATTTAGAGTTTAGTCAGTGCTCTAGAAAGGATGATAAAAAATGTATCAAGAGAAAATGGTGGTCTGTCTCAAAAATAATGGCAAAATCCTTAGAGAAAAAGAGGGGATAATTCAAATTCCATTTGGTAGCGAGTATTCTATTTATATCAAGAATATGGAATCAAGAAAAGCAAAAGTTAAGATATCTATAGATGGAGTAGATGTACTTAATGGCCAGTCATTATTAGTTAATCCAAATGAGACAACTGAATTAGAAGGATTTTTAAGTGATTGTACTGCAAAAAATAAGTTTAAATTTATACCAAAAACAAAAGAAATTTCTGAATATCGTGGAGATAAAATTGAAGATGGATTGATTAGGGTTGAATTTTGGTATGAGAAATTAAAACCAATTACTCAACAGATTAATCAAGTATTTAATCCTATTAGCCCTTGGATTACTTATAAACAACCTATTTATGATTATAATCCTACTTGGATAACTGTTACGTCTAGTACAACACCTAAATCTGTACAGACTGATTGTTTAAGATCGTTTGATAATAGTATTTGCCAAACTAGTTTTACTGCACAGAATTGTTCTTTAAATAATTCTGTAAATCTTAAAAGTTTTGATGAGGGAATTACTGTAAAAGGCGAAGAGATTAATCAAGAATTTAAATATGGGAATATCGGTGTATTGGAAGAAAATTCTCATGTGATTATTTTAAGATTAGTTGGGTTTAATGATATCGGAGACAAAGTTGAGAAGGTTGTTACTGTAAGAGATAAATTGCAATGTAAGATTTGCGGTAAAGTTAGTGGATCTGATGCTAAGTTTTGTGATAGATGTGGGAGTTATTTGGAATAGAAATAAATAAAATTTTGCTATAGATAGTGATCCTAGCTTTTGTTAGGAGTATTTTTGTGTAACAAAATAAGTTATACAAGGATAGGTTGCTATATAAATGCACTGATAAGTATTGCTCGTACTTCCACTATAAAAATGAGCAGGAGGATTTGCTATGTCAAATCAATTAGTAAAACTTAAAGAACTGGAGTTAATGGAAGTTGATTTTAATGGTAATCTAATCATAGTCGTAAAAATGAAAGACACTGGTAAAAGTTATGTAGGTGTGAATTGGATTTGTAATGGAATAGGTTTGTCAGAAGGTCAGTTAAAAAATGAGAGAAAAAAGATTCAAGAAGATATTGTACTTTCTAAAGGGGGACGTAATCTCATCCTCCCCACAAAAGGAGGTAATCAGCAGTCATTATGTCTTGAGTTAGATTTTTTACCTTTATGGTTGGCTAAAATTTCTATTACTAAAGATATGCAAAAAAATAAACCTGAAGTTATGGATAAACTTATTGATTATCAATTGAATGCTAAAGATGTATTATCTAAAGCATTTTTTGGAAAACAAGAAAAATGGGACTTACAACGTGAAGTAGGTAAAGTAGATAGGAAAAGAATGACTTCTAGTATTCAAGAATATGTTCCAAATATAAATAAGTATACATATAGCAATTACACTGACATGGTATATCTTATTTTATTCAATATGAAAGCAAAACAAATAAGAGAAACCAGAAATATAAATAAGAAAAGTGATTTAACTAGAGATTATTTAACTGAGACTGAATTAAAGATTGTAGATGAAGCAGAGACGATTGTAACTGCATTGACTACTTTGGGATTTAAGCAGGATTATATAAAGCATCAATTAGAGGTTAAATATGGAAATAAAACGTTGGATAATAGTAATAAGGATTTATTGAATTAGATAATAATTTAATATTTTGTAAGTTATAAGACGCTTGAGCAATCAGGCGTTTTCTGTGTGGATGGAATTGTGTTTAGATTATGCCTAGTCTTAATTGACTAGGTATTTATGTGAGCATAATTTGTTCATATGAGTAAGGAAGTAAATTGTGAGGAGTAGCTACCTCATTCTGTGCGGCTTTCTTACTCTATTTATTTTGTATCGCACAGAAATAATATTACGCATAGAAAGAAGGAATTAGAGATGTTAATTACAAAAGAGGTAGAAGTAACTTGCCTGTCAAACAATAAGAAATACATTGAAAGTTTAGGTCATAAATGGGAATACAAAAAAGTCATTACAATTAATGTTCATAAATTATTAGATGGTAGTAATGCACCAATCCAATGTTTATGTGATTATTGCTTAGAAGAAGGAATAGAAACAGTTATATCTAAACCATATTATAAATACACAAATAGTCATAAAAATCAACCTATAATAAAAGATGCGTGTGATAAATGTAAACATAAGAAACAAGAAGAATTATGCTTAATTAAAAATGGAGTCAGGTATAGTCCACAGATAAAAGGTGTGGGTAGTAAAATTGCAGTTGCTAAAACTAAATATAATATTAATGGAATAGATGAAGAGTTCAAAGAAAGAGACTTAGTATTATTAACTAAAACTTATAAAAATGCAGAATCATATATGGATTTCATTT